CGTACTGCATCGGCGCCTTCCAGCATAGTCCAGCTTACCATTTGTGTGTCTGTATATACGATTTTGGTACTATTAGTGGGTGGTAGTGGTGACGAGTGGGTCTAAGTGGGTGAGTGGGCAATAGGTATAAAAAACCACCTACAAAATCTTGAATCTTGTAGCCAACGTCCTGTGATGGAAAAAGTTATCGTCTTGTAATGCAAACAAGGGAATCGAACCATGAACGACAATTATATCACGACGGCAGTGACATTCTCTGATCGTGATGAACACTATTGTCAGGTTTTGTCTGACGATACCGAACGGCGTCTAATTGGTAGTATCGAGTATAGCTGTAATGCTGGACACTGGTTCTTTCGCACGATGCCTCTGTGCGGGATTACTCCACACGTCATCAGTCAAGTAGCCGACAAGATCACAGATATGAATAAGGCAAGTTACAACACCACTTGCAACGTTTGCGGTCGCTCGATGGCTCTGTTGGCTGACGGAGCAAAATGTGGCGCTGTTGTTAGGTGTCAAGAGACGATGAGATAGCGGAAGGATCCTATTTCGGGGTCGTCACAGAAACCGAAGCCGGGCGACCTGATTCAAATAGTTCGTGGATGGCCAGAAGAACAAGATAGCGTGTTTCGCGTTATAGAGTGTCCTTTGTCTCACCAGGGAGGTTATTTCCAAGATAAAATCTGGATCAACATGAAAGACATGGCCAGATACATTGGGAAAACAATCGGGTGGAAGGTTATCAACACCAACGAATAGTATGGTCAATCAGAATCTGATAGTAAGTTTGTCTTATTGGTTTGCAGAGGGATTGAACTATGCCCGAGATATATGTGAACTCACGTGTCATCTTCGAAAAAACTGACTCATATACGATGGATATCGTCACAGATGACACCGAAAGACGATTCCTCGGCAATTTAAAGTATTGTCAAATTTCCAAGTTTTGGTTTTTCCATTCAGTTGGAGCGTGTCCTATCGGCCCAATAACCATAAGACAGATAACGGACGAAATCAGCACGATAGGGGACGAAAAAGAAAAGTGCATGTGTGACGCGTGTGGACATATCGGATGGGGCGTCAAAGGACAAACATGCGGCGCATGTGGTTTCTGTCGCGGAACGATGAGGCGACCAGACAGTAAACCAAAGCCGGGTGATATAATCAGGATAACTGGTGGATGGGATGGGAAAGAAGGCCATTTGTTCTGTGTAGTGGCGTGTCCTGTAGATTATACCGGAGACTATTTCCGGAATAAAATCTGGATCAACATGGGCGGAATAAGCAATTACCTGGTAGATCCAGCCCAGTGGGAAATCGTTGATAACAGAACGTAGTGTAAACGACTATCACCGTCATACGATACAAAGAGGTATAAAATGGAGGATTTAACCAGACAAGAATTTCAGAACAATCTAGAAACAGCCAGAAAGTTGTGGAAAAACTTTGGGAATGTACCTCTAACGAACGACAGGAAGACCACCAAGAGATGGGATGAATTCCCGAAAAGCACAGATTGTGATGAAATTTGGCTGTGGTTCGAAGAGAAGTTCAACATTTCTGTCGTCTATGATTTGATGAGGATGTTGTAGTGTAACTAAATGGAACACAAAATGTCAGAAGACCCACGTTGGGGCGTCACAAACGAAGATTTAGATGCATTAGATGATATCTCCAACCCTGAAGCTGCCGGATTCTATCCGACGGCGCAGATCGGTTTAGACGGAAAAGCCGAAGTTTTCGAACGTCCACCATGTGAACTATGCGGGTTGCCAGCCATCGTAAACACGCCAAGGTTAGACGGGAATATCGAAAATAACCCCTATATCGACCTTTGTGCGTCGTGCGATAGGAAATATCACGAAACTCTCGGGGATGACGCGTAAACATCTAAAGAACGGTCCAGGAGTACCGAATGAAGTGGATAACGACAGATGCTGCGATGCCAGCCGTCGCTGATATGTCCCTTCTAGTAAGTGGTCTGGTGTTGTGTCAAGACCGCATCGGCCACACGTTCTTAGGATACGTCAGATACTGTGAACTGGGAGAATTTGACCCCGTATGGACTCAGGCGGGCCGAGATATGTACAACCTAGACGATATTATTCGATGGATTCCTCTACGTGATATCCTTTCAGAAATATCTTAATTCATCGTCTTATCACTAAATAAGAATATAAAATGGCAATAAAACCCAAGCCGGGAGACGTTATAGAAATAACAGGCGGATGGGCAATGGGTGAAGGGGAACGGTTCACGGTCACGGAATGTCCGGCTGTACACCTGGGTAGTAGTATTCAAAATTGTGTCTGGATCAAGAGTGAAACGAGAGTATGTTATCTGTCAAACGGTATGGACTGGATTATTATTTCTCCCCACGAACAACCGCACCAACTCGATAGTGTCGACAAATCCTTGCGAGACCAACGAGACGACAATCTTAGATCCATATTCGGATGAATTGGAGCTTAAGAAATTAATGTCCGGAACAAACACTCTCAGACTTAGAATAGACGATCCATTGGTGATAAGTATAGCCAAAGCATTCCCGTGGAGGGTGAAAACTGGTGTACCATTACCCAACACAATAGCAACGGGGTATATCAGTGCTATGGAAATAGACATCAGCGACATAACCAGACAGGATCTAATCGACTGTGGTTTGACACCATCACAAGCATCGGCAATCCTGATGGACTATCTGGACCACATTGAAGTGTTAATGAAACAACACGGCTCATCCGGATATTACCACAAGGACAACGGTATAATCGGATTTCCAGAGAGGGGCGGTATCGTCGTCTGGTACCGACAGAACGGCAAAAATCAGCCTACTAGAATTGACAGCAATACGCCAGAAGAAAGGTTTAAACGACTCAACGGCGCGCGATTTAATCGACTTAGAAGGTAGAATGATGCCGATCTGTGTCTGGTATAATCAGGACGCCAATTCGACGTGGAACTTATCAATCCCTCCGAATTATCACGGGAGATACCCAATGAAGTGGATTAAAGCCAGTTGGTGGTTTTGTCTGATGATTTTGTGGTTTATTGTAGTGTTCAGCCTTGGGGCGACTGGTTAATCATGGAGGTACAAAATGCAATTTAGATGTAAAAATAACCCCGATACTGGCAGAGAACTCTAAGTTCTACTCCCAAAAGAATTCAGGCTCAACGAGACATTCATGAATCAAGAAATATTCGTCACGAAAAAATCAAACCGTAGCCCTTTACGTTCATTTGATTTGATATCCAGGGCAAAGAATTGGGAAGATGTATAGTAAGCCAGGTCACATGATATTTCGTAGACCAAGCGAACCGGATCGGTAGCTCAGCCAGGTAGAGCATTGCAGCGCGCCTTGATCAATGTGAGTGCGTTGGTTCGAATCCAACCCGATCCATTTAATGACGTAGAAAGGTAGCTGGAAAACAAGGGAGAGCAACCGATACGGGTACGGCAACGACCCTATTGAATCGGTAATGAGCCTACGGTGTCAGTGAATAGTCTACGTCAATATCTAACCACGACCATAACGGAGAAGATATGTCAGCTGCAACAAGAGGTAAAATGCTGTTAACGTGGTCTTATTGGCCATCAGACATTCCTGTTAGCGACCCGAAAACCAAACTGCAGGTCGTGGACAGTCTCTGTAATGCTATTGAGATTAGTAACATGCTTAAAAAGAAACATGGTGACGATCTTCTCTATGTAGATGTTACCATTCGACTCATCGACTTGTCAGGTTAATCCGGCGGGGATTCCCGCCTTAATCCGTCTGGAGTCTACCCTTCTAGTAGGGGTTGAGAGTAAGCCGTAAGGCGTCTAACGGACGATTTGAGGGAATAGTCCACCCACTTGTGCAGAGCAGGCGCTGGTAGGAAATCCAGCTAGACTTCAGACATTTTATATTATATGGGACGGTCAATATGTGGGCTTATGATGCTACGGTCCATGTAGCCGAGGGAAGTTGAATCGTATTCGAGGTAGACGAGTCAGTAAAGGACCATGAGAAGAGTCCGAGCCGTGCCGATCGTCCACAATCTTAGAGTAGATTCAACGGCAAGTCTGGTGGGTTGGCTTGTCAATTTTGTGGCGCGTCGGCAGGAGATATAAAATGACAGTCAAGGAATTGAAGGACATTTTAGCACAATGCCCTGACGACCTGGAAGTGGAGGTCGATTGTAGTGGCTGGGGCGAGTCGATGCAAGTAACCACCGCAGAAGAAGGTGGGGACACTTTTTTCATCATGGTCAAGTACTACTAGTTATCACCCCAACAAAACTACTCTCCATCCTCAAAAACTGTCCTGTGGTTTTTTAGAGACTTCCGGGGGTTTTTTTTGTAGTAGTCTGGGTGCGCCCATCGAAACATGCAGATTGTGACCCATTTTTCTCAAATGGCAAATGGATTTGCTTCGATATCTGTCTCGGTCTGGAACTAATGTGGCTCTGGGATCAGAATATCATGACTTATGGGTCATGCTGTGGGTATCACGCAGGCGAATGGCCATCAAAATCTAGCGGCTATATACAGGTAGACGAATAGTTTATAGACAAAATGTTTGTGATTGGATACACTGAAACTGTCGAAAAAAGAAACTGTTTTCTACCACAGACAAAAATCAAACACAGGAACGAATGATGCACCAATTATCAAAAAAAGACAGGGTTAACTACATAAGATCGCCGCACCACTGCCCATATTGTAAATCTAATGACATCGAAGGTCAGCATATGCACTTTGATGACCCTCTTACTCAAGATGTCGAATGCTTAAACTGTACCGCGAAATGGAAAGATGTACATGGAATAGTTGGTATTTTAGAAGACACAGATGGTCGATGATAAAAAGTTGACTATAGGGAAAAAGTGTCCGACATGTAATATGGCAGTGCGTGGTCCAAACCACGAAAATGATCACCCTCATAACAAAAACAGTATTGGAGACTATCATGAAAATCGTAATAAACAAATGTTACGGAGGATTCGGTCTCAGTCAGGAAGGGGTAGAATTCATTGGATTAGAATGGGATGGATATGGACACTACAGTGATCTGCCAAGGAACGATCCCAGGTTGGTAGCATGCGTAGAACAACTAGGAGAAAAGGCAAACGGCAAATATGCTAGCTTGAAAGTCGTAGAAATTCCAGACGACATAAAATACACCATCGCAGATTACGACGGCATCGAGCACGTAGCAGAAGTCCATGGGACGTGGGGATAGCCAAAAAAAAGTTTTGCAATAGGATAGGAGTCTATATCCGATGAGCTATAGAGCCACCGTAGTGGATGATTCGGTTCATACCAACTACACCCGAGACACTATTGACGAGGTTCTTGACCAACTTCATCATCTTATCAGCATTGGATTCATAAGTCATACTTTTACTCTCTCTGTCATGAAATACACGACAGAAAACAGTGGGAACAAGATTAGCGTATCTTTTGGGGAGGTTGGGTGAAATGGGTCAGACACATTCCGATATGGCAGATAATTGTAGTTTCTGCAACGGTCAGACAGGCCCAATGGATGATTATTGTATGATAGACTCGGTTGGTATTTACTGCGGAAAATGTTGTAGACGAATGGGTCTTGGACCGGAGTTGATAATGCCATGCGGGTTGTGTGGTTTTCCAGTACTCGGAGAAATTCATATCATTCAAGGACATGACAACGAATATTGTTCGTCCTGCGCTGATATGGTGGCTCGTATGGGATTCGAATAGGAGAATACGAACAATGGATAGTGATATGAAAAATTGCATTCGAATCGTTTATGCGCCGGACACACAGGAGTATATATTGGAAGCATTTGGTAATACTGGATCACATCTTGGTAGTCGCACATTCAGCACATGGAACTCATTGGCACGCCTTTTATCTTCATCGTCGCTTATATCTGAATGGTTATGGCTAATCGCATCCGGAGAAATCTTTGACCTAGAGGCAAAACTCCAGTTAGGTAAGTGGCCTATGTGAAATCGTGGAGATAACCATGAATAAGAAACAACGCGATCGTGTAGTCGAAGCATATCGCATCAATATAATTGCATTGGGTGGGATTATTATTTCGTTCATGTTGTATGCAACCAGGATAGGTCGGTTTATACAGTTCGTGATGTGGATAGGTTCACTTATAACAATTGGCGTTGTAGAAGCTGTTAAGAGTATCCATAATCCACAGAAAAAAGGTAATCTAGATGATAATTGAAAATTGGTCAATAGTCGAAACATGTTTAGACCCATACACTCCTCCTGAAATGATCTCCTTATAGTTGCACGGTAATGTTTTTGGTCATCCAAGATTCGCTGATGGTCATCCCGTCACCACATCTAGAATAGTTGGCAAAAACAGTGATGATACTGTCGTAACATACAGTGGTAACGTATATGAACTGGGAGAAGTAGACCCAGCATACGAGGAAATGTTTCCCAACGCCCGAGACAGGGTAATCGGTACCTTGGATATTCTTAATAAATAACACAACGGAAAAAACCATGAAGAACTTTTGCGCCTGTGCCGGTGGACATAGATTGGAATGCAACGGGAAATGCTGTGATAATCACACAGACAGAAAGACAGGAAAAGTTAGGTGCGGTGAGTGCTACACAGTGCACAATTACGTCGCCCCACACGATGAGAGTTTGTCACCAGATAATGATACGAAGAAGAAAAAGAAGAAGAAACGTTGAGTATATCCATCAGACACGAAAAGAAAATGAAAGTTAGACGATAAACATGACCCAAAATTGTGACCGCCAAACGATATTTGTTGTTATGTTTATTGCTGCCATCAATGTCTACATTTTTGCAATTGGGTACGACAAAACTTCTCCTCTGACAATGATACCGTATGATGTGCTTAATGGCCATATTTGGCAGGTATGGACAGCAACATTCATCCATATCGACCTGAATCATTTGTCATGTAATATGGTGACATTGCTGGTGTTCGGAACCGTCGTGCAACAAAGAATAGGTTACAAGAAGTTCGTTGTTCTCTACACTATATCGGGAATAATCTCTAATACAATTTTCGTACTCCTGTCAATAATAGGATATACCGACTCGTCATCTATCTGTCTTGGTGCTTCTGGATGTATCCTTGGGTTGGTCGGTGCATCACCAATGTGTTGCCGCAGAATAAAAATTCTGTGGGTAGTGAGTATTGGAGCCGCTTTGGCTTATGTATATCAAATAGTTACCGGTGGTCGTGGCAGCGAAATCCTACACCTAGCTGGTCTCACCTCTGGAATGATACTCATCCTTTATTTGAGGAAAAGTGATGGCCAAAAAAACCGTCGTGGTTATTGACATGCAGGATTATTTTTTGACCAAACCGGAGAGTCAAGACTTAGTGCCAGGCATATGTAGTTTGTTGAGATATGCCACGAGACAAAGATGGGGTATCATCTTCGTAGAATTCGGTGGAGATCCAACAACACGGAAAATCCTAGAAAGCGTATCTGGATATGATATGGTCGATACTATCAAAAAGTTGAAAATGGATGGTGGCGACAAAGTATTATATTGTTTGTCGGAACATCCCGGTTGGTCGCGGCACCTGGTAGTTTGTGGCGTGTATGGGGATCAGTGTGTTGAAAAAACCGTATGTGGTATCCTTTCACTGAGTAAGGATGTCCAAGTTGATATCATTAGAGATCTAGTTTCTCCACCTTACCAACTAACAGAACATACACTGGTGAACCAATCAGACGTCCAAGGAGTACATAAATTACTATCTGTTGAAATGGAGCGAACCAATGACGGCGCAACCGTGTAAGTGCTGCAACAGCGCGAATCCAGGCGATACCCGTTTGGTGCGTGGAATCGTATATAATCGTTTGGACGAAACTGCAAGAGATTGGGCCAATACAAACGGAATGGCTCGTGCCGAATTCTGTGTTAGAGTAAACGGTGGTAAACAATTCAGTGGTCCCGAGTGGATTCGCAAGAAGTGCGGCGATGGCAGGATGGGGTTCACCACTAGACGCAGACATCGTGACGATGTTCGTATCGAAATTGGTATGGACGGGCAATTCAAAGCCAATAGACATACTGTTGTACGTTCAAAATCTGCAAAAGCAATTGCGTCCCGCCGTCCGCGTCGTATTGATGGCAGCAAATTCTGTTTGGTGTCGTCTGTCGATATTGCACTGGCTTCTCAGGATCATACAGAAATAAAAGAAAAAAGAACGTCGGCGAAGAAGTTGGCTCGCGCCAAGACAAGAAACAACAGAGCTAGGCGCGGACACAAACGACATATTTCTATTCTTTCATGATGGGTAATCAAGTGCGAGAAATTCAGGTTGGAGATACGGCCATTGTCACCGACGCAAGCCATTGGTATTTTTGAAGACAATTTGTAGTTGTAGAATGCCACAACATGCATCGTGATAAACAATATGACAAACCAAACCACTTGTGGTTTATGGTTGGTGAAAACCCTTGCTGTATTAATCGACCACTTTGTAATCTTGTCGGTGTGGGAAAGACAAAAAAGCTTTCGGATGATATTGATCAGCGATTAAACGATCAACGCGACGCAATTATGCGAGATATTTTTAATTAGCGATAACAACACAAAGAATCCCTGGCGCATCAGACCAAGTCTGTAATTAAGACGGCTTGATGTTGTTGTCTGGGATTTCTTGTATCGTTATCACACAAAAGCAGCAGGGCAAGAGAAGCCAGTCTGTTGGTGGCAGCCGTTGACTGGACGGTGGAACCATTACTCTTGTCTTGTTGCTTTCTCTAACATAAAGGTAGAAAGAACTATGGGTATGTTAGCAATATGGTTAGTCGTAATAGTTAACTGGGTAATTGGTGTTGTAATATGTTATCATAGCGCGCGTGATGATGTGGGGATGGGAAGCGTCGGCTATTTGACGATTGGATCTTTTGTGTGGAGCACCGTGTCGGGTATCGCACTGTTCGAACTAATGTTCTACGCGAATCAATTGAAGTGATGGTCAGTCGGTATGTCATCGATACTACGTTGGGCCGTTAGCTTAGCCTGGTTAAAGCGCCATCCTTATAAGTTGGAGACCGTCGGTTCAAATCCGACACGGCCTATTGAATAGGATAGAACATGTATGATCCACTCAACTATCGTACCAAAAATCATAGTAGATGTCGTAACTTTCCTTCCTATATTGCTTATGGGAATAATATGTGGCCTACTGGGATTTGGTTTAGGGTTCCAAAAAGGAATATCAAAAAAGCAAAAAACAAAATAAAAGGTATAATATGTTAGACAAAAATTATCCTAACATTATCGTCAAATCTCGGCAATCATTACTCGACCAACCGATAGGCGGTAAATTTGAGCTAATATCAATACATGATCCAGACGGAGAACCTGTCGAAAGACCAATTAATTGTGTTAAAATAATCAATTTGGATTTCCATGACGTAGAATTAAGCCGATTATCAACATGTTTTTGTTCGAATGACACAAACATCAAACCTTTCTCCCCTTACCAAGCATACGCCGTAGCCCTATGTGTCTATTCATGCATGGAGCAATTTTTGAATCCGACCGTGGTGTTCCAATGCGAAATGGGAATAAGCAGAAGCGTCGGTATGGCAGCGGCCACTGCAAGGCATTTCGGCATGGATGATCTAGTTTACTTTGAAAAATATCTGCCAAATCGTTTGGTGTACAGATTACAACTAGAGGCATTCCGGCGTATATCAAAATGATGGAAAGGAAATATATGTTAGGATGCGCTCATGTATTGGTGACTGGACGACGCTGCTCTATTGTTTTAGCAGGTGGCTTGATAGAACACCCAACTCCTTTTTGTGTCGAGCCACTCCCTAACGATATTTTCCGATTCACTGTAAAAAATGAGATTGTATCGTACATTAAACGACTGGAAAATGTCTATAACCTATTTGGGGAGAGATTGAAATGAGCACCGATAAATGTGAAATGACAGAGTGCGGATTCTCTCCAGACGGACTCAGGGTTCGTGCTATTACCGATATGATGGGATCGCAGGTTGTTGTCACGGACGATAACAAACCAAAGCAAGATAGCTTACTTAGCGAGCCATTGTCTTCACACGAAGAGGCAATTTGTTTTGGTAAGAATGTGTCACAGCATGGCATTAATATCTATGACACATGGCGGGGACCGATTAGTTCATTGGTTGAATTCGCATATATGCTGATTAGTTGCGCATGACACTATTGGACATCTGGCCTGGTGGCGGAATTGGCAGACGCGCGTGATTTAAGATCACGTTTCCTAGGAAGTGAGGGTTCGAGTCCCTCCTAGGCCATGTGGAACTTGTGTTTTTAAAATACCATATCCAACGGCGCCCATAGCTCAATTGGATAGAGCAACAGTCTTCTAAACTGTAGGTTGGGGGTTCGAGTCCCACTGGGCGTATTGACAACTGAACAATAGTGGCATAAAATTTCTCGCACCTAGAATGGTTATTTTTTAAAACGGAGATAAAGATGTCTATTCTTCTCGTTATCGACATGCAACCTCAATTTAAGACATCGTGTCGTTCTTGGTTGATAGAAAATGTATCAAGAGAAATCCGTCGAGCTATAGACAATGGGGATGGTATTATATTTCTAGAATACACATGGGGAGTTGGTTGCGGCGGGGTCGCTATAAACCAACAAACCCACCGTGCGCTTACAGACCTTGTCGTCGGCGAAGAACACGCAGTGGCATTGGTTGTTCATAAAGAACAAGACGATGGAAGCAGAGAGGTTTCCCACGCTATCAAATACTGGAGAGAACATAAATCTACAATTCGGGTTGTCGGAGTGAATAAAGGGGCATGTGTGTGCGATACAGTTTTGGGACTATCTCAACTCCTACCCGATACGCGAATAATCGTAGTAGGAGATGCGTGTAACGGACAATATGAGGAAGACACAGATGAACCAAGCGAAAGTGGGTATGAATCCATAGGTGGCAGTAATACGAAAATCGAATTACCAACCCAAAGTTATTCTGTCGGATGATAATGTAATGAAGATATATGTTATTTATGAAGACTTGGGATATGACGGGTATTCAATTCCGTTCAGAGCATTTAGTACGGAAGAAAGGGCGATGGAGTATTGTGGCGATAATTGGGAATTGGATTGGGAAGAGATTGAATTAGAAAATTAGGAAATAAAAATCTTTAGCTGTAACGAGTACATAACATGAGATATAGAACATGCTATATGGCAAGACACCAAAATAGTATATGGAAGTTTACGCCGACCTACGGAGAAGTGGAAGCGACCAATGAGGAAGAAGCGTTGGATATGACAAGGCGTCAACTAGAGAAAGCTGGTCTGGAGACCGCCGGTGGATATGCTACATGCCTATGCAATTGTCACTGCGGTGGGTTTGATGGTGCTGGCACGTGTAAACAGCCATGTGACGAATGTGATTGCGATTAAATAATACATTGAAGATGGATAAGAATGAAAGATAAAATCATTGGAGCATTGGTATTTTTTGGCCCGCTAGTAATAGCCGCTATGGGTTTGATACTGATGTGTGTAGACAAGGAGTTAGGACAGTGGTTATTTGTTGGCGGTCTAATCATTTTGATCTTTAAATTTTGGCTGACTGGCTTCTGACTTCACGCGATATCGGCAATGCTTTACGTGTCAAACTAGAAAAATTAAATTTGAACAAATAATATATTAGCCAGATAAGGACAACCCGGTAGAACGCAAGTCCCGATGTCAAACTCTGGCGATGGCCTTGTGGCGGAATTGGCAGACGCGACGGTTTCAAGAACCGTTATCCGAAAGGGTGTTTGGGTTCGAGTCCCAGCTTGGCCATATTGGATTTTTCAACACGATAGCCACCAAAATATTATCTGTCATGCAAATTGTCTTGATGTATATGTCGACTACAATAGCATTGCTGCTAAAACGCATAGGATTGTAAGCGGTGGATATTAAATAACAGATATTATCGAAAATCTAAGCAATCAATAGGATAGAATACAAATGTATATAATCCGCATATGGCACGCCTTGAGCACAAATTTTAATGCGAATCAATTTGTGCGAGAAAATGGAACTGGTGTTATTAATTGCACAAGTTCTCACGAGGCGGCATTTATTATTGGTAAAGCTCTTAAGGACGAAAACATAACGACACTGGTGGCAGAAACACCGACTGGAACGTTGACGTGGGACACCAGCCGAAAGCTAACTGGAGAATCTATTGAAAATTTTTAAAAGAGGATAATATGTCAAACAAAGAGAGAAACGTAAAACACACTGTCATGTCTGATCGTGGAATCGATCTAGAAGTTGCTGTCAATCGTCAGTCGTGCAATAGTGTCGGATATGGGCAAACAGTCACTGTAGACGGGGCGAAAGTCCGAATAGGCGATACGTGTACTTCGTGTGGACTAAGGATTCGTGGAGTCAACCACGAAAATGGTCACCATCATAAAAAGCGGGTTCCCAGCTGTGGCAAACGTTAAATAGAAAGGATTAGAAATGAAAAATTTGAATGAATTTGGAATAGTTGCTGGAAGCTTTGGTGTAATCCTAATTCTAATTTGTAGTATCACTTTCGTTTTAGGAGCAGTGTTGTGGCCGTACACGATTAATACGTGGCTTATTTACACAGACAAGCAACCGGTGATTGAGTGGTGGATGGGTGGACTAATGGGGCTTGTTCCGGGTATGGGGCAGACATGTATCCCAGCAGCATTCATTACATTCATCATCATGTTGTTTATCGGGGGATAATCATGCAAGCAAACTTTCGCATAATTGGAGATGTCCACGGACATTACAGACACTACCATCGTTTATTGCGAAAGTCACACTCCACCGTTCAGATTGGCGACTTTGGTTTCGAATACACGACTCTTTCAACAATCGACGCTAGACGACACAGAATATTAGCTGGTAACCATGACAACTACGACGAAGTAGAAAAGTGGCCCCATTTCCTCGGCAACTATGGCACCCATACCGTAGAGGGATTTGGGGACATCTTCTTCGTCCGTGGTGGACTCAGTATCGATCGCCACATGCGCATAGAAGGAATAAGCTGGTGGAAGGCGGAAGAACTAAGTATGGCTGAATGTTATGCAGCTCTGGCTGAATACCGAAGAGTCAGACCTAACTTTGTAGTATCACACGATTGTCCGCAACACGTGATCCCGCATGTCACAGAATCCATGCGGATCATCCCGTCTAGAACGAATCAAGTCTTGGGACAAATGTTCGCTGCGCATCAACCAACTCGATGGGTATTTGGGCATTTCCACAAGTCGTGGACAAAAATCATAGACGACACGCAATTCACCTGTATCGACGAATTGGAGTGTCTCGATTTTTAAATGGGGATGTAGCTCAGCGGTAGAGCAATCGGCTTTTAACCGATCGGTCGAGGGTTCGATCCCCTCCGTCCCCATGTATATCACGAATATAATTATATGGAGTTTGCACGATGTGCTATTTCAGCAATATCTTCGAATTTCCAACCGCTACCATTGAATGTATATGTCATGCATTGAAGAATCCGAGAATCGATAGACCAGATTTCCTAGTTGGATGCGGACTAAGCGGATCGCTAGCCTTAGTGCCTGTATCGACCAGGTCTGGAATACCATGCGGTATAATCCGAAAAACCAGCGACCAGTCACATTCTTTTTCAACTCTTGAACTCGGTGGACCGTACACCTTCATGGTTAATAGATATGTAATAATTGACGACTTAATATCTTCTGGCGACACTATACATCATATAACTCACGAGATGACTAGACGATACCCACACAGTAGGTGCGTTGGTATCATCTTATATCAAGAATCAGAAGATAAGATTGTTCACAAAGATGGCTACGACAAGATAGATGATAGTATCCCCATGCTTGTTCTTGAACATCAGATTCACACAATTGCACAGGAATCTAATTAATGGGAACACCGACACTCCTTAGCGTAGACCTTGACTGGTTTAATACGTCAAAAAATCCTGTTAAAAAACTTCAAAATCTTTTGAAGCAAATACCACCAAATATACCAGCAGTATGTCATATACAACATCATCATTTTCTGCCAGATTTGCGAGAATGGGTAAAAGATGGATTGTTGCCTAAACCATTCGATATAGTGAATATCGACGAACATCATGATTACTATAACGGAACGGGTCGAGATGTAAACTGTGGCAATTGGGGGTATCACATACCACAATCGTGGTACCAAAAATACATTTGGGTAGGCAACAACGTCTCTGAAGATCTGGATTGGAATCTGGCTGAAGAATGGTTTGACAAACACAATATAACCTTCTCTCGACGAAGAACGCCACGATTGAACAGTATAACCAATGATATTAAAGCCGCAGCTTTCTGTGTATCTCCAGACTATCTCGGAATAAATATGTTAGATACCATCTCTAGAATGGTTGATGTAATTCGTCAATATTTCGATTTACAAAAGGTACCAGAACCAACCACACAACAGTCATTATATTATTTGCGTAATTGGCGCATGACTACGGTAGTAGGCCTAAAACTCATGGTGTCATAAGGATATAATATGGAACCCAAAAATGTGTTTATCGGCATAATGATCGGGATACCAATTTCGTTCTTTTTGTGGTTTCTGATTTATCTGTCTATTGTAGTGGTTTGGAGCGCATGACACGTTAATACTATTGTCTTGGGAGCCTAATATGGGCGAGAACTCTACGGTTCTATTGAGGAAGCTGAACTCAATAGTGAATAAGTACGGTGGGGATACACGACTAGCAGAACATCTATACCATATACCTCGCACGGTCAGAAAATTGATTGAAAGTTCTCCGGAATTGTTGCGACGATTCCAAATTCCATCTAACAATATCGAATCTATCCGAAAGATAGGACAGAAACTTTATTTTGAATATCACTGCCTTGAATCTCACAATTCGCAAGACGCAGAATTATGGTATCGATCGCACAAAATAGTTACTGTGGTTGGATTCGCAAGTAACGATGGATGGGATATTCCATCCCTGGCAGAAAGATTTGAATGCGGACATCCTATCGTCTATTCGGTAATGTTTAAAGATGGTTTTATTGGCCACACCTTTGAAGATGAACTCCTAGATAGTGAGTTGGAATATTCACGTCCAGACCCACCACTGAAAGTGATAGTCTAGCTCCTACATTTGTGTCGTGCTGTATAAAGGAATAAATTATGGGCAGATGTCCGAAACATCCAGAACTTATACAGTCCGGGAATGTATGTATGGTGTGGGTGTGTAAGAATAAATGGACGGATCAGTTTCGATGTGGTTGTCAAATTGATAACATAAATATAGTGAAAGGTGAAAAATGAAAGATATTTATGTCGTATGGGAACTTATCCCAGATGTAACTCGCACGTATCGCCTAACAGACTTGACACCTGAGCAGTTCGGTAAGGTGATTGAATGCCAAGGTTATTACATTAATTGAACAAATACACCAGACCATATCAACGACAATCTACGTTATCTTAACGAATATCTTGAACAATACGGTGAATCAATGCTATGCCCATGTGATCAGCCAATTAATATCAAAGATGGTGTGCTTATTATCTGCGGTTGGATTTTATAGTCACGTGCCATCCGTGGGGTGGGCATAGGACAACTTGATGGCTACCGATCCTTACCACCCAACTTATTACTTATACCTACGGAGAAACTGATAATGTCTGTGCACAACACAACACCGCCCAGTAATGAGCATAAACTTTTTGCTGTTTATCACGGTCATACATATGGCTACACGCAATGGTTGGTGTGGTCAAAAACGCATCCAACACAAGAAGAACTTTTAACGACACTTGATATATATTTTGAACCAGAAAAAAATGAATTTATAGACATTGATGAGATAGCCGGTATTGGAGTAATAAATTAATGTGTTTATTCCAACTCGTAGTTGGAATTTTATTGTAGGGCTAAAAGCCCAATTTATTAGGAGAACAACGATGTTGAACGTCACTTTGGTAACGAACGATGGCGACGGTGGTGTGCAGCAATTGACGGTGAATCCTGGTATTACTCTTGGTACGTTTTTGGATTTTTACTTGCCGGATCGTGATCTCGATGATTTCACTATCCGTGTTCGATCTGATGGAGAGAGTTTTGTTGCTGAGACAGACTATGTCCTGAGAGATGGAGACAAGGTAACCCTTGCGCCTCAGAAGATCGAAGGTGCGTAATATTCTGATAGCTGTATTGGGTGGGGGGTGGCAACCACCCCCCACCCATAAAATCCTCTATGACATCAGAGTTACAATATGAATAAAAAAATAAAGATCAGAGTCGCCCATAAATTTAGAACATGGATGCTCACAAGGCTAGATAGCCGCTCGTCATACGACAACAAAAGAGTTTATAGGGCTATAGATACCGCTTATGATAAAATAAATCAATTACGAGTGTGGACTGATAAGTTATTTTATGGGGTAACAAGAAGGATACAAAGATCTCCGTGGGATAAAACGAACCACGAAGGTATATTGAGCGAATCCGTATATAATAGTGTTGCGCAAGAGATGATACCAGATATGTGCACAACAACCATAGACCATATAAAATTAGTAATAGCCCACCTAACAAACGCAAGTAGGCCGACTGTGGTGTCGTTGCGGCAACTAATAGAAGAAATCGATGTTATATCCAAAAGATGGGATGATATAAAGTATAAAGATGGACGGCTATCTATTCTCGTCAAAAGTATAATATTGGATGATGACGAAGAAAATGTAAATTTGGGCAACTTCCGGATCAGTATAGATATAATCGAACCAATTAATAGTTTGCGCATCATAGCTGTAACCGGTGAAGAGTCATATAATGGGTTTTTCCATCCCCACGTCGCTGATGAAGAATTGTGTGAAGGAAATGGTCAGTACTCACTAAGTCTAGCTATAGATCAGGGAAGATTGGAAGATTATTTCGACCTAGTAGAAAAAATATTAAGGACATATAATCCAGAGTCACCACACACACCCTTGAGTAGTTGGTATAGCCCCGATCGTGAAGGCAGCTTCTATTGTGTTTGCTGCGAAGAATGGAAAGACGAGTACGACCAGGTGTCATGTGACGGTTGTGACTCAATCCAATGCGCTAATTGTGCCGATGGCGCAATGTGCGATACTTGTGAACAATGGTACTGCGATAATTGTATTCAATCATGCAACTGTTGTCATGCACCTATGTGTAATGAGTGCACTTTAATATGCGAAGATTGCTCAGATCAAATATGCAGCGAATGCTTATCTACATGTAACAGCTGTGGTTCTGATAGATGCATAAATTGTGATACGCAGTGTGAATGTTGCGGCTATAGTATTTGCAGCGATTGTAAAGAAATGTGTAAATATTGCGGAGAAGCTGTTTGTAAAGATTGTCTATGTGAGACGTGCAGTGATTGCGGGGAACGTGTCTGTGTAGATTGTGCTTGTGAATGTAATCATTGTGGAACATACAGTTGCCCTCCCTGCGACAAAAAACATAAATGTTTGCTAGAAACTGTCGAGAAAACGAAGGAACTATGATATGGATTTCATGAAACCAAAAACAACATTTTCTGATACAATACGATTCACACCATACGCATGGGCAAAATTAATCTATATGAGAGATATCGGAGCGACAGAAGTAGCTGGGTATTGTGTTACAGCAACAGAAGACCCACTACTGATAACCGATTTCTGTTTAGTAAAGCAAAAATGCACTACTGGAACATTCGATTTAGATGCGGAAAGCTGTGTAGAATACGTAGAAAAAATGACAGATGATGGGTTGGCGCCATGGCAAGCAACCAATATTCTAGCACATACTCATCCAGGTGATAGTCCGGAACCATCTTGGACGGATGAGGAAAATTTTACAAACGCATTCTCACACCCAAATTGGGCTATAATGCTGATAGTAGCAGACGGGGGTAAGACTTATTGCAGGCTGAAAAGCAACGTCGGCCCCGGTATGGAAAAAAGATTGAACGTATGTATCGACTGGAATCTGCCGTTCGCTAGTTCCGACATACCTGCTTGGAATGCAGAATATCAATCTAACGTATCTGAAGAAAAATTCCATGTAAGCGGCATAGAAGAATTCCGGCACGTTGGGTTCAGAGGGCACGAAGCATTCGACATGGATAGGGAGTTTAGGTCAATAGTCGAAGACGTAGATATCCCAGACGTATGTGATGAAATAGACAATATGGATTGTTACTGCGATGAAGAAAATGATGTCTACTGGTGGGACGAGGATAATGGACAGTGGTATCTGTATGAACCGGATACGGGACATTGGTTTACTGAAAACGGAAATGAAATGAAAAGGAGTACTCCCCCGCCAAACAAACGTATAACCGAACTCATGCCACAATGGGCAGATCGTCATGCGACAGTAGATTCCGCATGTGTTCCAACAGAGGAAGAAGGCTAATATGAACCAACTAATAGACAGAGATATCAGACAAAGAGACATAATTCCACCAGAGAAGCTGGCGACCATTAGTGCAACGATTGTCGGGACTGGTGCAATAGGAAGACAAGTCACCATTCAATTGGCGGCAATCGGTACGCCACGTCTGAAATTAATCGATTTCGACAGGGTGGAAGTGGAAAATCTGGCACCACAGGGGTTCTTAGAGCAAGATATGGGATTGTCGAAAGTCGATGCTGTAGAACGAATATGTAAATCTATAAATTCATCAGTAGACATTACCACTACATGTAGGAAATTCAATACGACTCAGTTTACTGGGGGTGTTTTATTCTGCTGTGTAGACGGTATTGAGACTAGACGCAATATATTTAATACTGTGAAAAATAGGGCAAACCTATTTGTAGATGGCAGGATGAGTGCAGAATATATGCGAATTTTCACATCACATAACGATGCATCTCGTACACACTATGAAAGTACTTTATTTAGTGAAACTGAGGCATATAATGGGTCTTGTACAGCTAAAACTACTATCTATTGTGCCAGTATCGCGGCTGGGCTAATGGTTGCCCAGTTTACCAAATGGTTACGTGGACACGATCTGGATAACGAGATTGATGTTAATTTGTTGACTAATGAAATGGGATTCAAAAACTAAAGAGAGGGTATTGAAATGTTTGGGAACAAAAAGAATCAAAAAAAGTTGGTTGGAACAGAATTGGTATATGATGTTTTGGATCGATTCCAAGAATTAGTAGATGATCTGGAAGATGCCGTGGAACATTGTACTAGCGAAACAGATGCCATTGAAGATCATATTGATGCTCTCAATATTCGAAAAACAATTATATCGAGTGCACAAAATCGTGCATCACAAGTCGCAGCTAATCTTCGTAACTTAATGGGTGAGTAATATCAAAAATAGGGGAAGATAATGGGGCGATTAAGTGGATGTAGCGTGTTGTTCATAATTCTATTTCTGTTTAAAGTAGGCGCTATAGAAACCTGTGTGATGGGATGGTCGTGGTGGGTAATTACATTACCTCTATGGTTCCCATTACTTATTTATGGGACAATAGTACTTAGCATCATTACAGCAATACTAGGCACAACCATAATTTGTTATGTGGTAGACAAAAGATAACGGAGATTGATATGAGTATCTCATCCTGGAAACGTGAATTTTACAGAACGCCTGCGAAAAAATGTTCTAAAAGATATGCTTTGAGACATTCGCTCAAAAAATGGACTGGCCTTCTAAGGCGTAATCTTAGGAAACATGATTTGAATTTAAATGGTGTTAGAGACATAGAAAACAAAGACGGCGAAACTGTTTTTTGCATAGACGTATCAACATGTGCGTTATGTACCCACTACTACAATGAAAGTGATTGTAAAAGCTGTCCTTTGGAAACGTCAGGCTCCGGATGTTTAGACGCAAACTCGTCATATAATAAATTTATGAATCAAGGTAGAGTATCGCCAATGATTAATCTACTAACAAAGACAATCAAGAATGAAGAGACAGTGTTTCGTCGTTAATCAGTTGTACCGAACAGTCGCCAAATAAAAGAGTCTACTGGTTTAATTTCTACATTAGTTGGTGTTTCGCTAATTTGTTTTGTGCGTATACCCCCATAAATTTCCCAACTACCTTCCCCGGTGGTTGTGATGGAACATCCAGCGACAAATACAATAGTAACTATAATTGATCCAATCATATACTTTTTCATCTTACACCTCCAGTTAAAAGGTTATACACAATTGGGGATATAAAAATGATACTGAAACGACGACACATTGCCAAATCAATAACATACAGGGTTATTGGGACTATATTCACTATATTGTTAGCTACTATAGCTACTGGTGATATTAATGTAGGATTAGTCATAGGACCGATTGATTGTGTAATCAAAATTGTTATCTATTATATCCACGAAAGATCATGGACAAGAATATCGTTTGGTATCATACAAAACAATGACGACAAATAATCGGCAATGTCAGCCAGACAATCAACCTATCGATATGGAGTCAAATATGTCTAATACGCCAAACGCTATGCTCAAGATCACCGACAAACGCCAAGCATTTAGGATCGAGAATATAGACGTAGAAACTGGAGAAACGGTCGTTGTTATACAAAAGGGTATAATCGGTGCTCTTTCTAATCAGCTTAAGAACACAGCTGCCCACCGCAAGGGGGCTAAAATCATTCGCAAGCTTGGTTATGTCCTTGGTGAATGTGGCGATATGCAATATGGCGCAGACCCAAGTGGTATAAGCGAAAATAAGGGTCAACCTGCTAACAAAATCCACGAATCAGAATAATAACATATACTTGTTCAGTAGCAAGGATTATTATATGATATATAACAAATTGATGTCGTTGTGCGAAAATGGATGTTACCGCAAAGGCCACGTAGAAATAGACCAAAACGGTATGGCATTCGCTATACGAATGTCGAAAAAGAAAATAGCCATGGTGCGTTCTGATAATAGTATTAAATTCCACATACTAGGCAGCTTAAGCACAGCTAATAAAAATAGTCTTAATAAAATTTTGCCATTTAAAATTCAACAGTCTCTTGGTATCTGGATGATCAATGGAATACCAATTCTAAATCAGTCTGTTTTCAGGGAAAATGGTACTCCAATGGCTGATATGGATGATACCGTAATTGAAGAAGTAATACAAGCTAGTAAGCGTATAAGGAAATATATCAAGGAGATGTGCCAAAACCTAGAATATTATTTATATGGTAAGTCAACACGTGGATTGCGACATATAAACCCTCCTGAACAGAACAACATTCACTATAATAATCACCTATTAGATATGTGCCATGGAAGCATTAAGCCCTTATATGCACATCAAAATTACGTTCAGCTAACGAACCATGCGGTAACTGAAAGCTACCGTGATAGCAGCCACGTAGTCCGTACTCACATTGCACGCGATATTATTGGTAGGCAAAAGTCAACATTACTGCGATGCGGTGTAAAAAAGTTCTGTCGTAGGCGTCAATCTGAGCTAATATACTTATATATAGGACGTATATTGTGATGACCGATACATGTCACTTTCCAAGATGCAAACAAATAGCATCTATTAATTATATACAAAGAAATTTATGTGAACATCACTGGCTTCAAATATGTGAGGCTGACAGCAAGACAGAAAAGAAACTATTAAAACGAATCTTGTTGGCCAGAATTGATGGCAACGTGGTGCAGATAACAAAAAACAAACCGAAACGCGATAGGGGTAAATAGGTATAATATAGTATGACCAGAAAAGAAATAGCTACTAGGCTCAGAACTATTTTGGCCAGGGAAGATATAGAAAGTGATAGTCTGGTGGTAAGGAAGTTGTCTGCTCAACATGGAGAAGACATAGAAGTTCTGTTAGAACACACATCTCTAATGGTAACCGATTTAAGATTCCAACTAAAAGCCACCACTCGCGAGTTGTTTCAAATTCGTCACCTACTCGAAGAAGAATAATATTCCAATTTAAAATCTAGACTCATATACCATTGAAAGGTTTTGGTATGCGCAATTTCCAGCAAGATCTAGCTGATTATATATGTTCTGGTCATGCATTATTGTCGGTAGACACTTTTGAAAAAGACAGGGCAATAACCGAAATTGGTGAAGTTACGAAAAAAATAGATAGAGAATTATTTATTTGGTCTGTAGCGACTGGTTGGAAGGACAAAGACGGTAAGTCTATAGGTGATGTTGCAGTAATGTCTCCGGTAGAAGACCATGTTCAGGCTATGATATCGTTTGACGAAGGTGCAGTTTGTGTCTTTAGGGATTTTGGACCGTACTTAGATAACAAGACCTATCCAAATTACGATGTAGTAATTGGTTGGTTAGATGAATTGAAAAAAATTATTTCATCAGTTAGGCAGACAATCATATTCGTCGGTCCAGAATTGCAAGTACCAAAATCCCTTCTCCATGATATAACTAGAATTGATTTTGACCTACCAGATAAGGACCAAATATCGGACAGAATAGAATTCGCGTGCGGCGATGTGGTAATGCCGGATGGCTCAAAATTTCAGCCCAACATGGAATATGTACAACATATAATTAATGCTTGTAGGGGCATGACATCTCAACAAATAGTGGACAGAGTAACTCTGGCCCTACGCAAACACAAGGATTTGACCGAGGAATCTATCCAAACTATCTTAACAGAGAAGGCTGCGGTTATACGAGCATCTGGTATCCTGTCATACATAGAACCACCAAAAGGTGGGCTTGGGATCGTTGGAGGATATGGGGCCTTAAAAAATCATATTATCTTAGATAAACCCTGTTTTACAGAAGACGCTAGAGAATTCGGCATTGAATTCCCAAGAGGTATTATGTTAGTAGGAATACCTGGGTGCGGCAAAACACTGTTATCTCTGGCAATCTCATCTGAGCTGGGTCTGCCATGTATAACTATGGACATTGGAAATCTAATGGACAAATACGTTGGTGAGTCAGAAAGCAATATGAGAGAAGCAATTAAAATGCTAGAAAGCATGGCTCCGTGCGTGTTGGTGCTGGACGAGATAGAAAAAGGTTTCGGTGGCGATGGGAATACGGATGGTGGCGCATCTCGTAGAGTATTTGGTACCTTTATTAAGTGGCTGAATGACAGGACATCGCCTGTATACATCGTCGCTACGGCCAACCAAGTACAATCACTCCCACCCGAGTTTTGTCGCAAAGGTCGATTCGACGAAATTTATGGTCTAGATTTACCAAACAAAGAAGAAAGAAAAGAAATATTCACCATCCATATATCGAAAAGAAATAGAGATACAAATAAATTCGATATCAACCACCTTGCTTCTGTCACTGATGGCTATACTGGTGCGGACATAGAGCAGATAATTAGACTTGGGCTAAAGATAGCCTTTGGCGATAGAGAAAATTTACTCGACAAACATTTGATCAATGCAGTCGATGAGATCATACCTCTTTCTAAAACAGAGTCTAATAGAATAAGCGAAATCCGACAGTGGTGCGAAAAACACGCGAAGTCGGCGCAACCAGATAAAACCAATGATGTTTTCAAAGCAATTAAACGAAAAGTAGAAATGAACTAAATTTTGGAGAATTGCGTGATGAATTTTAAAAACACAGAAAATGGAACAATTAACCTATTTGAAGTTGGTTGTTTAATAAATCTACGTGTTGGCATATGGTCCGGACGTAAGATGTTGACACGTGCAGACATGATAAAAATAGGGTACGATCCTGATAAACTACCTGATGAAATTTGTAACCTGGGTCGCAAACTATTAGTACCCAAATCCGAACTACAAGCATTGAATCAAATAGAACAAAGAGCTAGAAAGGCGTTAGAACGATGGTCTGTCCCATTTGGAATAGCCAATAGTCACTTTGTGCCAATAACAATGCTCCCAACTGTTGAATCACAAATTGATGATATAAAAAACGAATTTTTCGAACGAGTTGACAGTTTTATGGCAAGATTCGATGCCATGGTGAGTGTGGTAAGAGAATCGCATCCAGATTTTTGGGACAAATGCCTGAAAGGAAATTATCCAAGTAACCCAAAAATGTTGAGAGATAAATTCCAATTCGATTGGTATACTTTCAGAATAGCCGGTATCGAATCAATAACAAAAACCAGTACATCTGAGCTTTTGGCTGAACACCATGCCGAGGAAGAGAAGGCTCAAGAAGTAAAAAAGCAAATGCAGGACGAAGTAAGTAAGTTTGTGGGAGAATACGTAGGATCGATGAGAGATGAAGTCGTTAGATTTTGTGATTTAATGACAGCTAGGATTAATGGCAAACCATATGGTGATGAAGATGATGTCAAAAAATTAACTCCCAGATCTATCGCGTGTTTTCGTAAGTATGTTGACAAATTCAGATCAATGAATATTTTCGGAGATAACGAGATAGAAAAGATGTTATCAGATTTTAAGTCGACTTTCCTCGATTCTGGTGTGACCCCTAAAGATTTTGATCCATCAGGAATCAAGACAAGTATCAGTAAGTCTTTAGAAGCAATTAGGAATCAAGCTGCGGTCGAGGGAGAAAATAGGTCTAAATTTATTGGCGAACTTAAGAGGCGTGTTGTCCTATAGTATTATTGGAGATATTGTATGTGTAATCGCAAACCAAAAGTTAATCTTAGTAGTTGTTATGAAAAAAGAACCGCTTATGCCACTGGTTATCTACTAGAAGATGGTAGTATTGAATTGGATACCAAAATCTTCACGTCTCTTAATTGTAGGATAGATGGCGGTGTATGCGCAGAACTTGATCGTCTCAATTCATCTTTAGACCCATGCAAGGATGCACCAAGAGTTATTGTCGCACTTAAGCCTGTTAAAATTCTTCCAAGATGATAATATTGTAGGAATATAAAATGGAAACACCAATAGTATACGCAGTTGGTATCGATTGTGGCAAAACGTAATGTGGAAACTTTGATGGCCAAATTGCGAGTTGATTTAACTGAGAAACAATTTAACAAGTTGGTAGTAATAAAATATATAAATAAAAACAAAAACGGAGGTTCTCGTTGGTTATGTAAATGCGAATGTGGACGACAAGTTACAGTAAACGGATCTGATCTGAAAACCGGTAATACCAAAAGTTGCGGATGTCTGCGCATCAAACATGGGCACACAATAAATGACAGTACATCTCAGGCATACTACGCATGGAGCCACATAAAGCAAAGATGTTGTAATAAAAAAGATAAATCATATCCATCATATGGTGGCAGGGGGATAATCATTTGTGAAACATGGATGGAATTTGAGAATTTCCTAAAAGACATGGGGGAACCACCAAGCAAAAAACATTCAATTGATCGGATAAACAACGATAATGGGTATTATAAATCAAATTGTCGTTGGGCAACCAGAAAACAACAACAAGGAAATATGCGCAGCAACCATATGGTTACTTTTAGCAACAAAACACAGTGTCTTGCTGCATGGGCAAATGAAATTGGTATAAGTCAAAAAACTCTATGGCACAGGTTGGTTACGTTAAAATGGTCAACAAAAAAGGCATTAACAACACCAGTTAGAAATAGGGGAAAATAAATGAGTCGCTATGCTACCGTACAAACACAATTTAAAGATGCTGCAGCGTTGGTCGACGCCTTAATGGAAACTGGCCAATGGACTCAAGAACAGGTTGAGGTTCATTGCCAGCCACAACACTTATTCGGTTATGCTGGAGATATGAGATCAGAAACCGCAACCATTATTATAAGAAAAAGATTTGTTGGTAGTGCATCTAATGATATGGGTTTCTCACAAAATGTCGAAGGCAACTATGAGGCCATCATATCCGAATATGACCAGCGTAAATATGGTAAAGAATGGGTTGGTGAATTGAAGGGTAATTACGCTTTTCATAAACTAAGGCGAGACCAAGAAGCGAGGGGTAGACGTGTGTCGCGAACGCGATTACCAAATGGTCGGCAGAGGGTGGAGATAAGGGGATATAGATAATGGAGGTGTTTCCAATAAAAAATTTACTTTATGCAATTGAATATAAATTTGGAAAAGAATATAGTTTAGTATTTTTCAGTGATGGAAGCGGTAAAATAATCATTGAAGTAAATGGTTTAGAAAAAGACAATAGGCAATTCGACACAATAGGTGAATTACTAGATATAATTGGGGTTTAATATATAATGCCAAAGAAACTAGACTTATCTGGGGAAAAAATCAATAATCTCACCGTACTAAAATGTGCAGGTCGTGATAACAAAAAAAATACAGTATGGGAATGTAGGTGTGACTGCGGGTACATAACGATAGTCCGTGGTAGTTCTATAAAAAATGGTCATACAAAAAGCTGTGGATGCCTACAAAAACAACATGCAGCGAAACAGCAAAACAAAAACAAAAGAAACAATCACCTGTTGACATTCCATGGCGTTACACAGTGTCTCAAAGATTGGTCGAAATCTGTTAACATAAATTCTACTACAATCAAAGAAAGACTCAACAGAGGATGGTCTATAGAAAGAACATTGACCACACCGACACAAACCAATAATACCAAACTTTGTTTTAACGACATACTTTTGATCCCTAGATATTCAGATTTAGTTTCCAGAACAACACCAGATATATCCACCAAAATAGGACATATCAAGTTGCGAATTCCAATTATTTCATCTCCGATGGATACTATATCTGGGCCAGAAATGTTGTGTGCCATGTCTTCTGCTGGAGGTTTGGGGATATTAACACGCTATATGAATATGAATACAATAGACGAGCAAGCCAGACAAGTGAAGGAAATTAAACAGGCTGTTCAGAATAATGCTAATGTTGTGGGCTGCGCAGTAGGTATTAGGAACAATAATTTAGATCATATAAAAAAATTGGTAGATAATGGGTGTTCTGTGATATGTTTAGATGTAGCCCATGCCGACCATCAACTTATGCACCAACGCATTGAAGAAATAATTGGTATTAAAAATCAATATCCATTTATACTTATGGCCGGTAACGTGTGTACGCCGTGCGCAGCTATCGGACTGGCTAAACGAGGTGTAGAAGCCATTAAGGTTGGAATCGGATCAGGTGCAATTTGCACAACAAGGATTGTTTCTGGCTTTGGAATTCCAGAATTATCCGCTATTATGGATGTAAATACAGCACTGAAGAACACATATCCAGAAGTAACAATTATAGCAGACGGAGGAATAAGACAAAGCGGAGATATGGTCAAAGCCATATGGGGTGGTGCTGATATATGTATGATCGGATATCTTCTTTCCGGCACAGACGCTACCCCCATGATGGACGGAAGACATATATATAGAGGTATGAGTACCTGTCAGGCATCCAACAGGCACGATAGAGCAGAGGAAGGTGTTGAAATTCCTACACATAATAATGGATCTACATATGATGTTGTGTCTAGACTTGTTATGGGAATAAAATCCGGTCTTGCAATGGGTGGCGCATATAATCTTAACGAACTAAGAAGTCATGTATCCCATGTGGTAGTAAGCCCACTTTCTCTAGAAGAAACGTTGCCAAGGAGTAACTGATGAAAATCAAGCTGACAAAAAAATGGGTATATACATTTTCTCGATCTGTATCAAAAGCTGAATGGCACGATATTTGTCTCTCATGCCGTCCAGATTGGTGTCAATGTCAATATTTTAGAGGTTCTGCTTATCTTGGAACATCTTACAAATTAGAAGGCCCAATGAGAAAAACTATCAGACAAGCTCGAAGAGATGCGGAAAGATTGGCTGTTAATTTAATTCTGGATATAAGAGATGGTGCTATCGAACTGTATAATATGCACTGTGGTGATACGAAGATGACTAGAGAATAATATTATGAAAATAACTTTTGACATTGACAATCAAGGTAATCTTTCTGGACTATATACAGATGAGATCGATTTATTCTCTGTTGGTTTAATAACAGATGTTCGTAAGGCTAGTAATGTTGAGTTTAATGAGACCGAACAGATGTGGGAAGTATTATCTCTAGGGGGAGAAGTATTACATCAAAATACTAGTCGGCAATCCGCTATAAACTTTGAAATAAAAGAATTTTCTCCAGGAGGTAAATATTATGATGGATAGTGAATTTACAAAACAAGCATTAATAAGGGTCAAAGACTGGTGTACAGCCAATGACTACACTCTCCCAGAAGTAACTGCTATCGCGATAGCAGCAGAACTAAAAACAATGCTTCAACTTAACTGCCAAAAAACATCGAAAATGATAGATATAATAGAGCAAGAATCTAAGCAATCGTATCAATCTAAATCAGATATACAAAAATATTGTGCAGATCATTCAGATTCCTATAGAGAAGGTGTTAAGGCCGGAAAAGTCCTGTTCGCTCAACAATTATTGGGGAAATATACATGACAAAACAAAAACACATTATAATAGAAATAGATAATGATGGAAACTGTTCGGTCGATGGTGAAGGATTCGTCGGTCCCGAGTGCGATAGGTTTATGAAAGAAATAGAAGAGTCTCTAGGAACAACATCCTCCACAAAACAAAAGCCAGAATATAGACAACGATCAGTGCTAAAGAATCGTAGGTTAGAAAGAAATTAGTATGGAACAAAGGGGATGATAATGGCTAGTATATTGAACCAAATACAAACTAAAAAATTTATCCTGGCTAAGTTTTCCAGTATACGGCCCGGAATGCCTATCACCAGAGTTTCAAAAGAATCTCTAGAAAAAATAGAAGCTCGTCTAAGAGCATGGATTGTAGAGGAAGTCAAAAGACATCCAAGTATTGGGAAAACATTCCGTGTTTAACCTAACCAATAAAAAATTTGGCAAACTAACAGTTATACAAAGAGCATCCAATAACAAGTGGGGTTCCCCACGATGGATGTGTCGATGTGAATGTGGGTAAATAAAAACCACAGAAGGATCAAGTCTAAGAAACGGTAGTACAAAAAGCTGTGGATGTATCAAAAAGAATGGTAATAATTTAAAACATGGTAATAATAGAGTTAACAACCGAACACAAGTTTATCGCGCTTGGGCAGCTATGTTGAATAGATGCCACAATAAAAAATACGAGAAATATTCTCAGTGGGGTGGCAGGGGTATCCGTGTTCATAAAAAATGGCATAAATTCGAAAATTTTCTATCAGACATGGGCCACCCTCCCACAAAACACCACTCATTAGATAGGAAAAATAACAATAAAGGATATAACAAAACAAACTGTAGATGGGCAACGCACAAAGAACAAGCTAGGAACAAAAGAAATAATAGATTAATAACGTTTAATAGTGAAACAAAATGTCTATCTGCATGGGGAGAACATTATCAGATCAAACCTGGTATAATATCGGACAGACTTAATAGGGGGTGGTCAACAAAAAAAGCATTGACCACAAAACCAAAATCATGGAAAAACAAACACAGACCACGGGAGTAATATCATGAGTCTTGCATCTTGGAAACGTGAATTTTACAGGACACCTGCGAAAAAATGTTCTAAAAGATATGCTTTGAGACATTCGCTCAAAAAATGGACTGGCCTTCTAAGGCGTAATCTTAGGAAACACAGTATTAAACTATATGGGGGTTACTTCTTAGAAGATAAGGATTATAATGAATTTTATATAAACGCTGATACTTGTGCTCTATGTGTGCATTACCATGATGATTGTGATAAATGTCCGTTAGGAAAGTATAGCGGATCATGTGACACTATAGAATCTCCATATAACAAATTTAATAAACATAATAAAGTATTACCAATGATTAATGCGATAAAAGCAACTATCAAACAAAATCATAAACAATAAGTTGATTAGATATGCTCGTACCTGAAAAAGCCGTAAAAGCCGCAAAATATTCTAATGTCAGAAGGGCAAAAGTATCAGCAGTGGCGTTCGCTTCGTCTGGCGAAATCATAGCTACAGCGCATAATCGTAGAATTGATGGCCAATCAAAAAAATTCACCCAACATGCCGAAGAAGCACTAATAAATAAATTGCACAAATTAAATGCCTTTGATAGATTTAGGGGTATTACAATATTGGTCATAAGAATAAATAAAAAAGGATTATCGATGGCCAAGCCATGTAAAAATTGTCATAAATTGTTGTCTAAATATCCTGTGAAAATTAAATACTCTGGTTGGGACCAGCAAATACATGATTGTTAGACTTTGCGCGGTGGTCCGTCGCGTTTGTATGTTCATCCCAGTTTGTCGTGTATATTCTTTAGAATTGAGGTTCAAGTGAAAAAGAAACGAACAGACAGACAAAAAATTAATATGATTATAGTAGGTGGATTGAGAGAAGCAATCCGCGCTCATGGTCCCATAACTAAACTATTGATAGGTAGTGCTGCGAAAAGAATAACTGGTACATTACTCTCCAGAAAATATAGATCTGCAAGACACAAAAAGTTGGCAACAGAAACACAGAGTAGGGCATGGAGAAATACAAATGAAACTTAGAGTTTATCCTGACGCGATATTGACGCAAATATGCCAACCTGTAAATGATAAAGTAGACAATAAATTACAAGAAGAGAGAATCAGGTTAGTGTCTAAAATGTTTAAAGTCATGAGAAAAAAACGTGGGTGTGGGTTATCGGCACCACAGGTGGGATTTAATATTAGAATGTTCGTATGGTTAGACCAAGGTTGTGTTCAGGCAATTTGGAACCCAGAGTTGCGAGGAGTTACTGGATCGTCTTTATCGCAAGAGGGGTGTCTATCTTTCCCTGGGATTCATGTTACTATAGAACGATCCACGTCTGCTGTGTTGCGAGGAACAGGAATCAACGGCAGACCAGTTCAGTTCGTTGGAAATCAATTAACAACCAGAATATGGCAACATGAAATAGATCATTTAAATGGAATATCTATTATCCACCACATGAACGACGAAGAAGCTGCTTTAAATCAAGACGCCATCGATATGCTTTTAAAACATAGTACAGCTTCAAAAGATTAAGATCTAGTGGTAAAACATGATTTTATTCAACTTTTTATATTTTTGTTGGAACACTTTCTTGATTTCTGACTCTACTTATAGTAAACTCTTGTTAGTATATCATCATCGATAATCTTGAGATCTTTGTGTTGTTATATATATTCTCTGTCATGCACTAGAGTCTCGATCAACCTTGGAATATCTAAGAATATTATTAGTCATGATTGCATCGTAGTGATATCAAAGATTAAAAGATATTTATCGTGTCAGAATTATCGATATTCGCTGTAGTGGAATAATAGTGAGTTAAAAGTATATGGAATGTCCAATATGCAAATTGGCTATTGCGCCTGGCGACTATGTTTTTTATGGCAGTAGAGTAAAATTCTGCGGGCCGTCAGAACACGATTACGTCCACTCAGAGACCACTGGTGGTTCTTATGTCTCGATACACGCATCTTGCTTAGAAAGGCCAGGAGAAGCTGCGAGAATGCCAAATACGGCCCATCACGAGCCTTACGAAGACGAGTTTGTAGAGTCGGTTGTAACTAGATCGGATGCCCTATCTCTTTTTGAAATGTAGATATTGTGTCAAAATTAATTGATTTAACAGGTAAGAAATTCGGTAGGCTTGTTGTTATAAAAAGAGTTGAGAATGATAAATGGGGACATCACAAATGGTTGGTTGCCAGAAAAGGCAATAACTATGCCTGCAAGAAAACGGAAACGGAGCAAATGAATGGTTGAAACCACAATGACACAAAAGGTTTCTTTGGTGTTTCCCGAGAAGGGGACAATAATAGACAAAAATATATCTAAATGGAACGATCAATGGAAAAAATTGCCCTCTTTTGTAATTGATTATTTAATAGCAGAAATGGTTGATTCCAATAATTCAATCCATGGTCTTGAACGTATTGGCAGACTATTAGATAATCATTTTCTAGATTCTGATAAAAAAGAATGGATAAAAAGTGAAATAAGGGAAAAGGGTGAGTATACTCTTGTTGGTAGAATACGGGGTAGGTACGACGAGGGAAAAGATATATATTGGATTGACGTATCTTGTCTGGGAAATCAGTATATTCGGATAGATTCAGATCTTATCACAGAATACGGAGAAACCCTATTAACTACTGGTGCGTGGGGTGTGTTTAAAATCGTGTATGATGAATCTTACGTTATACGCAAAAAACTATATCCATTCCTTGTGACAGAATTCCGTCCAATGCAAATTACTGGGATTGATTTGGACACATGGATTCAACGTCGAGAAAGATTTTCCGACGAAGAATGGCTCGATTTAATGATCAATAGTGTCGGGTTTGATTCAACAAATCTTTCAGAAGAAGAAAAATGGCTATATATGGTTAGGATGGTTCCATTTGTTGAGTCAAATGTGAATATGATAGAACTCGGCCCAACTATGACAGGAAAAACATTCGCTTATCAGTCGTTGAGTTCTTATGGATTTGTGATTTCCGGATCACAGACTACTGTCGCATCTTTATTTTATGATAAACTCAGGAGACAACTAGGTTTGGTTGGTTACAGGGATGTGGTTGCATTCGATGAATTTGCTAGTAGTCGTGGTGCGAATAAGTGGTCTGGGCAAGGTGATTTAATAGATTTGCTGAAAGATTTTATGAATTCGGGAAAATTTGGTAGAGGTACGGCTGAGTTTGCTTCCGACTGTTCTGTTACTTTTATGGGTAACATCGATTGTGACAGAGATAAAAAAGAGGTCGCCGTAAGATATCGTAACTTATTTTCACCACTTCCACAAATTGTTAGTCAAGACCGAGCATTCCTCGATCGAATACACGGATTTATCCCAGGATGGCGCATTGGTCCAATTAGGGAAGCTAATCTTTCTAAAAATCTGGGATTTATGGCTGACTATCTGTCTGAAGTAATGCATAGAATGAGAAATCGCAATTATGCAAATATCATATTGCAAAATGTGGACTTTGGTAAAATGGGACAAAGAGATCAGAGATCGCTTGTTAGAATTGGATCTGGGTTGTTAAAGTTGGTATTTCCACACAGAAGTGTTGATAATGTTAAATCGAATGAGTTGAAAACTGTTTTGGATATAGCAGTAGATTTAAGACAGAGGGTGTTGAATCAATTGGCAATAATTTCACCAGGTGAATTTGGTGGTGTTAAATTGTCATATAAAATAACCAAAGGAGATATTTAGTGAAGCCTCCCACAATACAATTTGGAAAATATAGAATAAGATATCGCCAATTGCCTTATCTCAGTAGATTTTTCTTAGTCGACATAAAGAATGATTCTGGTAAATGGAATAAATGTTTTGTGCAAATACAGCCATTCCACATGATCAGTGATATTCCTATGAGAGAAGCATTTGGTTTTATCCAACATGAATTCATTGGTGGCTACAATTTTACCTGCGAAGTATATGAACGACTAGTTTCTTTTATGAACAAGGTTACTCAATACGATAAATATTTGGATGCAATGGAGTAGGTTAATAATGGACAAATATCCAGAATGTGAAAAGATGGCGGCGGTGGCAGATAAGTCTCAGACAATTGGTGAGTTTTTAGAATGGGCAGCTGGGACGAAAAGATTCAATCTATGTATTTGTACTTGGCCCAGTAATACATACGGACCAATTGGTATGACAACAGAAGAATTATTAGCAGAGTTCTTCGATATAAATCTTAAAAAAGTTGAGAAAGAAAGACGCGAAATGCTTGAGGACATGAGGGAACACAAACAAAAGGGGTCTTAACATGAATTTTATTACAGAACCAGAAGTCTCACTAGTCGGAAAGCCTGTTCTTGAAATTGAAGGTATAATACGATTTTTGGAAGATCACGATTATTCCTGGCCAGAACTTACAGAAAAGTTAGAGTCTATGGTGAGTCTCGGAGATGACGATGGCGAATGGATTACTGAATTTGCTGGTAGAATGTGCTATCAATCCTGGCCCAAGAATGGCGAGACACAAAAGGGAAGATCTCACGACGATCACATCAAACATCTTATAGAGGTAGGTCATGGCGCATGTATCGAGCATGCAACTTTTACATTTGCTATGTGGAATATATCACGCAGTCTTACTCACGAACTAGTTAGACATCGGATTGCTTCGTATTCACAACTAAGTCAACGGTACGTTGATTCATCAAATGTAGCTTTTATTGTCCCACAAGCTATTCAAGAGTTGGCAGAAATTGACAAAGAAGCATATGACGAATGGATGGAACATTGCACAAAATCTCAGCATCTATACAACGATTTGACCAATCGTTTGTCAGAAATGTATTCTGATATTGATAGTGGGCTTGAACGCAGAAAGAAAGCTAGACAAGCAGCAAGATCTGTTTTGCCAAATGCGACGGAGACAAAGATAGTTGTGACAATGAATGCTAGGGCTGTGCGTCATTTTATTGAATTAAGGGCCAACCCAGCTGCTGATTTGGAAATAAGAAAATTGGCTATTAAAATGTGCAAGATTTTACAAAATCAAGCACCACTTTTTGCACATGGGCTTAAAATAATAAAATTGGATGACGGAACAGAAGGGGTTGAGTCGGATTTTCCAAATGTGTAAAATATAACATTCCCAAAACAGTCATGGTATAGCGTCGTATAATATGGTAGAGAATATATATGGTACTAATTGATGAATTTAAACAATATATTCAAACGGAACTATACCTTAGCGAAGAAACATCGCGGGCGTATATGTACGATGTTGGCGAATTCCTAAATTTTACAGAAGATAAAGGTTTTGATATTGATTTGGTGGATGATTTTATTGGCCATCTTAAAACAAAGCGATTGTTATCTACAACCATACGAAGGAAATATATGTCGGTAAGATGTTTTTTCCGATATTTAGCAACTGTTGGAAAAATAAACATTAATTCATTAAAAAATTTAGATTCTGTTAGAGCAGAAAGCAGGAGTGGACATGTTATTTGTAAAAGTGAAATTGATAGAATTATATCTGTTATCCATGACATGTCACAGACACCTAGAGGCGGCAACGTTCGTCGTAATGTCGCTATTGTATTAATACTGTACCATAGTGGATTGCGAGTTTCCGAACTTTGTGGGTTAGACCTGGAAGATATAAATATCAAAAGCCGAGAATTGCTAATACATGGAAAAGGATGTCGAGATCGAGTTGTTCCCACTACCCATTCCTGCCTTTCGGCTGTCCAGGAATACATAGAATACGATAGACAGTCTTCTACAAAAGCTGTTTTTGTATGCCAAGATGGAAGTCGACTAAAGCGTCGAGCGGTTAGTGATATGATTACATATTATTCTCGCCGCGCGGGGGTAAATCATACAACTTCTCATTCGTTAAGAAAAAGTTGTGCAACTGACTTAATGAATAATGGAATGGATATAGACTTAATTCAAACCATACTTGGTCATCAACAATTGTCTACCACACAAAGATACCTTGATGTTCAATTAGATACTCTGCGTGACATTCATAGCCAATGTCATCCTTTTGGAGCAAAATATGTTAATGCCACGACGGAATAAAATTGATAGTTTATCTAATTGCCATAGTGAAAAGGAAGAAGAAGAGACGTATGTGTCTCTCAATTCTGATGAAATGGTTGAAGAATTACTTGTCCGAACCAGACGGCTTATGGTAGTCGGAGAAATTGATGAAGTTGTCTCGACACATATCTGCAACTACCTACAGCTATTTAGTCTTACGAATGAACCAATTTATATGTACATACACAGTCCTGGTGGATGCTTAACATCTGGATATGCTATTGTGGATCAAATGTTACTAAGTTCTTGTCCAATTTATACCATTGTGCGTGGACAAGCAAACTCAATGAGTGCTATAATAGCTGCGTTTGGAACAAAAGGGTGTAGGTACGCTACTGCTAATTCTTCCATAATGCTTCATTCGATAATAATAGGATCGACTGGTCAATCTATAGAGAAGCATGTAGGCATGCTGAATCACGTGCAGGTAGATTACAACAAGAAAGTGGCTTCTTTAGCAAAACAATTAAAGGTCAACCAAAAGACGTTGCTCAAAATGATGCAAGAAACAAAATGGATGTCGCCAGATGAAGCTATTACGGTGGGACTGATCGATGGGATATGGACCCCGGAGCTTGAGAAACGTGTTTCCCAATAATGGATCTATAAAATGATGAAAATCAACAGAAGAATAACCAATGGTTATTTCAACCATGCACTAAAAAAATATGAGAAACTTATTTATCTGTTATGTTATCGGGTTGGTGAAAATCAACACCAAATAGAAGAACTTAAATCACAAGGTGTTGTCGAACTCCTCAAATGTCTGATATGCTACGATGGCAGAGCAGCTTTTAGTACATTTCTATATAGTAGGCTATTTGGTGTATTTCGTCATATGAGAGATTACGATCGTAGACCAAAGAGAATAGGACTAGTATCTCTAGATACAATAATGGATCTATCTGAAACTAATGAAGATTTTGATACTAGTATGTCGGCAGAAGAAGGATTGTCGTGTCTTAATGACGAAGAAAGAGATGTAATAACACAACTATTTTGGGATCACAAGACTATGAGAGATATCGCGGAAGACAATGGGACAGCACCGTCTACTGTGTTTCACGCGAAACATAGGGCACTCGACAGGATGAGACAACATTTTTTGATTAGATAGAAGGATATAATGACAAACGAAAATAGTCGGAATAAACACAAAAGAGAAAAAAAGAAAAAAGAGAGACTGAAAAAGTTTATTGGTATTGATTTGTGCGCTTGTGTGGGTGGACATAAACTTGAATGCTGTGGTCCATGTAGATTAGCCCATACACCACCGCACTCTAACCATGTCGTTTGTTCTGAATGTTATCAAATTGGCAGAGAAGTACTGCATAATAAAGATAAAAAGCCAAAAAGATCATGGAAATATGGACGTCAAAATGATACAGATAATCGGCAAGTAGATAAGCAAATACGTAGAAATAAAATGAACAGAGATAAAAATTAACGTATAATATAATGTGTATAAAATATCAATAGATACGAATTACAGAATAACAGAAAGGAACTCAAATGAAAAATTGGCTACTTATTGCCGCCGTCTTGTGTAGTATGTGTTTTATCGCTCCGGGATGCGCAACCCTCGGATCACACCAACCGTGGCCAGACAATGTGCCGCAAATTAAAGCAGATGTTTTTATGTTCGCGAAGCTGGCTACAAGAATAACGCTAGTAGAAGCAGAAACAACTTCCGAAGATGTGGATACTATTAAAAATTATCTGATAGCTCTACAAGACCTGCTGTCTGTACCTGGAGTTCCTGATTTTACAGGTGCAAGGCTGTTGTTGGCATCGCAATTACCTCAAAAATATATAATATATGGCTTTACCATCATAGATGTTCTTGAACGATATTTGCAATCAGCCGAATTAGATTTAACGCAAGATCAGGAAGCAGTACTGCAAATTATCTCTGCAGGTATTGGTGGGGCACTAGAAGCTGTCGAAGAATTTAATATATAGATATTAATCTAGGAGCGACCCGGTCGGGGGTCGCTCTTTTTTGATAGGACAACAAATGAACAAACCACTAATTACAATGTTAACTGTTGTGTTCGTAGCTTTATCTGTAATATGGATATCATTAACCTATCAAATACCAGAAGCGATAAACGATAATAATTTATCGCCACTTATTCAAGATACGCCATTAGTCGACTTGAAACATACAGAAATGCTCGACGTAGTAGTATATGTAGGGACAAACAATGGAAGTGGGTCGGGAACGTTAATATCGGCCATCCAAGATGATGGACTAGAGATAACAGAGTATCATGTTTTGACAAATGCTCATGTGGTTTCGCAAAGATGGCAAACCAAACTAGAAAATGTTAATTCCATCACTGGTAGATTAGAATTATCATGGGTTGAGACACCATGTTATATAATAGTGTTTGATAACGAAAATGATAATTGGATTAGATATGATGCGAACATAGTCAGCGAAGATGTTGGATATGATCTAGCCATTTTATCATTTCATTCAAACGACAAACTTGGTATAGCGAAAATTGCTACCAGTGAAATGCTCAACCAAATTCAAATTTTTGACGACATATTTACAATCAGCTGCCAGCTAGGTAGAGAACCAACACCGACTGTTGGAATAATCGCTGACATAATTACTGGCACATATGGCGAAAAACAATGGGTTGTTTATGGCAACACTGCACAAATTACGCCCGGTTCTAGCGGTGGTGGTTTATTTCGAGAATATGATGGTCATTATTATCTGATTGGGATACCATTTAAAGCAGCTACAACCTGGACAGGAGATTGCGTGTCCCATCTAGCACAAGCAATATCTATAGACGTAGCCAGAGAGTTGATTGATAATACCGTGATAACCCCATGAAACCAGTAAATCCAATTATTGCAGGAATAATGAACGCTTCTTCTCCTGGCGAATATTTGTTGAACAGAAATATTGATATCCCAGAAATAGCCATAAGTATGGGAATCTTCCAAAGAAATGGCCAATCCGTATGGGAACACACAATTAGCGTAATGAGTCATATAACACCTAAAACACCTACGCTTTTATTGGCAGCTATGTTTCATGATCTCGGTAAATGCAATGTACAACCGATGCCCGACCAATCTATGCATAGATTTCCTTGTCATGCTAAAAAGTCAGCCGAGATAGCTCAAAAAAAATTAAAATATTTTGAAGTATCCAAAGGTGTAGTACGTGATATATCTAAGCTGGTGGCTACCCATATGCACGATATTAGTGGCGAATTAAGGCCACGAACAGTTCGTAAATTTGTCGCTAATGTTGGTGTCGCAAATATCGATAATTGGTTTCGCTTAAGAATAGCTGATTCTAAGTCTTATGCATCACATGGTGAATATTGTCGCCACGTTATAGATCCATTCAAGAAAACAGTGGATGATTACTTGCGATATCGACTTATCGGGGAAAAAACCAAATTTTTAGATTGTACAACCAGAGAAAGTATAAATATCGAAGGGGGAGATTCTTAGTGGGGTTGGACAGATACGAACCAGAAGGGTTTGCGTTAAAAATATTTAAAGATCGATACGCAATTCATCCAGATGAGACATTCGCTCAGGCGTGCGAAAGAGTTGCTAGGGCGATAGCTGATGCAGAGATGGGTGTAAAAAGAGATGAATACTTCAATAGATTTATGAATATATTGGGTACCAATAGGTTTTCTCCTGGTGGTCGTATTTGGAGAGGTGCAGGACGACCAAGGGGGCAAATGCTGAATTGTTTGTCGGGAGAAACGCTGGTACAAACAAAATATTATGGTGCCATTCCTATAAAGCTTTTGGGTGGCACCACAGCAGATGTATTATCTATTGACGGAGTTTTTCGTTCTGCTACATGGTTTAACGCTGGCGAACAATACTTATACCGTATTACACTTGAGAATGGTGATATACTTTTTGCGACGTTGGAACATGAATGGCCAGTTTACAAAAATGGAAAAACAATAAAAAAGGTAAAAACAAAAGAATTATTGAACAAAAGAATATTGATTGAACCATCACTTCGATTCGACTACGATGATGAAGAATATGTATGTGGTGTTAGACATGGGTTGGTTTTCGGCGATGGTTCACTCTATATGAACGGAAAATATTCTCGGCTACAGCAATTTGGAGATAGTCGTCATCTAGTGGATGACTTTTTTAATGATGCTAGAGATTGGCCATCAACTGGAGGTAGAATTACATCTAAGCATCCACCAGAATGGAAAAAATTACCAACTACAACAAAATCCCGATCATACTTAAGAGGGTTTGTGGCTGGCTTGATAGGATCTGACGGGCATGTCGATAAACGAGGCCACTGTATGATCCACAATAAGAATAGAAATGTTCTATGTGATACAAGGAACATATGTAAATTGGCCGGGATAGCCACCACTGCCGTAACACTGGTTCGAACGGAAAATCCGTTTAACGGAAGCGCAGCGAGTTTATACAAACTAACAATATGTAAGGGGTCAATTATTGGCAATAGTGGATTTGATAATAAATTGATTATCAAAAATAAGCACAGGGAAAATATTGTATCGAAATCAATAAAAGACAATGTGAAGAAAAGTAGTATCAAGGTTGTTGGTGTAGAAAAAACTAATCGGTATGAAACAGTTTTTTGTTGCGAAGAACAACAGACGCATACGTTTGTAATAGACAATTTTTATTTAACAGGAAATTGCTTTGTCATACCAGCAGATGACAGTAGAGAAGGATGGGGCGATGTCTTACGTAATGTCACCATTATTTCCGGTACTGGTGGTGGTGTCGGTATTAATTTTTCCAAAATACGACCAAGAGGAACTCCGATAAGGGGTACCGGTGGAGAAGCTACTGGATCTGTAAGTCTTATGAGAGCAGTAAATGCTGTATGTAATGAATTGAGAGAGGGGGGAGGTCGTCGCAGCGCTCTGTTATATTGTCTAGACTGGAGACATCCAGACTTACTAGAATTTCTTCGTGCTAAATTGGACAATAATGAATTAGCAAATGCGAATATTTCGATCTTAGTAAATGATGAATTTTTTGATCTACTGTCTAACAATGGTGAGATTATATTTAAGTGGAAAGGTGAAGAACGTGGTAGGATAGCAGCCCAAGAAGTATGGAATATCATCATCAAAAATGCTTGGGAAAATGGTGATCCAGGAATTTTGAATATTGGGTTAATGAGGCAAAAAAACTCATTGGCTTACGTCCCTGGAGGAGAAATATCATCTACCAATCCGTGTGGCGAACAAGCTTTAGAGGATATGGGTTCATGTTGTCTCGGTGCCATCAATTTGTCAACTCATGTAATTGATAACAAAATCGATTGGGATTTGTTAGAAGAAACTATCGCCATGGGTGTTCGTTTCTTAGACAATGTTATTGATCAAAATCATTACCCGTTACCAATTATAGAAGAGACATCACAGAAACACAGAAGAATTGGTCTGGGCGTCATGGGCTTGCATGATATGCTACTTAAGATTGGACTTAAGTATTCCACCAGTGACGCTAGAGATATCGTTGACAAGGTTATGGATTTTGTAAAAAAACAAGCGTATTATGCCAGTATATCGTTAGCGATCGAAAAGGGTCCATTCCAAGCTATTGATTTTGAGAAACATATTAAAACTGGATTTATAAAAAGGCATTTAACCCAACGACATAGAAGATTGATTAAAGAGCATGGTATCAGAAATTGTGCACTATTGACTATTGCGCCGACAGGAACAACTTCTATAGTTTCTGGATGTTCATCTGGTATTGAACCATTATTTCATCCAGTTTATCGCAGACAATTCAACGAACACAAAGATATGCATGATGAGAGCAGACGATGCAAAGAATCTGAAATAATTATACATCCATTATTAAAAACGTTCCTTCTAGCCGACAAGTCTATAGGGCATTTCCAGGGAGCACATGATATAAATCCAAAAGACCACATAGCTATGCAAGTTATTTGTCAGAAACATATAGATAACTCTATTTCTAAAACTATTAATATACCGCATGATTATCCTATTACACAACTGTCTGACGATATACTGGCATGTATCCGTGATTTAAAAGGAATAACTATTTATCGAGATGGCAGTAAGGGAGAATCACCACTTATGTCAGTGCCATTGGAAGAAGCTAGACAGCATTTAGACCAAGTGACAGATGGGGCTTCTGTTAATGATTGTCCGAGCGGAGCATGTGACACATAAAAAATCCATATGTAACACATTATTAGCCAAAATATCCGAATATATATAGACGTTCGGTTGTATAATAGTCTGTGATAGTAATAGTATATGCGGTTTGCCGAGAATAGAAAGGTGTGATTTGCTCATGGCAGAATGTCATAAACAACTTCAAGAAGCCATCGATTTAGTTAATAAATATGGAACTATATCGGGGGCAGCCAAAGCGGCAGGTATACCAAGACAAACATTAAGTGGTAGATATAATCGTGCGATTGATAAAGGTCTTGTAGCTGGTTCTCCACAATTGTCGCCAGATCAAGAAATCGGTTTGGATGCAAAGCTTAGGTCGGTGGCCAAAGATAACAGAAAGTTAAAAGCCAAATACAATGAATTGCTTCAGTTGTTTGAACGACAAACACAACAGACCAATGCCATGGAAGTGTTTTCACGGAACCTGGAACATATAAATAATAACACGATCAGCATAGAGAAAGAAGGCAAGCCATCCGAATCAACAGCCGTTATGTTATGTTCAGATCTCCATTACGAAGAACTTGTTGACCCGCAGAAAATTGATGGTTTAAATGAATATAACCCGACAATAGCAACCGCCAGATTCCGCAAAGTTTTTCAAAATGGACTTAAGTTAGTTGATATGTGTAGGTCGAAGTCAAATATATCTAAGCTTGTCATATGGCTTGGAGGAGATTTGATAGCAGGCTATATACATGACGAACTAATGGAAAGCAATGCGATGTCGCCGATAGAAGCTAGTTTGGATGTTTATAAGTTGTGCATTTCTGCTATCGATTTTATGGTACAAAATGGTGATTTTGAAGAAATTGTGATTGTAACAAATGTAGGGAATCATGGAAGGACAACAGATAAGATAAGAATATCGACAAGTGTAGAAAATAACTACGAATGGTTGTTATACAATTTTTTGATGCATCATTATGCTAAATCCAAAATTGTTAAATTCAAACTATCCCGTGGTTATTTTAACTATCTTGACATATACAACTTTACATTACGATTTCATCATGGAAACTATCTAAGATATGCGGGTGGAGTTGGGGGTATAACAATCCCACTAAACAAAGCTATTTCTCAATGGAACCAATCTAAACAGGCGTATTTAGATGTATTTGGCCATTGGCACCAACGATTTTCCACCAAGAACGCTGTCGGTAACGGATCTATTATTGGTTACGGGCCATATGCACTGAGCATTAAAGCTTCGTTCGAGAAACCGCAACAGGCGTTTTTCCTGATAAATCCAAAAGCTGGTAAAACCGTAGAGGCACCTATATTTGTTGATTAAGGATATTCATAGTGGGTAATATAGAACAGTCGTATGCGTGGTCCGAGAGTCGGGTCAAATGCCTAAGAGAATGTGCGTGGAAATATTATCTTACTTACTTTCAGGCGTGGGAAGGTTGGTTACCAAGTGCTCCCCAAGAAAAACAGAGAGCTTACACACTAAAGAATATGACCAATCTTCCGATGTTCGTGGGATCTGTCGTCCACGATGTAATCGAAGACATTATTACTTTTGGTCGTGCGACTGGTGATTGGAAGACCTTGGAACAGGCACAGCATAGTGGTATACAAGCGTTACGTAAGGGTTGGAAACAGTCGGTCGATAAAAGATGGCAGGGAAGTCCCAAAAAAAATATTAACTTAGCGGAGCATTTTTATCAGGAAGATCTCGACAAGGATAGGTGCAATTCATTCAAGCATAAAGTGCTATCATCCATTAAGGCATTTTATGATATGCCTTTGTTTCCCATTATGCAAAGCCTGCCAGACGACGACTGGCTTACCATTGAAGATTTCCAAAAGTTTAAACTGAACACAGGGGAAGATGTCGCAGTAAAAATTGACTGTGGCTTTCTGTATGGTGGTAGAGTACACTTATTGGACTGGAAGACTGGTCGTGTGAATGAGAGTGTGATAGATCAATTGGTTACATACGCTATGTATGCTATGAAACAGGGGTGGGCTAAAAAACCACAAGACATAGTGATTATACCCGTGTATTTAGCAGCATATGCCGATATAGGAGAGAGGGCAATACCGCACCTAGATGTAACAATGAAACATATGGAAAGACAAGCGGGTATAATTAGAAATGAATATCCGATATTGACCGAGTCATTCGAACACAAAGACGAACCTTCGTATTTTAAGAAAACAGACAATGAAAGTGCTTGTGAAAGATGTTTTTTCCGAGACATGTGTAGTGGCGCTCGAACTGAAGTCGGCGATGGAGAGACACCTTTTTAATGGAAGCTATACTTTATTTCGATGGCGGTATACGACAGAATATTTGTGCATATGGATGGTTACTTGTTGATCCAAACGACGAAACGAAGATAATCGCATCTGGCCATCGAACGTGTGGTGCGGGCACGTCCAATATCGCTGAATATCGTGCCCTAATTGCTGGTCTACAAGGTAGTATTAAGGTCGGAGCAGATATTATTCACATCATGGGGGATAGCCAACTTGTCGTGAGACAAGTGACTGGAACCTTCAAGGTTAACAAATTAGAGCTTAGGCAACATCGTGATCTCGTACTAGAACTATTATCGCAATTTGAAAACTACACCATTAAATGGATTCCAAGGCGAGAAAACCATCGCGCAGACGACTTGGTTAATGCTGTTTTTGCAGCAAAAAATCAAAAATGTACAAAAAAACTTAAGCAAAATCGAAAAAGAAAAAGGTAAAACAAATTAATAAGACATCAGTAAAAATAATGATCCTAGCCATACTCTTTGGTGTCATGCAGGGATGTGTGACACCCGAAGCGGTTAAGACTGACATCCAGGGTGTACGTACTGACATGGAACGACTTGAGAAAGTTGTGGATCAAAAGGCCGATAATACCGTAGTGGCTGAACAGATAGACGAGATAAATAACATGATTGAACAAACAGTACAGATTGCAGAAAAGTTGTCTTTGTGGCAAAAAGACGTACAAGCTGATACAATAAATTATGGGGGTGCTGGCTGGGTGATAATAGGAAGTAGTATCATGGCTGTTATCTTTATCGTGGCTGGCTTTTTGTTTGTGAAAGCGTTTCTGAAACGTGACAACCTATTGACCCTACTAACATGTGTTGTCAAAAAGGTTGGACAACGTTCACCAGAGGTTGTTTCGGCTATCAAGAAACAATTGAAAATTGAAACATCTGACGGAGGTTTGTACACAGAACAGGATCGTAAGAATCTTGGCCATTTTGCAAAAAACAAGGGAACTTTCGCGGAACAAAGAACCGATTAGGAGGTATAATAAGGTATGCCTACATATGATTACGAATGCGAAGCGTGTGGCCATGAGTTTGAGGCATTCCATTCTATGTCTGCACAACCGCTATTAGAATGCCCAAAGTGTAAACAGCCGAAGCTTATCAAATTGATCGGATGTGGGTCAGCTGCTATCGTTAAAGGAACATCAACGCCATGCTTAGGCGGTCGTAAGCAGAAAAAGAAATCCAACCAAAATGACAAATTTAATCAAGATAAAAACAAATCCGAACCACCATTCTGGAGAGAAGAATCTGTTGATAAAAGAATTCTTAATAATCCCGAGAAATATATCAAAACAGGAGAAATATAACTGTGGATAAATCAAAAATAGAAACAACACAAAGCGATAACAACCCCCGGATACTCAAAGGTATTAAAAACAAAGGTATATTACCGATCAAATGCAACGATTGCAATAGGCATATTTTGCAGCTACAACTTGTTGACGCGCCAGAAGGCGCGGATGCTGAAGTTATTACTCGTGTTTTAGTCAAATGCGAACTATGTAATGGTCATTCTGATGTTGTACAGATATTGGGTACTTTTTATCCAGGATCACCAAGTGATGATTTGTGTTTTGATGTAGTTGAACCCGAAGATTCTGATCCAGAAACTGATGTAGGATTTCGTGTATGGGCGAAGAAAAAATCATAGCTGTTGATGTTGGTGGGGTACCACACAGCATTAATAAGAACCATAAACCAAGGTTTAATGTATTCGCCAAAAAAGAACAAGATAGATGTTGGGTTTTGAGTAATCAAAATGGCGACTTGTTTAATCCATTGGAATCTATGGGCTCAATCACCCAGCAAAACCCAAAACATAGCACAAGACATTGTAGATTAATTTCGTGCAGTCAAAAATGTTATGAGCAATATATAACCTTTTTAAAAACAAAAAATAGAACACCACTTATGATAGCACAGAGGAGATTCCGTCATGACTTTCGAGCAATTTAAAAAAGATTTTTTAGAATTTTTGTCTGATTCGAATGTTAATTTAGGACGATTGCATTCAAAGACAAGGAATGTATTTTTATCCAAAGCTGCGGAAAAATTTAACAATTTTGTTGACAAAAAAGATGATGATATATCTAAGCAGAAAAAAGAAGTAAAAGATGGCCGGATTATATGCCTAGAACCAGGCAACAATTTGAATATCGGCAAGGGTGTCCATGCTATGACACCCGCTGAATCAATGAAAGCAGACGAACAACGACGTGGATCGGCACCTAAAAGTACAAAAAAAAGGAAGCAATAACCCATGGTGAATACACAAAAAGATTCGCTGATATCTTTTACGGTTGCTGAAAAAACTCCGAAGATTAGATTTTTAGCGTCTTTATCTGATGGCAGAACGGTAATTCAGGACAACAGACCAAAAGCAAGACATGCTTGGGTCAGGTTGTCAGAATGGTTAAAAATAAATAAAAATATATCTATTACTGGATTAAGACTACAAGCTCCGAGGAATATCAACATATCTATGCCGCCAAATCAAAAAGGATATTTTTTCGGATACAAAAAACATGCAGTGTGGAATGGACCACAATTCGAATATATTGGCATAGGCTATCACGACAGCAGTGTGGTGAATATTGTATGGCACAGGAAGCCAAGATTTGATCATACAATTACGGAAGATAGAAAACCACATGAGGCTGGCTTCTTTTTGATTGAGAACAAATAGATGGCTATTAGGCATCAACAGCGAGACGAAAAACATCCATACGAATCACCGACCACGATGGGTTTATATACTACTTTTAGGTCATTTATCATAGAATTGGTTTGTCTGAATGTGAATAGAAAATTGGCACCAAGGTTTTGGTCAGATACCAAATATTGGGGGCCGAAATATAGAAGAGAAACGAAAGGTATTGCAAATTTAGCGAATGAATTAAATATGGATGACCAGGTCGTAAGAACCGCTTTGGTGCATGTTATAAAGAACAATAATATAAAGTCGTTAACAGCTAAAAAAACAATCAGCAGAGTGATTGCATTGACCTTTAAACAACTAGATATTATTAATCGTGACAGAAACAAGATGGATGTAAATCGGTATAATTCAGATATAGATATTAAAGAAAATGCTAAATTTGTTGATACTGGGGAAAAGACAACCATCTCTAAAATACGAGAAATGGAAAATGGCTAGAAAACGACCAGATGTAAATGCAGAATCATTAGATGCATTTCTGGAGCGAGTGCACGGAGAAGGAATCATAGCACCAGCCTCAAGGGCGTTACCACCACGGTCACGTAACATACTGAACACCCCATTATCTTTGGACATAGCACTGAGTGGTGGAATACCAGACGGAACAATATGTTTGATAACAGGCAAACCAAAATCTGGGAAATGCGTTGATTCTAAGAATACTTTTGTGGTAACAAATCATGGACTATTGAATCTCAAAGAATTAAGAACATTATCAAAAATTAGAGTTGTGTCTAATACCGGCAAATTGCAGCGAGTATCATCTTGGTATGATAATGGAATAGATAATGTTATTAAAATTGATACAAAATTTGGTTCAGAAATTAGTGTAACGCACAACCATCCGTTGATGGTACTAGATCATGACGGTATCCAGAGATGGAAAAATGGTAAAGATGTCGAGATAGGTGATACTTTAGTGTGTCGTAGAGGGGATAATATATGGGGAAATAGGTCAATTGACAACAACGACGCCTATGTCTACGGCCTTTTAATAGGTGACGGCCATATAGCCAATCAAAGAATACAATTGTCGACAAAAGATTCTATTTGTTATGAAGCTTTTGTTGATTTTGTAGTTAAAAGAAATGGTAAAGTTTTAACATACGCAGACAAGGACCATCATTTCAATTCTGTAAAATACGGCAAAATACTGACAAGAGAGAAGTTTTATATCAATAAATACAAACAAGTACCAGCTTTTATCCGTACATGTAATATTAATAACATATGTAATATGTTGTCTGGTTATTTTGATGCCGATGGAACAATTGGGAAAAGTGGAATAAGTGCGACCACTAATTCTAGGATACTCGCCATACAAATAAAAACCATTTTGATGAATTTAGGAATATTGTCAAATACCAGGGTTAGACATATTGTTCCTCCGGGACACACAGAAAGTCGTGAATATTGGGAAATAAATATACATAATACTGAATCAATAAAAAGATTTAAAGATTATATAAATTTCCGCATTCCAAGAAAAAGAAAAGCACTAGAATCGCTTTGTCGTAGAAAATCATCTACCAAATGCGATACAGTTCCGTATCTGAACGAACCAATAACTGCTCTACAAACAGTAATTATCAGAGATCGTGGATATTTTCTTTCAAGAACAATGAACAACTTGAGGACGACAATCAATAGATGGAAATCAGGAAAACGTCAAGCCCGCAGGGATGTGGTTCGGAAGATGCTTAATCAATTTTTGGATTATCGACACACGAAAGAATATCAGACAATTGAATCGTTAATTGATCCACATTTGTTTTTTGATACAGTTACAGCCTTGGATACGGGTATTGTGCATACAGCAGACTTAAGTGTTCCTATCAGCAAATCGTTTTTAGCAAACGGGATAGTAAATCACAATACAACATTATGTCTAGAGCTATTACGAAATGCCCAAAAACAAAATAGACCAACGTTTTATATTAACATAGAACGTCGGTGTACCCCAGAATTGCTTGGTACCATTGGTGGATTAGATGCCGATAAACTACAGGTAGTACCACACCAAATAGATAAGCCGCTATCTGCAGAAGATTATCTCAACATTATTGAACGGATAGCCAAAACACAAAAAAAAGCTGTAGTGGTTATAGATAGCATAGCGGCATTATCTACTATCACAGAGCAAGAAGAATTAATCGGGTCAAATAAGGATATGGCAGGACCAGCAAAACTTTTGTCAGCCTTTTTCCGTCGAGCACAACAGGTCGTTGATACTAACAATGTAATTCTAATATTTATTTCTCAGATGATTAGCAACAGGGAACCTCGTGGGCCAAAATATATAGAGAAGGGTGGTGTCGCTGTTCAGTATGCTTGTTCTGTCTGGCTCAAAGTTACATGGACGCAACAGTGGGATAAAAACCCAGAGACCAACGCGCCAGATGGACACGATATGCACATAATGGTTCAGTCATCGGCAATGGGCAGGCCATTGCTACCGTGCACTATCCCTTTGAAATATGGCATAGGAATAGACAATGTTCGCGACATAGTCAATACAGCCGAAAATTTGGGTTTAGTCCAGAAAGCTGGTGCATGGTATTCCGTACCAATGTTCGCAGAGAACGATGAGACACCAAAATTCCAAGGGTTGGCTAAATTGTCTAATTTCTTAAGAAATAATATAGATAAATTGATGCAACTAGAATCTGAGATACGAACTATAGTATTACCGCAGGATCAGGAGAACTAAAATGGATCATATGGCGGATCAACTACGATGGTTACCAAATCCATTTACATTAACGACGTCAACTACAGCTAAATTGTTTCTTGCGAATGCGTATGATTTCGGCAATACATTTAGTCCCGACCCCAGTACCAAGAACGGTGCTGTACTAGTAAGTCATAATGACGAAGACTTTGTATATGCAACTAATAAATTTCCAAATGGCATAGCAGAAACGCGAGAAAGATTGGAAGATAGATCAACAAAATATAGATTAGTCGTCCATGCAGAACACGGGAGTATTCTAAAAGCTGCCAAAGTACAAATGGGTACAATAGGTTCTGTATTGTATTGTCCATTTTATTCTTGTTCTGAATGTGCTAAAGCAATAATAGAAGCAGGTATTATTAAAGTAGTTGGACACGCACAATTGATGGCGAGAGCAGCTAATCACAAGACCTGGGTTGAGTCAATACAGAATGGATGGCGCATGTTGCAAGAGGCGGGCGTAAAGTGTTGTTTGTTCAACGGCAAGCTAAACATAACTGCACGATTTAATCAACAAGATATTGAATTATAGAATGGAAATAAAATCACTGAATGGTGGTACGTGCAAGCTTAAGCTTCGGACCAAACACTTAAGACCATACGATAAGTCAAAATCTATTTTTCAATATAAGATTGGTCAACAACTACTACAAGAGTATCCACACGACATTATTTTTGAGGAAGTATATGTATCTGATGAAAAATTTATTTTAGATTTTTTCATTCCATCTGTCAATGTGGTAGTTGAATGTCATGGTAAACAACATACTACACATATCAAACATTTCCATAAAACGAAACAAGATTTTCATAAACAACAGGATACAGATCAGAGGAAAAGAAACTGGTGCGAATTAAACGGATTTAAACTTATAGAAATATATGATGAATAATCTACGAGAAGAAACGACTAAATATAAACAAGAAATGGACGACTGGATTAAGTCGCTTAGTTTGCCAATCTACAATCCAGGAACAGATGAGATAGAAAATATTTTGGGCTTGACAAGACAAGATATGAGATTACAATCGTCTGTCGAATTGTCTGAGAATGCTGTAATTCTATCGCAATATGCATTATTTCTACAACAGAAAGTTAATGAGTGTAATACTTTTTTAAAATGGGCTGATAAAATTCAGCAAATATTATCATGCGACGATAGGTCTAAATTGAATCAATGGATAAAAAAGGCTAGCCTTAGATTAGAAAGGATACAATATCTAGCCAGACGCATCGAGGTAATATGTCAGAGTATTAATGGGTTAGTAAGAGCTAGATATAATGAAGGAACAAATATATGAATCCGTTAGATATAATTAAGAATGGAATTATAGATGGCGATTGGCAACAGGTGTGCAATGGTTTTGAAAAAATAACTGGAGAATGGATAGCTCCTCCATGTAGTGATTCAAATGAAGTTGAATTAACACCGCCAGAAATGATATCTAAAATCCAAAATATCGTCAAATATTTTGATAATACCATAAATTTACCTCAAAAAACCAAAAAGAAAATTACCCAGAAAAAAACTAAAAAAACAACAAAGAAAAATGATACAGAGCGTATAATGGATGAGACACCATCAGTAACACAAGTAACAGAATCTGTAGTTGGCAAAACTGTTTTTATTACAAACGAAATTGATCCGACAGAAGTTCGGGCCAATACAATACGAGCAGAAAAGACAAAAGATCGCAAAGTTAAACTCAATAGACCAACCCATAAACAATACAAGGTTAAATGCAACGAATGTGATAAAGAGTTTGATTCTAGTAGATCTGATGGTAAGATGGGACAAAAATGTCAGCAATGTTTAAATGCTAAAAAGGGTCGAATGTCATAATGCGCAATAAACAAAATGCTATACTACAAGACTCTGGCATGGAACGAGCCGTCATGGCGGGCATAGCTACGTATGGTTCTGATTGTTTCTTCGAAGTAGAAGATATCATCAATGTTAAAGATTTATACTGGAAATATAATCAGGAATTGTTTGCAATTTTTTCACACATGGTTCACAAAGAAGATACAAAAACATTTGATTTACCTAGCATACAGGCTACTGCCAGGATTTTGGGATATGCCTCTTTTGCCGCTGGAGGAAAACACACTGAGTATTTGACATCAATAATAGATGAAACTGGTCTGTCTCGGGATAACGTTCAGGCTATGGTTATAGCAATATACAAATTATCATTAGCTAGACAGGGATATCTTGCTGTAACTAAAATACAAAAAACCTTAACATCGATAACTGGAGCAGAAGGTGTAGATGAAATTATTAGTGCCATCGAAGAACCCATATTCGAATTTACGGGGAACACCGTATCCCAAACCGCAGGTGTGGTTTCACTAGGAGATTCATTCCAGCATGTCATGCAATCGTTAGCCACAACACCGCAAGACATTGTAGGTCTTCCCACTGGTTTTACTAAGTGGGATATAGCAATAGGTGGTGGCTTACGTCCTGCTACTGTGAACGTTATTGGCGCTAGGCCGAAAATTGGAAAATGTCACGGTTCCTTCAGTACGGTAGTATTGACTAACCTTGGTATTTTAATGCCATACGAAATGTATTGCGCTAAATCCACAAATTTCCAACAAGCATTACCACAATTATGTAGTTCGGATTTGAGATTACTGAATTCAAATGGCGATGAAAAACAACCCGAGTATTGGTGGAATAATGGTTTTGTTGATGTAATTAAGATACAAACCAAATATGGGAATACCTTGTCGGCAACCCCAAACCACCCTGTGCAAATTCTAGATACCGATGGAAAAATCAAATGGAAGAACACAGAAGATTTGAAGTCAAAAGATTATTTAGTGTGTAGAAGAGGGGATAGATACTGGGGTAGTGCTACTATCGACATAAATGACGCATATGTTATTGGATTGTTGGTTGGCGATGGTTGTATAAACGATACAATCGTCGAACTAGCTTCAATTAATGGACACTGCCGAGAGCAATTTAGAACATTTATTGGTCGTTGTGGCGGTGACATAGGAACAGAAAACAAATTCCATATAAGATGCAATAGGGTGAAAATTGCAAAAAAAATATTATCATTGGGATTTTATGATGAAAATAATCGCAAAATTTTTCCTACGACTATTAGAACATGTAAAGAAGAAATTGTTTGTCGGGCTTTACGTGGATATTTTGATGCTGATGGTTGTGTAGAAAAAAGAGGAGTAACAGCTACTACAAATTCACAAAAACTAGCTATTCAACTAAAGGCAATGTTGTTGAATTTAGGAATATTGTCAAAAACCAGAATAAGACATATAGTCCCACCCGGACACACAAAACCCAATGTGTATTGGGAGATTGCAATACAAAACGTAGAATCAGCAATTATTTTCCGCGATCTGATAGGATTTGGTATCGAAAGGAAGCAAAAATTACTTAATTCATTTTGCGAAAAACCGTCTTCCACCAAAAATGATGTGATACCAAACCTAAAGGTGCCGCTGTTAGCACTCAAAAGGGCAATCCAAAAACACAGAGGCTTTTTTTTGCCAGGACGAAGAGTCAATATGCGAGATAACGTTAACCGCTGGATTAGAGGGACCAGGAAAGCTAGAAGAGATGTAGTTCAAAAACTATTAAATCAATTGTCAATATATGACTATTTGCCAGAATATCAGGAGATTAAAACAATTATAGATCCGCATCTATTGTTTGATCCGATACATTCACTATTATCAGACAAGGAGTGGACATCGGATTTTTATATACCAGATGGACACAGTTTCATTACGAATGGAATGGTAAGTCATAACAGCTTTTTCTGTATCAATGTAGCAAAAAATATGGCAGAAAATGGTATACCAGTTTTGTATTTAGACACAGAACTAACGAGCGATACGCAGTTGCACCGACTAGCATCTCTTGTATCGGGTGTTGAATTAAATCACGTAGAGACTGGACAGTTCGTAAAAAATCAACATGAATCTGATGCGCTATGGGAGTCACAAGCGAATATTAAGAAATTAGATATCGATCATTTTTCTGTGGCTGGCTTAACTCCTCAAGCAATAATGTCCATTGCCAGAAGATGGTTATCGAAAACTGTCGGTTTTACGGACAGTGGATGTGCCAAACCATGTTTGATAATATATGATTACTTAAAACTAATGGACGATGGTGGTTTGAAGGGAAACGTTCAGGAATATCAATTGCTTGGCTTTTTGATAACAGCACTACATAATTTTGCAGTTAAATACAAACTGCCAGTTTTAGCTACTGTTCAACTTAATCGTGACGGTGTTGAGAGAGAAGGTGCAGAAGTAGTTTCTGGATCAGATAGAATAGTTTGGTTATGTTCTAATTTTACGATTCTAAAGAAGAAAACACAAACCGAATTGAATGAAGACCCACCATCTAATGGTACCAAAAAATTGGTGGTAACAGATACTAGATATGGCCCTGGCATGGAGAGTGGCGAATATATAAACATTGTAAATGAACTAGAAATAGGCAAATTGGCCGAAGGGCAAACATTTTCAATGGTGACACAATCAAGTATGATGGGTTAGGGATGCCTAAATTCACAGAACAAGACATCGAATTTATACAAAACCGCGCATGCGAGCGCATTACAGAACTGCTAGATGCTCTTGGGATGGACTACACAGAAAGGAACGATTACCTTCAAGCTTCATGCCCTGTTCATGGTGGCGACAACCAAAGGGCTATGTTTTGGGCTATGCGATCTGGCCACTGGCAATGCAAGACAAGAGAATGTCACAAAGATCCAATTACAGGACCGTCTAACAGTATATTCGGATTAGTCAGGGGGACAATGGGTCGCAAAACAGAAAAAAAATGGAGTTTTTATCAATCGGTGTGTTTCGTAGCACACGTATTGGGTTTGAAGATCAGCCACGACGGACAGACAGATTCACAGGATATAGAAATATTTAAACTACTGAAACAACATCGCAATCAGAAAAAACAAACTATTGACCAGGGTCTACCATTGTCTTCTATTGTGTCAAGATTACAGGAAGATACTACATATTACCCAAATCGTGGGGTATCTAGGGATATAATAGCAAAATACCACATATCTTCATGTGAAACCCGTGGTAAGCCGATGTATAAAAGATCATTTTTCCCCGTATTAGATTATAATGGTCGATATGTAATAGGGTGGTCTGGCAGAAGCATATATGATCAGTGTAGCGAATGTGGTACATATCACGACCAAGACCGACATAGATGTCCGGACCAAGAGTATCTGTCGGCTTATACCAAGTGGAAACACTCAAAAGACTTTAGAAGTGAATTGGCTTTATATAATATATGGCATGCTAAGTCATGGATTCAGAAGACTGGCGCGGCTATAGTTTGCGAAGGTCCGGGGGATGTATGGGCCTGCGAAACGGCAGATATACGGAATAGCGTGGCTTTGTGCGGTATAAGTATGTCAAAGCATCAAAGATTAATGCTACAGAATGCGGGCGCACTTACTCTGATACTAGCGTTCGATAACGATAAAGCTGGACTTAAAGCAATGGAGCATCTACAAGACAATTTAATGTATTATTTTCGCATATTTTGTGTGACACCGGATACAGTGAATGATATAGCCGATATGTTTACTGATGATTTGGTAAAAAAAATTACACCTATTTTAGCCAGGGTGTCCAAGTCGCAAGTTTTAACCGAAGATTAAATGGAGACGTTTTGTATGACAACTGAATTTGATATTAAAGATTCTGGAGATCGTCGCGGATTTGATACTGGTGCTACTAGAGATGTTGATTACGATAAACCCAGATTCGATTTGATACCAACCACTGTTATAAAAACAATTATAAACACTAAAACATACCCATTCACACGCCTTGATGAATTTGGTGTAAGTGATAATATAAAAGCTCAACTTTGGAATTTGGGCATGGGATGGGGTGATGACCCAAGTAACAACAACTTAATTCACATTATACAAATTGTTTTAGATGTAATTATGCAACAAGAAAAAGATGCCCCATTAATGCACAATGACGATAGTGACAATAGTTTTCATATTATTTCTCCTAAAACATATTACAGATTGGCTAATCACTATGGCGGGGGTGCTAAAAAATATGATCCATGGAATTGGGCCAAAGGAATGCCACTGAGTGTTTTCCATGCTAGTCTAATGAGACATATTTTTTCTATTATTGAAAATGAAACAGACGAAGATCATTTAAGCGCAATCTTCTTTAATGCTGCATCAATATTGCATTTTAATCTTATCCACAGAGATGATCTGGATGACGTAACACCCAGGGTCAAGGGATGGTATAATGAGGCTTAGTTTGTGGTTGAATCTATCTTATGTGTCTAGCATATGTAGTGGGGTCGATGTGTAAATTATTGAGTGAGATGCGGTATGAAAATACATAGATGTAGTGCAAGTTCGTTGAGATTATACCAGAATTGCCCTTTTGGTTATTTTCTCAATTATATACTTGGACTTAGATCAAAAGCTGGTAAAGCGGCATTACAAGGTAATATCGTTCACCAAGCATTGGAGTGGATGGGAAAACTGAAAAAACGTAATAAAACTAATGTTGATCCAATGTGGTTATTAGATAGAGCATGGGATGATTGGGTAGACAAAACACCGCACATCGCAATACGAAAAACCACAACACGCATAGACAAGATAACAGGAGAATACAAAGAAGCTGCTGATTATAAAAAATGTAGAATAGCCATGGAAAGTGTTTTGAATGACAAATTTTATAATCCTTATTGTGCAGAAGTGCTTGATACAGAAAAATGGTTTGCTTTGGAAATGCCGGGGAAAGAGTGGGAATGTGTAGATGAAAATGGGAAAGTGAAACAATTTGCAATTAGAGGCTTTATTGACTTGTTACATAGGATAGACGAAGACACTATCGAGATTGTTGATTGGAAAACTGGCAGTAGAACCGATTTATCCACGAAAGAACCTATAGATGAATTTTTCTTGACTCAAGAAATACAACCAAGATTATATCATTTGGCTATATATTTGTTGTATCCACAATATAAAAACATCATTATAACATTCTATTATACGAATGACCAGGGTCCAATCACAATCTCATTTTCACAAGAAGATATTGCCCAGACAATATCTGTGCTATATAGATTTTTCACCACGATTCGCAAGGATACATTGATTCGTCGGAGTAGAAGCTGGAAATGTAAAATGTGTTCATTTAATAAAGATGACGTATGTCAAAAAATATGGAGTGATCTACACACACTAGGCGAAAGTTACGTTGCTACAAAATATGTGGCAGACAATGGGGAAATAAAGATAATAAACATGTGAAGAGATTAAATACAATCGATATAGCACAACAATTTGGTATTACACAAAGTTTAGTTTCTGCCATAAAATTACACAAAGCATGGAGACATATATGAAAACAAAAAATACATATGTTCCACTTCATTGTCATAGCTTTTATAGTCTTTTGGATGGCCTGTGTTCCCCAAAAGATATAGTCGATAGATGTGTCGAACTTAAATTACCAGGTGTGGCCATCACCGACCACGGGAATATATCGTGTTTGAAAACCTTTTATGACGCAGCAATGAAAAAACAAATAAAACCCATTATTGGATGTGAAATGTACGTTGTCGAAAAAGACGCCGCCATAAAAGATAATACGAATAATACACGCAATCATCTAATAGTTTTGGCTAAAAATGATGATGGCATTAAGGATCTAATGGAATTAATAAGTGAATCTAATAGACCAGATTATTTTTATCGTAAACCACGGATACATCTTGGTGGAATAACACAATTCGCCAGCAGAAATAACCTGATATTTTTAACAGCTTGTATTGCCGGGGAATTGCCTTCTAGCCTATTTGTTAACTTCCGGGAAGCCACAATAGCTAGTGGACATGGCACTAATGTGCAGGGCGTTAGACAACTTCTTAAACCCGACTGGAAGCAAGTTGGTGTTGATATAATCAATAAGCATATCGAAATATTCGGTAAAGATAACTACTACCTCGAACTACAAAATGAGGGTATGGATATTCAAAAGGTAGTAGTTGATTGCTTGAGGCAGCTAGGAGACGAAACTGGTGTGTCAACAGTAGCGACGATTGATGCACATTATTGTAGACAAACAGAAGCGGAAGACCAAAGACTATTGCTCTATGCGCAACTTCACACCACCAGAGAAGAACAAGATCTGAAACTTAAGCAGACGGGCGATGTTATGGACTTCATGGTATCAGACAACTATTATATCCCGTCATATGATGAAATGAGAGAGCATTTTACTGAACAGGAATTACAAACCACACTTGATATAGCGGCAAAAATAAATTACACATCACTTGGTCATTCTCCGTATCTTCCAGTATTCACAAACGAAGAGTCTAGCACACTAGGACTAGACTCCAATGATTATCTTAGACACTTATGTATACAAGGTGCTAAAACCAAACTATCAGATTGCACGGATGAGCAAAAAGTTGTTTATTGGGCAAGACTCAAAAAAGAACTAATCGTTATCAACGAAGCTGGTCTTGCTGATTACTTTTTGATAGTATGGGATGCTTGCAAGTTTGTCGATGCCAAAAATGGACCAAGAGGTAAGGGTCGTGGATCTGGCGCTGGATCATTGGTAAATTATCTTGTAGGAATCACTGGTATAGATCCTATTGAATATGGATTATACTTTGAACGATTCTATAATATGAGTAGAAATATTCCACCACACTTTGATATTGGCCAACAGGATTTTATGTCATGGATGTCTGATAATTTTGAATTACTACACACTCGAAACCGTGACGACGAAAGGGCAAAAATCGCGAGACACTTGGCGAAACGTATGCGAAAATATGGAATTGAATTTACCAACCATATGAGGGAAGAGGTGGAGTGGATAGACCACAACAACCCTAGAATGTGGATGTATTTACACGACATGCTTTTGTTAAAACCAGCAGATAATAAATCAAATTCGCATTTGGCATATGGTTTGGGATTAACATTAGCTGGACGAAACGAATTTGATACGGACAAGAAAGTTACTACACATAGTGGTCATATAAGTTTGCCAGACATTGACACAGATATTGGGGTTGTTTTTAGGAATGAAGTAATAGCATACCTGAAAGAACGATGGGGAGAGGAATATGTTGCACAAATGATAACCTTCGGAAGACTACAGGGTAAAGCAGCTTTGAAGGAAGTCTTTAGAGCCCACCCAGATACTGTTAAACAGCTTATGAAAGTTAAGGCAGTAAAAGAAGGTAAAGATCCAAATGAAATCCATATCACTCCACACGACCTGTGTAATGAAATTACACATTTTATACCAGATGAAGCTACTATTGCTGATGAATTGCGTCAGGCAAGAAAGGAACAGGGAGATGATTATGGCATTCTACAATGGTCAGTTCACAACATAGATCAAATACGAGATGCTTATAACTGGTATAAACCATTATTCGATCAGGCCATGAGGATAGAAGGAACAAAAAAATCACAATCGAAACATGCTGCTGGTGTAGTAATCGCAGATAGGCCCATAGCCGAATTAGTTCCTTTAGTATACGACCCAAAGAATAAGGATAGAGTCGTCGGTTTAGAGATGTATGATGCCGAAGCAATGGGCGCTGTAAAATTTGACTTTTTGGGCGTAGTAGCTTTAGATAAACTATGGAAAGCACAGGATCTTATCAATGGTGGCATAGATGATACAGTTTTAGACGAAGAATTTGTTGAGAGTGAAATATGAAAAAGCGTGTGACATTTATAGTAAAAACATTCGAGAGACCAAACTGCTTAAATAGATTAATATATAGCATTAAACTGATGTATCCAGACATAAGAATAATAGTGGCTGATGATAGCAGTAATCCATGCAAACTAACTGGTGTGGATCACCTACACATGCCATATGACAGTGGCGTTTCTGCTGGAAGAAATTTGGCACTAAGCAAAGTAGACACCGAATTTGTTGTGACGTTAGATGACGATTTTGTTTTTGACCATAGGACACGACTTGAAAAGTGGTTAACGATATTAGACGAAACCAATCTTCATATGATAGGTGGTAATGTGGATGGACATCCAGAATACCACGCCAGCCTACACATTGTAGATGGGGCATTGGTATTCAGCAAAACACCATCTGGAGTTTTAGATAATTTCATTTTATGGAATATTGTTCTACAATTTTGGATGAGCAGGACGGATAAAGTCAAAGAGATAGGTGGTTGGGATCATGATTTTAAAACAGTTGACCATATGATTTTCTTTGCAAGATCTATAGGCAAATTAAACATAGGACATACGCCAACTGTTTCTGTCGGGCATAGACCGATTAAGGATACAAATTATTATAATCACAGAAATTGTCGTATGCAACAATATTTAAGACTAATGATGGATAAGTTGCAAATTAACCGAGTGATAGACATCAACGGAAGAACGTTGTACACATACGATGGTAACGCCATACAATAGGTGGTTATATGAGTACATTATATGCCGGTCCATGGAAGGGGGAATTCGGATGGGAATTGTGTTGGTGGAATCCATTCCTCCGATATCTAGCAAAACAATATTACCACATAATCGTGGCAGCACCACATAATTCAAGATATCTATACGAATTTGCTGATAAATTCATACCATTAGAAACAGAAGGTCTTAGTTATTGTGATGGTAAGTTAATTGGTGACGAACCTGTTGTGGAAGCTAATCACTACTTAGGTCCGAAGACAATCTTCGAAGCTGATACTAGTGGACCAGAGAAAATATCAACACCAAGGGAATGGAGACATTTGTCAAATATAAGTTCTATAGATCAGATAGATATTATGTGCGCTTTTAGGCCAGAGAAGTATATCGGTAAACTTGAAGTTCCAGGAAAGACGTACCCGTTAAACAAATGCAGGAAGGTTGTAGAACTGCTTATTGAACAAGGATTAACTGTCGGATGCTTCGGAGGAAAAGAAAATTATTGCCCAAATGGAGCAAGGGATCTGAGAGACAAACCCCTAGCTACTCAATGTGGAGCAATATCCGTCGCAAAATGTGTTGTTGGACCTAGTAGCGGCACTATTCACTTGGCGAGCCTATGTGGTTGTCCGCATGTCACGTGGATTGCGTCTATTCATCATACATTAAAACAGCGATATCAAACTATGTGGAATCCATTTAAATCACCCATAAAATTTATTGGACATGCTGTTGAGCCGAGTCCAGAGAATATAGTTTCAGAAACATTAGCACTTATTTCATAGCGGGCAAGATAGAGATTCGATACGATTTATATTGATGGACTACACAATGGACTATGCCGATATAAGAGACGTAGCTATAATAGATGCAATACCCAATTATCAGTATGACAAAACTATTCTGAATATTGGGTGTGGTGCAGGACGAATAGATAGGATATTGGCTTCTATGGGTTACAGAGTATATGCTACAGACTGTCGGCATCATAGTATTTGGCAGGATACTGAAAACATAACTTTTCACATAACTGATATCTTCAAAACAGAATCTTTTCCTATTAAGGATAGTCCGGTAGTAATTTGTAGTGAGGTATTAGAACATCTTTCAAACTATCGAGTGGCTATACAAAAGTTATTAGTTATGACAACAACTAGATTAATTATCACGGTTCCTTTTGAGCAATCATTTAATAACCAATCGCCACCACCAATAGGACATTGTAACCACTGGGGTAACAAAAAAAATAAAATATTTGGTAAAAACGGGGAATTATTGTATATATTAAACGACATAAATGAATTTAGAGATATTTGTAAACCATATTCTGTGTCAATATCAAAAATTAGAACCAAACCTGGAGATGTAGCTATGAACCAATGGTGCTACTTAGTCGTTATTGACAAAAGACAAAAGTATGGGTAAATGATGAATCCATTTGAAAACAAAAACATATTGGTCGTTGGTGATTTGATGCTAGATATATACAAGTACGGTGTCGTACATAGAATATCGCCAGAGGCACCAGTCCCAGTTGTTAAATTATCTAATACCAAGCTAGTCCCCGGTGGCGCCGCCAATGTAGCCATCAATGCTAGTGCATTAGGGTGTAATGTTGAAATAGCTGGATATGTTGGTGCAGATCGTGCTGCTAGACAAATCAAATTGTTGTTAGCCGAATACGGTATAGGCCAAACTGCGGTCATAGAATCGGTATTTCCAACAATTACCAAAACCAGAATATTGGCGAACCAACAACATCTTATCAGATATGACGACGATTCGTGTTTTGAAACCGAAAAGAATGTTAATCTTTACGAGAATGAATTGCTCAAATCGCTAACTCAAATTAATACCCGAACAGAATTCGATATATTGATTATATCAGATTATGCAAAAGGTGTGTTTACAGAAAGAACAATGAATTTTATAAAACAAATATTTCAATGTCCGATTGTCGGCGACATAAAACCAATTAATTCTCAGTATTGTTCCAATTTTTTGTGCATATCGCCCAATCTGTCAGAAGCACGACAACTGGTTCCAAACACTGATGATGACATAGACGTAGCACGATTAGCAGTTATGATCAAAAACCACTTGAATCTTCGATCTGTTATAATTACGATGTCAGATAAGGGTATTTTCTTGTTAGATGAAAATGATTGTGTCACATCACATCCACCACACATACCAATCACAAAAAATAATCTTAATCACACAGTAGATGTAACTGGTGCTGGAGACACAGTTATTAGCACTTTGGCATCGTGCATCGCAGCTGGATATTCACTACAGGAGTCTGTGAAAATAAGTAATATAGCAGCAGGTATAGTCGTTAATAAAACTGGTACTGCATGTTGTACTTTCAGAGAATTGAAAGATGAATATATACAATTGTAGCGGTACTCTCGGCGATACATATATTACATTATGTATCTTATACAAGATAGCGATATGCGAACCAATAATATGCGAGCACTATACGGCTCAATACAATTGGAGACATTTAATAAAACAAATATATTCTTTGCTGCCTAACATAAAAGTACAATTTGTAAACACAAGATCTGATCGTGGCTTACGAATTTACTCAACGTTTACTGATCATTTAAGTTATGGTCGAATCTTTAATAACCCAGATAATTGGCAATTATTCCCATATTTCAACTTGCCGTATATGTCAAGTTTGCCACAAGAATATATCGTACTAAACCCAATTGCTGGCCGCACAAATCAGGATAGACAATTACGAACAGATATAATCCAGGGTACGATAGAACAAACACCATATCCTGTCATTATAATCGGCACAGATGATAGGTTAAAATGTATTAATGGACCCGGGGTTATAAACCTTGTGGGAAAAACATCATTACCAGAAGCAATTGGTATTGTGTCAAAAGCAAAAAAAATGATTACATTCCAGGGTATAATGAGTATGGTGTCGTTGAGCCATAAGGTACCCAGTAATATCTATATGACAAGAAAAGATGACGAACCATTTGTTTCACATCGACTCCCAGATGCTTGGAAACAATACTGTTATCTGATAAGGTACAAAGATGAGTTATGAAACCAGCAAGGCACACAACAGGCGATTGTCTATGGGGTATTTTCGGCTATATTTGACCGGAGATGGTATTGATATCGGATGTGGCCAGGATATATTAAATGTAGTGGTTGGTAAAGTAATACCGTATGACAAAATCCATGTAGATACGGCAAACGAAGCTGAAACTATGAGCGAGATAGGCGAAAAAACATTTGATTTTGCTTATTCGTCCAATTGCTTAGAACATATAGATGATCCAGTTTCAGCCATGCGGTCATGGATACGAATCGTCAAAACAAATGGGTTTATATTTATCACTGTCCCAGATGAAGGATTATATGAGCATAATAAATGGCCAAGTCAATTCAACAAAGACCATAAATGGTCGTTTACTTTAAAAGAATCCAGTAAGTTACCAAAATCTATTTATCTTCCGGAATGGTTGAAACAATTTGGTGTTGAAATCGTATTAATAAGAATGGTAGATACTAACTATGATTATACACTAATCGGTGTTGATCAGACCAATGATCCATACAATGCAGAAGCATGTATAGAGATTATATTGCGTAGAAAGGTATAATGATGACCACCTATATCAAACAAATAGGTATGAAAAGATCTGGCACGAACTATACTAGATGGTTATTGGAAAATAATTTCCAAGACGTTCAAGTATTATCTGAAGTTTTACTATGGAAACATTCCCCTAAGCCACCAGATAATGGTAACATCGATTGGAGCGGTGGATCGTGGGTAGATCCAGCACATTCTGCAACTGAACGATTTGCTGAGAAACAAAAACTTCTCAAAATGGTTACGGATGATATGCGACGAGCAGTCGAAACCAAAGAATTGCGATACATAGTTACAGTCAAGTCGCCATACTCATGGTGGTGTAGTTATTCAAAGCGGTTTAAAGAAAGACCAGAACGACTAATGTCTGTTACCCAGGCAATCGATTTGTGGAATCATTTTCATTATAATTGGATTCAATTTTGCGAACACTATAAATTAGCTACAATAGTTAGATATGAAGATCTTCTACAATCATTCGACAAGACGTTACACGATATTAATAATGAGTTGCTAATCAAAGCGAACTTTCCGTTCGTAAACAATAAAGTGCGAATGGCAAGACGAAGTGATATCAATATAGGCATGGGACAGACAGGAATACCGTTCGATGCACAACATTACGAATCTCATAGCTACATGGAAATGTTTGATAGAGAATTAATAGCACAATTTAAGAAACGGCTGTCGCCACTAGTGATGTCGGAATTGGGATATCAAATAGTATGACTAAAACAGTATTGTTGCTATACTGGCATGGACTTGGCGATTTAATATGTCTTACGCCACAACTAAGAGAACTTCATAGATGCGGCTTTAAGGTAGATTTGATATGCCGAAAGCAGGCTATCCAGTCTCAACTTTTTGCGTCTTGCTCGTATATAAACAAATTGATTCCTGTCCAATATGATACTGGTGGCCCGGCAGAAGGTGGAAAAAGCGGAGCTATTAAATTACAGCAATGTATGGATTTATTTCACGAATTGTCAGGTGGTTATGATTTATCCCTCGAATTCAGTGAGATGCCATCTTATGTTAGAGGCGGGAAGATAGCTAGGAACAACAAGATCTGTGGATTTAAGACGATTGATAGCTTAGATCTAGAAGTTTTTATTTCACAAGAGGTAGAAAACAGGGCCATACGATATATTCAACAACAATTTCCAAATGGATATATTTTTTGCCACACCATGATTGAATGGCATCAATATCATAATTGGAATGCTACTGAATGGATGAAAAAGAATTTGCCAGATCTTCCAATAGTTAATACTGGAGTTGGCGGCAAATACGAAATGTTTTTCGATGATATAAACGTCTCTTTTGTCCTAGCCAGAGAAGCCACCCACAGAGTACTATCCTCTTCGGTATTCGTTCATGCGTGTGATGCGATGAATATATCTATGGACGTAGTACATTATGGAAAACAAAATCGGCATGGATGGCCTTTAGATAGTAGTAAAATCCAGCTGATACATGGTGTTATATGAAAATAGTATATATTGCCAAATTTGACAAATTTTACAAGACTGGATGCTACGTAGCCTACGCATTCGAAAAAATAGATGTTGAAGTAATTCGCGTTTCTCCAGACGTATCGTTCACCACAGTTCAGCAAATTATAATTAAACACAATCCAGATTTCGTTTTGTACGGTAAATCCATGAAACTACCACGATTGATTATGTGGCTCAAATCAAAAGGTATACCATCTGTATTTTGGTTGTACGACATGGCCTGGGGAGATAGCCCCGTGGCCGTCGCTAATCGGTACCATATTATTTCTATGGATATGCATAAATCCGATTTGTTTTTTAGTACGGATGGTGGTCACGACAACGAATGGCGCAGCTTAGGTGTCCGCAACTTGACACTAAGGCAAGGTATACATAAACCAGATAATATTTTAGTACCTATTGACAATATGGATTTGGATGTTGTATTCACTGGATTTCCATATTTTCCACTTAGAGCCAAAATGATTAATTTTTTGAAGGATAAGTATGGTAAAAAATTTCTACATGTAGAAGAAGGTCTAAGGGGTCTGCAGTTAAATCGAGTGGTACAATCAGCGAAAATAGTTGTGGCCGACAGTTATCCGTCTCCGTTCTACTGGAGTAATAGAATATACGAGATGACTGGAAGAGGTGGATTCGTAATTCATTCTGATGTGGATGGACTAGAACAGGAATTTAATCTGGACCTAACCACCAATGAAGCTGGGGTAGTTACTTTCAAATATGATGATAATTTCGAAGACTTAGGAAATATGATTGATTTTTATCTATATAATTACTTGAGTCGAGAATTAATAAGAATGAATGGGTTTAATCAGTGTCCAACATATGATGATCGAATTGCTATCATAATAAAGTATGTTGCGAAATTGCGTGATATTTGCAAGGACTGAATCATTGATTTGTAAAATATGTAATAAACAACTAACTGGCGGTATTGTCAGGAATTTTCAACAATGCGCAATATGTGGAATACATTATAATCTTAATGCCCACAGTAAAAATGAGACAAGACGATTATTGAGTAATATGATGCTTAGTGCTTGTTCGAGCGCACAAAAAATGCAAAAACGCATAGATAATGCCAATTTACAATTAGATGAATTGGAATTATACATGTCGCCAGGCAAGTTGTATGATGTTGGTGCTGCTGGTGGTTTTGTAATGAAAGCTGCCCAAGATCGTCAATGGGAAGTCTATGGTAACGAAATAAGCTTATCTGCCGTTCAATGGGCTCGTCGAGTTTATGGAATTGATATTTTCCATGGATTTATTGAAGAATCACCATGTGTTTTTGATACTGATTTTGATCTTGCTGTTTTTTGGAATACATTGGAACACATGATAGATCCTGTCGAAACACTCAAGATAGTCAGCAATATGTTGAAGCTCGGTGGATATATACATATTCGTGTACCAATCAAAGAACCAAAAGATATAGAAAAATTCTGCGAACATGGACACACGGTAGAGTTTAATCCGTCATCTTTGGTGACTCTCGGCAATATTAATAAAATGAGTATAATATCGGAATCATATCTAGATACTAGAATACCGTGTATGGATTTGCTGTGGAGGAAAGAATGATAATAACACCAGAATTTATTTGCATACATTTACAAAAATGTGCAGGATCATTTTTGAGAACTTATTTTTTAGAAAATATCGCTGGCGCCAAATATACTGGTACTCCGCACGACCAAGTAAAGGATATACCTAGAATACACCGACGTAAACCTATTATCGGAACGATTCGAAATCCATGGGAATGGTATGTATCCTGGTATGCAGGAACACAACGCAATCCACAGGGTCATTTTTGGCAACTTCACAAAAATGGTACGAATACGACTTTTTATGAATTTATGGATACTGTAAAATCTATACAACATAAAATTCATAATGTGGATTTCGGCTTGATTAACAGACTCCAGATGGGTGTGTATACATATAGATATATAGAAAGTTATTGTACAAACCCGCAGGTTGTTTTTCAAACATGGCCTATCTGTTCTGGTACAAATCTAATTGAAGACAACATATATTTGTGTAAAACAGAGAGATTGATACATGATATCATAGAGTTTTTCATAACTAGGAATATACCGTTAAATGACGATCAGATAGATAAACTAAAAACAACCCCTATGATTAATCAATCTACACATCAACCATATGGCGATTACTATGATGACAAATTAGTTAAATATGTTACGAATAATGATCAATACCTTGTGCAAAAATTTGAATATAAATTTGTGTAATGGGAGTTGGTAAAATGAAAATAGCTGTTTCTATGATACATGTATCTACGCCTTTGCGTATGGATGCATTAATTAAAACATTGTTGCGATATGGACACCAGCTATGTGACCCCTGCAATGCTGACATATGGTTCGTTGATTGCATTTGGCCACATCGTTTAGATAAAGAGATGATTGCGTCTATGCTATCTTTCCGTGGCAAAATTATACTAATATCTCTTGGAGATTTAAATCTATTCAACCTAAGTGGTTTGCCGGATGAACTCATTAACAAGACAACTGCTTTTGCCAAAATACAGTGGTCTAACGATCCAGCAGAATATGATACACGAATTTTAGACAAGAAACTAACTATTCATCCATTCCTTATTGGTGGACTACCTAGCAAAGCAGAGAAAGAGCCTAAAGCGTGTTTTTGGGGTTTGCCAACTGGATCGGAACAATCAGAAGATAACCTACGAATACGTGCCTGTAAAATTTTAAAACCCAACCCATGGTTTATTGGTGGAATAGTGGGACAGGAACCGGGGGCTATTTTGCGAGATATCAGCGGAATCGAAACGGGTCATCGGCCAAGGGTATTCTATCTAAATGCTATTAACAGGACGTTATTGTCAATATGTATGCCAGGCAATAGTCCATTAACATATAGATTATTCGAAAGTCTCGGAGTAGGATCTGTAGTTGTATCATGCTGTCTCGACGAGATAGAATGGCTGAATAAATTGGTGCCAGGAGAACATTATCTAGCCGTAAAATCTGATTTATCCGATCTACAAGACATATGTGACACAGCCCTTGTCAATACAGATCTGACTACCAGAATAGCTACCGATGGGTATAATATACACTTAGAATACTATGCTATTCAAACCGATGGTGGATTATCGGACCAACTATGGGGTAATATTAGAAATCAACTATCCGAATTGGGGATAGAACTATAAAAAGTGAAACAAAACCATCCATCGCAAGTATAATATATCATGATTAAATTTACAAATTGTGCATGCCAGGTTGAAGTCGGGAAATTTGACATCAACCATATACCGTTAGATTGCCCTGCTGTATGGCGATTATTGGCTGGTGGTCATACGATAGGCGTGTTCCAACTAGAGAAAAAGCTAGGCCAAGACTGGTCTCAAAAGGTGAGACCAAAGAGTTTGGAGGAATTGGCAGCCTTAATATCATTACTCCGTCCCGGTCCATTAGAATCTGGACTCTCACAAGATTATGTAGATATCAAATTTGGTAAAAAAAAGATATCATATTTACACCCATCCCTTAAAGACATTCTTGATTCAACGTATGGGTGTATGGTTTATCAGGAACAAGCACTTAGGATAGCGATAGATTTGGCTGGTTTTAGCCCTGAGATGGCAGATGAACTCCGAAAAGCCATCGGCAAAAAAAAGCCAGAGTTAATGGCTACTTTAAAAAGCAAATTTGTTGATGGCGCCAATAATCATCGTGGCATATCCAAACAAATTGCTGAAGAGATATTTGGGTGGATCGAAAAATGTCAACGATATTCATTCAATAAATCCCATGCAATATCTTACGGAATGATTTCCTATCAAACTAGTTGGCTTAAATGTCATTTCCCACATGAATTTTTCACAAGCTACTTAACTTATTCGCAATATAAGGGTGATCCAAAAGAAGAAATCTATAATCTTGTCCAAGATTCTAGACTTTTCGGTGTCGATATATTCCCGCCAGATATTAGGCGTGGGAATACCCACTTCCAAATGACAGACGTGCCACACAAGGGCGTAGCATTCGGTCTGTCCCACATTAGGGGCGTTGGCACCTCTGCCATTGAAAAAATTATAACAGCAGCCACAACGCAAGGAATGGACCCATTGGACGAATCCATAATGAATCACGGAGGTTGTACAAATGTCGCAGCAAGAACACATGTTGTCGATATTATTGCAGATAGCGAAAGGGTCAACAAATCCAGCTTAGCAACTTGGGGTGATTTTCTGGCATCGGTACCTGACTTTCATAGAAACGTTGGTATAGCATTAATAAAATCTGGCGCATGCGACTGTTACGATATGCAACGTAGTGAGATGATAAGAGAATTAGAAGTAGTACTAGGGACAACAACTCACGATGAAAATGGACACAAAAAAGAAATCAAAGGATTAACACCAAAAGAAAGAGAATATTTCTTTGATAAGCTAAAGACTTCTGGTCAAACAGCCAGAGAAATTATATCGTCCATGTCAAAGTCCCCAGACCCAAAAAACAAATCCTTAGCTCAAATGTTAAAGAATGAATTATTAGAATTATCTAATGGGTTTTTTGATTCAGTAGGAATTTGTGATGGGATTATGCTCGATGATGGTGGAGTGTTCCTCCACACTACACCATCCGAAAAAATAGAATGGTTAAAAAATTTGAAGAGTAAAACAAAGTCACAGATAATAGAATTGCTACAAAAAAATGGATATAAAGACATAAAAATTAAACCACCATGTTCAAGCGATGCAAGACGTCAAATCATGATGTCCAAAGCAGAAATATTATCTACTCCCATTATGGATACCAATACAGCCAGCGCTACTGCAGAAAAACATTTCCTTGGTATTTCATTGTCTTGCTCCCCAGCCGATGATGCGGATGATAGTTTGTCTACCCACACGTGTTTAGAATTGGCACAGTTACCAAATAACGAAGATGCTGTGGTTTGCGCTATAATCGATAGTGTCAAGCACACAAAAACAAAAAGAGGTAAAAATCCTGGACAACCAATGTGTTTTCTTACAGTATCTGATTCTACATATTCTATAGATCATGCGGTTGTATTCCCAGATGTTTTTATGCAACTTAAGGGTATGTGCATGCCCAATATCATATGTTTGGTATACGGGAAAAAACAAAACGGCAGTTTCATTGTGCGCGATATACAGAAATTAATATAATGTACGAAACATAATTTTGATTTCACTGTATAATCAGTAAACACATGGCATATTAGAAAGGTGTAATGATGGCAGAATTAGTCAGTTTTGGAGTTGGGGTCGCAACGGCTGATGCCGAATTGAGACAAGTCGGTCAAAATGGTGCATCTGTTTGTACGGTTAACTTAGCTTTCAACCGTAATTATCAGGATAAGAACAAGGAATGGCAAACAGAAACTTGTTTTATCAAGGCTCAAATCTGGGGTAATAAATCAACCAAGATGGCCGAACTGGTTAAGAGGGGGCAGCCAATATATGTACATGGACACCTCAAGCAAGAGACATGGGAAGACAAGAATAAGCAAAAGAGAATATCCTACTCTCTGAATTTGCGAGATTTTCAGTTATGTGAAAAAAATGGTAAGAGAAATGGTGATAACACCAGCCAACCGACTGTAGCCACTACTAATACCGAAACACCAGCAGCGGCACCGGTTGCGGCACAAGTTCCCGACAACGATACGATAGACGATATGGATATTCCGTTTTAAATTATAGGATAAGTCAACGAAACCTATATGAATGAAATGCACAAGTCATTAGCTGATTTTATCGTTAAATTTGCTAAAAAAATTGTAAATCTATATCCAAGTGGTTGTGCCGATCAAGAAGATTATATTCAAATTGGTTATCTAACCCTTGCTGAGATAAAGCAAACTAATCCACAGACGGATAATTTCGAAGCATATGCGTTGGTATCTATTTGTCGTGCTATGCGAAACGCCGCTATTGATTCATTTTGTATTGTATCGGCACCACGAGAATTAAAAAGAAAAATTAGATCAATTTCTAGATTGATGCTAGATGGCAAGACGGATGCAGAAATTTGTGATCAACTAGATATACCAAACAATTCTATTGGTCATCTTAAATCTCTTGTTAACACACAGTCGATTCATAATGTTTTTGGTGAACAAGAGCAATGCGTGGATCAGTTTTCAGCTTTTGATGATATGTTATCTTCGGGTATATTGACCGATCAAGATAAGGATGTAATATGTGATCAATTGTGCGAAAATAAAGTTGCTATCGGGAAAACCCGTAGACGTAGATGGGAAAAATATCGCAAAATGAGACATCGGCTAACTCGGAGTGGGTATGGAATCTAAACAAAAAAAACGTGTGTTATTCATAGGTGAAGCCAGTTTTTTAGCTACTGGTTTTAGCACATATTGGCATGAAGTAATCAAACGGCTGCATGATACTTGTGAATTTGAGATAGCGGAGATTGGAAGCTACGCCCACGATGATGACCCAAGGTGTCAACAAGTACCATGGAAATTTTATGCTGTAGCTCCTCCTCGTAGTGATCAAAGAGCTATGCAACAATATATGGCTGGCCCAACTAACCAGTTTGGTGAATGGAGATTTGAAGATGTGTGTATAGATTTCCAGCCAGACATTGTCTGCGGCATACGAGACTGGTGGATGGACGAATTCGTATTACGTTCTCCTACTAGAAAATATTTCTCATTTATCTGGATGCCGACAATCGACGGAGAGCCACAAAGAGAACTATGGTTAGACTCATATCAACAGTGCGATTCCATATTAACATATTCTCAGTATGGCATGGACTTACTAAAAAGAACAGGACGCAGAGATACTAATTTGGTTACCATAGCATCTCCTGGTGCAGACCTTGATGTTTTTAAACCACCACCAGATAAAAGGGCTCATAAATCAAAGCTTGGTATAGACCCAAATTCTATCATAGTCGGCACCGTGATGCGTAACCAAAAACGCAAGTTATACTATGATTTGATTGAGGCTTTCAGTCAATGGCTATATCATTCCAAAACTAAGGGGCATACACAGCTAGCAAATCGTACATTCTTGTATTTACATACCAGCTACCCAGACGTTGGGTATGACATAGGCAAAGCAATTAGAGATTTTAAAATTTGCAACAAGGTCATTATGACTTATATTTGCGGCAATTGCCAAGCAGTATACCCAGCCTTTTTTGAGGGAGATATGGCGATATGTCGTAAATGTGGCAAATTAGCAGCACATCCACCAAATGCTAATCATTTTTGCCCAAGACATATATTGGCCGATATTATGAAAACGTTTGATCTGTATGTGCAATACTCTATCTGTTTACACCCTGGTACTCCCGTTATGACTTCTGATGGGTGGAATAATATAGGCAATATAGTTGTCGGCGACAAAGTTGTCGGCAGGGACGGGAAGCTTCATCGTGTCTACAAAACAATGCACAGTAAACCTAATCAATGTTTTGATATTTCAGTTAAAGGTAGACCTTGGTCTGTAACAGCAACGGATAATCATCCATGGCTGGTTGTTGACAAAACTGGTTTATCAAAAGGTACTGAAAGCATTGTTAATCGTGAACGTTATCATAAAAATAGAGGGACACAATGTCCTGAATTAAAATTTGTCTATAAAAGAACAGATGAACTGCAACCTGGGGATTTGTTGGCTAGTAGAATTCCCGAAGAAGAAATTTTGCCAGATTATGATCTTCCGTTTATGGATGAAAACATGGCATACTATCTTGGACTATTTGCTGCGGACGGCCATGCAAATACCACATGTGGGCAATGTACGATAACATCGCACGAAACAGAAGCATCTCACGTGTTGGAAGTATCAAATAAAATCGCCAAAAAAATTAACAAAAAAGCCCGTCAGTCAAAAGTCAAGGATAGAAAGGCAGTTGCTACAAACATATGTGATACCAAACTGCGAGATCAATTGAGGAATATTTGTTATCATCAAGACAAAACAAAACAATTACCAGACAGATGTCATATGTGGCCAATTGATCTTCAACAAAAATTAGTCGAAGGACTAATGTTTGGAGATGGACATCAGAAAAAAGAATGGCTTAACGTGTATTGCACTACTTCTGTCCATATAGCAAAGATGGTAGGTCCAATTCTTGAGCGTCTTGGCTGGTATTACTCGTGCTCTATACAGTATCGAGATGGCAAACTTCCAATGTATCGTTTTGAAATCCGTACTGATGGGCAGCGAAAATCACACGAGACATTATATAGAGATGGATTTGTATTAACAAAAGTGGCATCCTCCAACCAGAGCGATTTTAATGGTGATGTGATAACCATAGATGTTGAGGATGATCATAATTACAATACCATATGTGGTATGTCCCATAACTGCGAGGGTTTTGGGATGCCATGCGTTGAAGCTCAGGCGTGTGGTGTACCCACAATGGCAGTAAATTATTCAGCCATGGAAGACCATTTGAAGAATCCCACATCTATTCCTATAGAGGTAGAAAGATTTTTCTGGGAATCGATTATCGAGACAGAACAAAAACGAGCACTGCCAAGCAACAAAGATTTTGCCAATAAGCTTGACCGATTTTTAAAGCAAACAGAAGAAGTCAGAAATAATAAATCTCATCGAACGAGAGAGTACATTGAAGAACTAGTCGACACATACGGACAGACCCAACAGATGCGTCGTAGGGGATGGGAGCGCACAGCCGCTATTTGGGCACAAGTTATTCGAGAAACATCCATAAATGATGTAAATGATACGTGGCTTCGGTCTACACCAAAAATCAACCAACCGAATTTGATCCCACCAACTAATGATATGAACAACAATGAATTTGTTAATTGGGTAATTGGCAAAATCTGGAAACGCCCAGATATGATTAATACTCATTTCGCTGGAGAATGGCTACAATCACTCAATAGTGGTTCAAGAACGGTTGGTGATAAACGTGTCCCATTTGATCGTCGAGCGATGATTGACCATTTTATAGAAATGGTAAAACACGGTAATGCATTTGAACAAAAGCGTTTCGCCTCTTTGTCAAAATTAGACCCTGATGAATTAAAGATATCGGTGATATAATGAAAATCGCATATATAAGCGTATGTAAAGATGGTACAGGATATGCGCACCAAGCCGTGAACAATATGTTGGCGTTAGAATCTGCCGGTTTAGATGTAGTATCAAGATCTGTCAGTTTATCTCAAACCACCAATCGTGATTTGGCAAAGAAAGTATTACATTTAGAGGATAAATCTGTTGATAATGTAGAAGTGGTTATACAACATATTCTTCCTAACTTTTTCGAGTACAAATATGGTGTGAAAAATATAGGAATATTTGATTGGGAAACTACACATTTTCGTAGATCTAATTGGCCCCATTGCTGTAACATAATGGACGAAATATGGGTACCATCAATACAAAATACACAGGCGGCAAAAAATAGTGGAGTAAAGGTTCCAATAAGAAAAATGCCATGCGCATGTGATACTTCTAAATTTAATGCCGATACTAAGCCACTACAAATTCCAAAGTTGTCTAATAAATGTGTCTTTTATACGATAGGAGAGATGAGTCGTAGGAAAAACATAATTGCCACAATACGAGCGTTCTACAGCGCATTTACATTGCGAGACGATGTCGTTCTGGTAATAAAGGCCAATATTCCAGGCAAATCACCAGAAGAAACCATGGGCATAATAAAAGAGACAATCGCTGATATCAAAAAATCCATACATATCTATGCGAGACATTCGTATTATCCACCAGTAGCATGTATAACTGATTTTTTGCCAGACGAAAAAATCAATCAACTACATAAAACTGGTGATGTTTTTGTATCTGCTAGTCATGGAGAGGCGTGGGGAATTCCTGCCCATGACGCTCTTGGGTTTGGAAATCCAGCGATACTAAGCAATTGGGGATCATCCCCAGAACTGCTGAGCAGTTCTGCAATTGCATCATGGAGACCAACAACAAATCGGTTTTCAAATGACAATGTAGCAGATGGAGGATGGCTTGTCAACGGGCAATTGACACCATGTTTTGGCCACACAGAAAGTTACCCAGATCTTTATACTGGTGATGAGTATTGGTTTGAACCAGATATATGTCATTTTATCTCCTGTATGAAACAGGCATATGAAAAATGGCAAAACGGATCGCTTGCGGCGGTAGGACAAATGGCTAGACATAGGGCGTTTAAATATAGTTATGAAAAAGTTGGTTTAATAGCGAAAAATCTTTTGGAGTTGTAGAAATATGGCATCATCATTATCTGCGATATTAAGAAGTATCAACAGGGATATATCAAAGCCATTGAATATACTATACAGTAATAATCATGAAGCGTACAGCGCAACACTGGCTAAAACTGGTCATAACTTTTATGTTTTGCAACATCCCAAATTTCATCCATGGGACCAAAAAGAACGACCGTTGCCTCCAAACTTTTTCATCTTACAGGGAAAAGATATCCCAAGTCAACTGAGTATGGATATATCGTTTGATTTAGTATTAACACAAAATCGTGTTGAACACTATCCAATAATGGTGCAGTTAGCCAAACAGTTAAATTGTCCTTTGCTACAAATGGAGCATACACTACCGTGGCCAGATTGGGACGAAAAGACAATACGAAATGTTGGTCACCTGCCATGCGACCACAACATATTTGTTTCTGATTTTTCGGTTGAAGCATGGTTTCATAATACCGAAGATAAGGATGTACAAATAATCCACCACGGTATGGACACAGACTATTGGAATGGATGGGTGGGTGGCGATAGTAGGGTAATGACAGCTGTATGGAATTACATAGCACGGGATCGTATTTGTGGATTCTCGTTATGGAAAGAGGTAACAAGTGGTCTAGAGGTAAATCCTTGGGGAGATACACCTGGGCTGTCAAAAATGGCGGACAACTCAGATCACCTCAGAGAACTTTACCGAAAGGCTTCTGTGTATTTGAACACAACTATTTGGTCGTCGTGCCCGTTCTCTCTATTAGAAGCTATGTCGGTGGGTTGTCCAATAGTAACAACCGCAACAACAATGATGCCAGAGTTTATTGAGAATGGTGTGAACGGATTCATAACAAACGATCCGGTGTTAATGAAGAAACATTTAATAGATTTAGTAAACGACACCGATATGGCGAAAGCAGTTGGTGACGCTGGCAGAAAAACAGTTATTGAAAAGTTTGGTCAAGAAAGATTCGTCGCAGATTGGAATCGGGCGTTTCAGAAGGTGGCGCAATGCCCTACAGGAAGATGGCAATAGGAGACAATAGATGCGATTAAATCTAGGATGTGGTGATGACATTAGGGTGGGATATATCAATATAGATTGTAAATCATTAAATGTATCTGGTGAATTTTTTAGACAGGGCGATATGGAGTCGCTAGACTGGTTAACAGAGAATGATACAGTGGACGAGATTCTGGCTATAGATTGCCTGGAATACTTGACTAATATAGATTCTGTGAAAAAAGCGATAGCCAATTGGTTTGCTAAACTCAAAATCGGTGGTAAAATCACCATTTTAATACCAGATTGTTATGTGGTCGCGCAATCGTTCGTTCAGGGTCAAATAGATTTGGGTGAATTTACTAAGATTATTTTGGGGGCCGATCAAGAGCATGATAGACGCAATGTTATCATAGATTCAGATACAATATTGAGAATATTGTCTGAACTAGGATTGGTAATTACCACCAAGAGATATGAAGGTATTGCGATGTATATAGAGGTACAAAAATGCTAACAACTGGTTGCAACGGATGCTGTTTCCTCAAAAGTGATGATACTGGGCGTGGTTGTCGGTTATTTCAAATGTGTGTAGAGAAAAATGGTAATGTTATCGCTCCGGGTTATTGTCGATTGTGCAGAAGCAATCAGTGGGCTCAATCTCACAAAACCTGTGACATAGAAGTATTAAAAGATAAAGTTATTAGTGAGAATGTATTTAAATTTGATTTATTGATATTGTTCGACGAACATATTCACACAGCATCTGATCTTAACAGGACACTTGATTCTGAGTGGTTCGCCAAATATGTCCAAAAAGTTATTATTGTTGATACAACAGGTTTTGGTGATCGCAAAAATATATCGCTAGATTGTATGAAGGAGCACGCCAACTCTATTGATGTTGTTGTAGATAGTAGCGCAAAACATGAAACATATGACCAGAGATCTCGTACAATACAGAGGATTTCTAAACAGGTGCATGCCAAATTTTTTACAGTTTTGTCTGCGGGCCAGCAGATATATGGTTTGGATATTTTGTCGAAGCACATAGAACACCCTTATACAAGAGTAATCCACTGGTCTATGTCATCAGTTATTGGTGACACATGGATACATATAAATGACTTAAATTTTGGTGTATTTATAACTAAGCCATATCGAGCATTAATAATGAACAAGGAAAATCTGACGTTCGAGCAGCAATTAAGCAAAGAAGAACAAGATACGTGCATCAAATTAACTTGGTTTTGCGAAGATGTATTTATATCATGATTAAAGACAAAGAAAACATAACAATCGTTATGGTCACTGAAAACAACAAAACCAACGTTAAGAAGGCTGTTAATTCTATCACTGCAGGATTTAGACCGCCAGATCAAGTAATAATAGGTGATAATGACAGTACTGATGGAACATATGATATATTATGTGAACTATTAGGGGCACAGCCAGTTACAATTGACGGTAATACTGGGATGCCACCAGAATTTGATGGTATTTTGAATGGTGTTTCTATCAAGATATTTCGGCAACGGAAAGGAACCACGGCAAGAACACTTAATACGGCGATACAGATGAAGTGGCAAGGTGTAACGATTTTTGGTTTTATAGATCCAAACAGCTGGTATGCGCCAGATAAAATATCACAAGCAGTATGTGTGTTTAACCAGTTTCCGCAAGTTGCTTGTGTCGTTAGTGATTGTGATCTATACCATTTGGATGGAAGAGTTGAGCGAATATTTAGACCATCATTTGATATACAAAAACTCCTAGCAGGACATCAATATGATCGGAATTTGCTCGTTAGATCTAACGTATTCCCACAACTCAAGAGTGGGTTCAATGAACAGATGTCGGATAGGGAGGATTATGATTTTTTGTTGAGAATTTCGGAGATTGGTCTAATATACCACATACCGGCGCCATTACATAATAACATAGAACTAACAAGCAACTCAACCAATGAGCAACAAATAGATCAACATGAACAGATGGCTCGTAATCTTGCCCTAAGTCGTAGGAATAGTCCAAATGGGTAAAAAACAAAAAAATCCTAAACACGCCGAAGCAATTCGGCGAAAAGAAGCTGCGTCATTAGAAATGGCAAAAATTGGTTTAAAATTAGAGAGTGAACGTTCCATAGTAGGATTCATGTTTAACCATCTATCAACCTCACATATGACTTATTTTGGACTCAATTCAATAAACAATCTTTGTAAAAAATATGCAGGACTAGATATCTGTATTTTTAGACAACACATAATGCCGCCATGTGTGCCGGTATTATGTCCATTGTTTGGTATAGCAGAACTTTTAAGATGGGATAGATATCCGCTCATAGCAACAAGTATGGAAACAGCGATTCATGCCCTATCGACAAATGCAGATATAGTTTATCATTATGTATTTGATCCAGAATTTATTGATGTACCAAACAAGGATACAGACCAAATTAGACCAGCATTCTGCGATGCCAGAATACGTGTCATTTCTAGACACGATGATCACAGACGATTGATCGCAGCAGAGTTTGGTATAGATGTACATACAACAATAGTTCCAGATTTCGACGCAGAAATGTTGGCTAGAATAGCGTTAACGGAGAATCAAAATGTCTGACACGAATAAAGCACCGACACGTATGAGTAAACAGGAATTACATACACTACTACTATCTTTAGGGTGTGAAACTTCTAGCCTCGTAGACAAAGATGGAAAACCGCTAAAGAGACCAGATTTACTGGCGAAAGTGCAAAATTATAGTGCCAAAGACGAAACAATGGAAATATTAGAAACTGCCACAGAAGAAGATGATGAAATAGGTATTGCTGTAGACGTGGAATCTACGAGCGATGACGAATCAGACGAGCGTACTCCCCCGTGTATTAATGATCCAGAATGGACACAATATGTTCTTGGCAAATTTATGCCAGACGAAGTAGATGGGCAATATCCAAGAGTCGAAGGTCTTAGACGTATGGCTGGTGAATTAATCGGTGAGTTAATTGAAGAGGGGTGTGATTTAGTTGCTTCTCCTACAGCCGAAAATGGTTTTAGAGCTTGCGCAAAGGCGTGGGGTATTTTTTTCCTACCAAACGGTATTACTAAAAGATTTGAGGCACTAGCCGATGCCCATGAAGGTAACTGTTTGGAGGATTATGCAACCCACCTAGTAGCAATGGCTGATACCAGAGCTAAGGGTCGTATGTTCAGAAATGCGCTTTGTCTACGTAGAGTGTTGGCTGCGGAAGAAGTTACCAAAACGATGGCGTCAATTAATGAGATACAAAAGGGTGGATCGATTCATACTGGCCAAATAAGCTTAATTAGATTAATGGCTGACAGAAATAAGTTATCAATACCAGATATATTAAATAAACTTGGTATAACATTTGCTATAAGCGAAATTACTGGGGATGTTGATTTAACAGAAATATCATATGAGGATGCTGTAAGAACTGCAGTTGCCATACGCGAGTTGAAAGAACAAACAAAAGAAAATGGAGATGACTAATATGGCGAAAGAATTCACAAAAGGCTTCACTATTTATAAGCCCAAAAGAGATGGGTGCGGATCTGCTTCGCAATGGAATCTGGGATCTGAAAAAGATTGTGTTTTCTTGGAAATGGCTAGTCAGAACAATGATGACCAAGCCGGTAAATTTGATTGGGAAAACAAGCTTATTTTTAAGCTGGGAGAAACAGATATTGGTGAAATATTATCAGTTCTGGCTGGTGGTCAAGTTGGTGTAGGACCACTAGATAGAGACAAGGGTAAACACAAGGGGTTGTTTCACTCAAACCCAAAAGGCAATGCGGTTATGTATTTAGTAAAAGATAAAGATCTTAATTGTTTTAAACTCTGTCTCAGTATCAAAAGAGACAATAAAAGAACAGCATGTATGCACAACATAACCCGTGGAGAAGCATATGTTCTAGAAGTGCTGTTAAAACAAGCGGTGCGTGTCATGGCTAAATGGTATTAACCTTCAAAAGATCTTCTATTTATATCATTTTCCATCCGTTCCATGAGCGCCTTTAGTACTTGTACGTCTGTTCTTAGATCGCCGACAACACATGTTAATTCGCTGATGTCTTCTTTTAATTCAGAAACTGTATCTGAAAGTATTTTAGTGAAATCACTTATATCATTCTTGATATCTTGTTTATTTGTTATTTGATCGTCTTTGATATTTTCTATTGCGACATCATGCATAGATAATTGTCCACTGATTCTCTGACTCTCTGATCCCATGGTAAAGGATGTTCCAGCGATTCCACCGACTACGCTTATCATGGCTATAATAAAAGCATAAAGTGTTTGTTGTTTTTTGGTCATAGTATTATCCCAACTCCATACAATTGAATAAATCTCTTTGCCAGTTCTTTCTAGTTATAACTATAAACTTCATGTTGTTCTGAGTATAAAATCGTATTTTGTTCTTCAACTTGTCGTCTTTTCGAACTTCCATAAGACCATCATATTCAACCCACAACCTATAGTCGGGTAAATAAAAATCACAGATACTTCTGCTTGGCTTCGGTAGGTGTTTATGTGGTTCGTATTCTATACCTTTGATCCATAGCCAGTCAGCAACTTTTGCTTCGGATATCGAATCGTACATTTCGTCGTCTAAGCCTAATGCTTTTTTCCACATAATCTACTCCGTACCAAACTAACTAAACGATCAATGTATTCATGTTCATGGCCGATGGTTTTGTGATGACATTTGTCACACAGTGTAATGCCGTTATCAACATCAAGTACCTTTTTTGGATATTTGGCTTTTGGATAAATATGGTGAGCGGCTATTGGACATTGTGTTTTGTCGCATAGCTGACAAGTACGATTGTCTCTGTCAAAAACAGTTTTTTGCCATTGTTTGTATTCTGGACTAGCAACTAATCTGTTATTTTCCGGAGTTACAAATCCCTTCCATTTTTCAAGTGGGATTCCCTGTAGTTTGGCGCTTTTCTGTCTTTGAAATTCACCTGTTGCACAAAGTTGTTTAATTTTAGCATGGGCTTTTTGGAAAGTTTTTTGCCCGACAGCTGTTTCTTGGCTTTTTCGCATGATACAACCACGTGATATTAATTTAGATCTTATCGTCATAGCCGACATATTGTGTTTGTCACCTAATTCCTTAAGACTCATGCCATTTTTATATTCCTATACAGCACAATCTATGTTTGATATATTCTTAACACCAACAGCTGGATTATGCTTAAATCTATAAATTTTTGCACAGCGAGTGCATCGATCTCTAGGAAGACTTGTTTTTGAATATCTAATTTTTCCACAATCAATACATGATTTTTCTATTAATCCGTTTTGATTCCTGGGAATAGGTTTTCCGTTCACAAAAATCTCCCAAAAAAAGAGAGGACTATGATCGTCGGGTCAATCAATGTCCTCTCATAACTCCTTTATTGACAAGGGTTTACAAATATTCGAGTTGGCAATACAAACCGAAGTTCTGTTTAGAGCCAATACTCAAAGGCGATGCCGACAAACATGAGAACCAATCGTGTCGTACATCTTGAGTATCTGTCCCAGATGGCGATAGACCACCACTACCTGGGCTACTGAGTAGCGATACTGTCACACCTGAACCTGATGGTGCTATCCATCCAGGATGACTACCTGGAGCAATTGCTGTACCACTTGAACTAACACCAGATCCACCATTACAAACTTGCAGAACCTGAGTAGTAACTCCTTCGGCCCCATTGTTTATATTTGTACGATCAAAAATTCTCAATTGACAATTCTGTGTTTTAACAGCACTGTCAAAAGTAAATCGTATATTCATACTAGAATCATTAATGGGTACCGCCGAAGGCACGATAGCAGATGCGCCATCGATTATTACACCAGATGTAACAGTATCGTATTTACAGTTGGTCGCCTGTGGACCAGCTGGAGCGCTACCGTCACTAGCACTGATGAAGGTGCTGTCTTGATACTCCCCGACTTGAACCGAAGTTCCAAAAGACGCACCGAAGAAACCGAGGCCAGATGCATTCAGATTCGTCCAAACTCCACCGCCTTCTCCTGCATAAAACGTAATTGCTGCTGCCATATCTTTCACCTCCTTCCATTAGTATCTTACAATATATTATACACCATATTACACAGATCCTGAACCAACCCAATTTTCTGGTGGAGGCCCGTCTTTGGCATCATAATATTCCCCGCCAACAAGGTCGCCAGACGACCTAGATACCCCACTTTGCCATATGTTTTCTGCTCTAGTTAGATATTTTTTGGCTACCCCAAGAGGAAGAATACCACTTTGCCATTGTAGTATATAATTACTTAATTCATAATTTTCTATACGATTATCCTCGTCAATATCCGCTGGGTGATATGTTGACTGTGTATAACTTGGTGACATTTGCAGTATAAAGAATGGGGCATCAAAAGAAGCAAAATTAGAAGTTCCGCCCAATGTGCCACCAGGAGATTTATTTCCTGGCGTATTCCTTATCGCGCTGAATGTGAATTCGACTTGTCTAGTACCAGACGGAACAGTAACAGTAGTTTCGTTAAGATGCCATATTGGCGTATCGTCAGAACCAAACGTATAGCCCGATATGAATGTATCTATACCTGGTACACCACTATAGAAATCGAATCTACCCTCACCCGAATCATTTATTGTCTGGCTCGCTGTCGTTTGATATAACCCTATATCAGCTTGATATAAACCATTATCTATAGCATTCGCCGAAATACCAAATCTATCTGTCAGATATATTACCTGAGATACTGAACCAGAAGGTAAGTCTGGTGATTGGAAATAATAGTCATGACCAGATCTGGATTGCGGGAATGTATAGTCGAGCGATTCATCTGGATTAGTAGCCGCATGATTAACCACAGATGATGGACTGAATGGATGAAAATAACTATCACTATCTATTCTAAAATTAAATGCGTTTTCTCTTTTATTTATTGTCCACTGCCCGCCACTAATATTTGGTCGTAAATTTGTATCTATATAACCAGTAAAATCACCATATTCCGAAAAATTTCCCAATTGCAATGGTGCTATATACATAACATCATAGTCATATCTTACGTATGGATAATAATCAAGAGGAGACAATCCGGGATCTGTGGGATATTTTTTGTCGTTCCACTCTAAAACCGGATATGTAAGAAAAGTAAAATGATTTCCATCCACATCTGTGATCACTTCTCCCCGCATCGGATGTCTAATCGGATTAGAGGGGTTTATGCCGCTAACTGTATAAACAAATACAGGATCAAAATGTTCATCAAATTTTCTGTAATTTGAACCTTGAATGATCTCTCCAGTAAGATATCGAATTTTATAATCCCATTCTATAATACCACTGTACTGCGGATTAGACACAATAGCTTGTCCATCTTCGGTTTCTCTGTCGGATCGTTCTATAACAAATGGAGGATCTATATTCCATATATTGTAGTACGAAGATCGTTCGTTCGGATTGTATGGTGCCCAACCTGGCATATATAGTTTCTTGTCTTGCGAGATGAATGGTATATCATCGGCAATAGACCAGTCTAAAATATTTGTTCCAACAATGTCAGATTCTGGGTCAATATTACCAGCATGTTCAACAACCAAATAGATTGTGTACAATATTACGCGATTGCCACCAAGATGTGTTCCATGGTAGGCGCCAATTTGTATTGTATCCAAATCATCCCATACCCACGGATCACCGGTGATTGGATTATATGGCCAATCACACATTGAATATCCATCGGCCAATGCAGCATTACCGTTTGTATATGATCTATACGCCCTGTCGCCTGGACACTGATTGTCGGACAAATAGTCTACATAACCACTAATACCAGATGGAACACGTATTAGATGATATTGTAAATCAACAGGCTCGGATGTACCAATAACATGGTCTTGTATACAAGTCCATATACGATAAATCGGCGGCAATGATGATTGACCTAGATCTCCATATATATTTGGCATATAATCTTTCATACCACCGAGACCATATCCACCGGCCACTGGCTGCTGTCCAGAAGCAATCGCAGGTCGTTTCAGATAAAACAAGACTTTATTGCCAGACGTCAAAGAGTCCAAACGTGGATCATCTTGATTCACAGCAAAAGGATTGCTTTCGTTCGGCTGGACATTTTGATACGCATAATCGACATTATAATCTGGATACAGTGTTCGGTTTCCTGACCGTACATTATATTCTTGTTTGTTGCCATTCCAATCGGTATGTATTACAGTCAATTTACTTCCATGCGGGATCATACTATCTGTTGGTGATCCATATCTGGCAGGCACATCAACCCAATATGGTTGACCACTAGGCACCAAAGCACCGAGTGGGTAGTTTGGCATCCATGTATTATGTTTTCTGGTATTGTACCGCCCAACCCCATCGACTTCCCAATAGTTGGGGTCCATTTGCATTGCTGTAAACTTAAGTTTGTAATTTGGTTCCCATTCCAAAGAATCGTCAGACGAAAATGGTGGTGTAAAAATTTTGGAAGGATATGTACCAGATGGATTTCTGACATCGTTCCATATAACGTTATCATAGAAAAAACGACCGCTATGTGGATCATCAGGATCGGAGGTCGCTATATTGTGACCCAGGAATACACTTTGTTGTGAATATATCGACTCCCAACCCGTTTGTTCGTTAGACATATTAGTCGTATGTTGTAGATCTAGTTGGCCATTAACCCAAACATATATCATTCCTATTTTGTCACCATAAAAATATTGGCCACTACCATAATTTTCTGGGGGCCAAGATGTTTGATCCTGACCGGGCAATATTGCATTTGGAAATTTTGGATGACCATTCGATGGCCATGTGTCAACCCTTAATGGTCTTGTAAAAGCTGTATCTTCTGAGCCTTTTATTTTCGGTACTGGGTTCGATGGTGTTACTGGATTTTGCTCATATGCCTGGAAATATGGAACAAATGGATCTACGTCAAAGTATCCCAGTCCATTAGCGTTGGCACCAATTTCACTGACATCCCATCCCTGGTTGGCGTTGACGAAAACCTGAATCTCATGCCATTTATTCGGAGCTAAATAAATCGAACCGTTACGACCATCACCCCTGGGAATCCAACCATCTTCTCTATATGTAGGAGGTTCTGTGTCGGGCTGGGTAATATGCTTTGATCCTAGGACTTCTAGATAACCATTTTTTAAAGTTAATGTTAAATCTTCTGAGGTGGGATCGCCCAAACCAGTGCGGCTTCTTTGTAAAATTACAACTGTACCCTCATCGGTTTCAGTATACAAAAAATCAAATTTGAGATAGAATGCACGAACATCTTTGCCATACAAAGATGTATCGCCATGGCCACCAGTATATAGTCGACATGCGTATTGTGGGCGATCTGTATCGTGACTCCATGTTTCTAAACAATATTCCCCACACCCACCTTTTACCCCATATCTGTCGAAAATTTCTTTATGAGAAACGATACGTGTGTTTTCACAAACAGCATCTGGAACATCACCATTACCATTGTCCCACCCATCAAATACATATGGATAATTACCTTTAGCAAGATCATACAGAACCTGTGTATGCTCCATACCATGCCCAAAATGTAAAGTATACATCCTCATAATTAAACTTCGCTCTTGTGAGCACAGATACTATTATTTAAATATATTCCAGTTCGACAGTCATGCCAAAATTTTTGTCCCCAAGCTGCGTAGGAGAACATGTTAGAGATACGTACCAGTCGTGACGATTACTAAGTTCCTCAAAACCACCTTCTCTAACGCCCTTTTTGCCAGGAGAATTAACAAGTCCAATATAGTTTGACCCAGAAGCATTTAAATTAGACCAGACAGCATCGGTATAAACGCTTTGATCGCTCTGTAAGATGCTTCTGTGTCGTATCTCAGCTGCGTAAAAATCTATATTAGGTGCAGGAGATTCTTTGTTGGCCGATGATCCAGTAAAAGTACCATCAAAAATCCACATTCTTACCTGTTGACAATAAACGGGTTCACCATGAGTAAACCGTAGATTTATTGTCGATAATTCATTTGGTAAATTTTGCAAAGATATGCCAGATCCATCCTGTCCATGAACGACAGACGATGGCGAGTGCCATTGATTATTATTACATTCGAAACCTTCAGATAAACCACTTGTTGTTGTTACGAATGTTCGTCCGTTATATGCTGCAATAGCAACTGGTGAGCCGAAACCAGCAATACCAAAAAAGCCCAATCCAGACCCATTTGACACCAATGTATTCTCACCAGCATAAAGATTCACAGTAGCCATATCGTATTATCTCCTTCTTGTATTTATACACAATCGTTGGTATTAGTGACACCATATTAACCCTCTGGCCCAGTTCCATCTGTGTCATTTGCTTCTTCTGCTCTGTGGTCTTGTGGATCTTTAAACTCAAAATGATGAGTTATTGTTTCAAAAATAGCTGGTTCACCAGGATTTGGTGCAGGAGGTGTAATACTAACCCACATATCAAGATCATCACAGAATAATGGATGAGGATCACTTATCTTATCGGTTAGAACTAAAGTATTGAGCATATTCAAGTTTTGAACCACAAATCTTGCCCTAACATTGTTACAGCCAGGCTTTAACACTACAGATTCACTATAAGTAACTATTGTTGATTCTTCCCAATCTATAGTGTCACCATATTCCGAATCAGGAGACACACCTGGATATGGATTCGCCGAAATGACTTTTTCGGTAATATGCATAGATGTATCATCATGTTCTGGCAAACCATGCCAATTACGATCCCATGTATATTTATTAGTGGATGATACCAAAAAACAAAATTGTCTTGAAATAAAATCATATGTCCACAATTGTTTGCCACAGTTGGGATCTCCCGGATCACAATCGGCAGGATTTATATCTGGTCTATAAACCGGATCAAGTCTTCCGTTCCTGTCCAGAACGCCCACTGCTTCGAGTGTGATAGTGGTGTTCTCAAATACAGTTATATTAAAACAAACATCTATTATCCCAAACATTGTTGGCATATTACTTGGTGGATAATAAACAGTAGGTACAGTACCTTCTGCTTTTGGCTCTAACGTTTCTGCATCGAAACCCTCCCACGGGTTCCCCCACATCTCATCTCTGTGGAGCCTAATCATATATCGCATACCGGCGCTTTGTATCGGGATAATATTGGTTACTGCATTTAATTCTGGCAACGACCTATATTCGTATGCATAAAAACCACCAGCTTCTTCTGTCTCTACTTTATGAAACTCAGACGATCCTGTCAATAGACTTAATGCATGTTGTGGCGTTAATCTGGTACACTTTGTTCTGATTAATCCAGGTGCATCACTAAATACTGGATCTTCTTCTTCGTTGTCTGGACGTTCGATATTCACACTATTGATTGATACTTTCGGTGGTATAATAGCCTGCTTATAATCGCTCTCTGGCCATGGCGTAGACTCTGGGTGTATCGGCTCACCCCATTCGTCTATCGGACGTGGTGGTCTCATTGGAAATGGCGCATTTTCAGCCTGCCAATCTGGCCATTCGTTTTGGGGTACAGGGAAACTAGATGCTTCAGCAGTCAACGAAAATAACGAATGATCGCTGTAACTTGTAAAATCAGAAGCATAGTCGTATAAATTGTACATTATTTCTTGGAATAATTCTGGCATACCAAAATAACTATATGTATAAATATTCTCGAATAAATTGACGAATGTCACCGGTGTTGTTTCTTGTGTGTGATAGATATGACTCGAATCGTGGTAATATGGTACACCAACGGTTTCATCTGTACCTATTTCTGGGAGCATTTTATTCCAATGCAGTATAGCGCCACCGCCTTCTGCTGCTTCTGGATCAAAACATTGTATACTACGAGGATCTAGAGTTAAATACTGTTCTTCTGATGGCGACATTCCAACTATATATTTGCTTGGATTTTCTGTAAATTGTATTGGATCAACCGAAACTACTGAGTCGGCTGTATATAGAGGGATATAATAACTTTCAGACACATCGACAATATTAGATACTTTTCCAGCATTTCGGGTTGTGTCGATAACACTAAGACCATACGACATTCTTGCGTATGTATCTAATAGACCGAGTATATGGCCTGGATTATGATAATATACACCTGGATTACCAACGCCAATACCATAATAAAAGTCTGGCGACGATCTTGGCTCATATGGGGTTGGAAATGGATCAACATATAGTTGTGGATTTGTATAAACTCCACCGCACGGTGCTGTTGTTGTGGGGTTTGGATAACATATACCCTGATAACCACCACAGAAAGCACCCATATCTGGCGTAAACGGATGATAACCAAGCACTGCTAGCAGTATGGTATTCGAATCAGCAAATGTATATAAATTAGCCATTACATACCTATGTAATAGGTGGTGCAAAAGTAGGTGGAGTTTGTTCCATATACGGTAAATACGGCCCAGATTCATCTGTTTCAGAAAAAATACTAATAGTTACCTTCGTCCCAACAGGTATCCACCCAGGACTAAGTTCTGGTTCAGATAAATTCCTTACGTTCGTCCATTCAGATAAAAAATAACTATCAAACACCACCCCAGCACCAGCAAAAGTTTCTGGATCAACATCTCGATAGCTTAATCTTCTAACGGCATAGAATGGACCACCCTCCTTTGTCGTTACAATACCCAATCCACCTTCTGGTTTTTCATATACATATTCTCTTTGTGGTTGCGACGGACCGGCAAGATCTTCGTCGTCTGGCAGAGTTTCTGGTTCTGGTGGGCTTTCAAAATCGTCTTTATTTTCTGGGAAATCATCCTCTAGAACTTTTTCATCTTCTTCTTGTTGTTGTTCTCGTTCTCTCTGTTGCTTTCTCTTAAATTCACCTAATTCTTTCGTATATAAATTGACCACATATCTGGTTGTTACACCATTGTTATCGAATCTTATAAAGATTTCTGTTATACTGCTGCCATTCCCAATCGCTTGGCCTATATTCACTTTTGGAGTACCAGCAACTTCCAATTGGCCAGTATTTATAATAGCGAGTTCCGGCAAAGTATCAATTTGGGTGGCTGCCAATTCGGTCAACTGGTCCATCGCTTGCTGGTTGGTTAAATCTCTAGTACCAAAAGTCCATGGCACCAAATCTTTATCCACAGAAACTTCAGAATTACCAGGCACGGGAATACGACTTCGTACTAGCGACGTATTACTCCATGGGCCATAGTGAATAGTGCGGTCCATAATAGGAATCCACGATTTAGACAACTCTTCATGTCGTGTTAGTTTGTTGGCATCTGGTTCGCCAGTAATAGGATCTATATAATACCTAGATAGCGACACTGGCATGACCATAATAACATACTTACCATACTGCTCCAGCGTACACTTCATATAATTATCATTTTCTCGTGGTATTAAGTTGTTAGAATTATATACAGTATTTGCCCAAGTGACAGGATGAACTTTTTTCGGAGATTCTTCAGTCCCAGAGCCAGTTATAAATATGTCAGAAAGATGCACAAATGATCCCCATCGACCATCCTCTGTCGTTAGTTTCAATAAAGCATCTGGATCAAATTGTCTAGCTCCGTTTGGTGGAATATCTTCTTCCCACCATCCTGCTGGAATAATTTCAGGATAATCTTGCAAATTGGTACCTGTATCAGAAAGAGTGTTTTTCCTTAACTCGAAGTAAAATCTTTTACCCCAAAAATCATCCATATATCGTTGTAATGCAGCCAATTGTTCAGCATCAACTTCGTTAACAAGATAATTGTTTAACACATTTTCCATTTCGGCTATACTTGTATCTACTCGCCTATACTGTGGTTCATTCGGCATGACATAAGAAGGAGAAGATAAAGGAAGTCCAAATTCGTCAAAACCCCAAAATGGTTTGATCTCTACATTACTTACTTGTTCTAGCTTTCGTCTGACACCACCCCAGATGACTTTGTTTGTGGTGGTATCCTGATTTTCATACCCGTCTTTTCTCCTTATAACCTCGTTGTTGTGCAACGAAGCTAACGAGTCTAAATCTATGGCGGTTGGATTCCCTATGGAGTCTAATCTTCTGATGACTTTTATCGTGATGACAATAGTGTCATCAACCACACTAGTCCGTTGAGATTCTACCCACCATTCTGCACCAACAGCATTGCAGAATTCTGTGATAGTAGATACCAAAGATCTGATTTCTCCTTCGATGTAGTAATCATCTGTACCTTCATTTCTCCAATTCGTCAAATCTTTCAATGCATCCATATTAACGGTAAAAGCATTGTTTCCATAATGGAGCGTAGTAGCTTCCACGCGAGATATAATTGTACTGAATGGAACACCAGCTTCCTCTTGTCTGCTGGATTCGTCTGTATTCTCACGATCGCCCTCGGAACCTATATAAACAACATTCGTATCTATTAAAGCTACTTCGGAATCCGGGTCGTCAACATAAACATTCGCTATATTTGCTGCATCAAGAACTGGTCTACAATCTGTCAATCGAACTACGTAAATTCCAGTCCCGGTGGGATCTGTGGTTGTTCGCTCCCATGACTGAACGATACCAAGAATAGATAGCTCACCGTATGCAACATATTGCGCAGAACGAATATCGGTTTCATCTAATGTAAAGTCTTGATCTTCTTCTTCAACAACTGTTACTGTAAAGACGATGGGCTGACTATTAAAACCCATTTGCGCCGTTATATTCTTGAACGAACAACCAAATACCTTCGACGTTCTAGCCCCATATCTGTCATCATATATAACTTGAGCCATTAATATCCATCCTCCGTTACTGTATGAGTCCTTGTCCTATTGTATTTACCACTACTGAAACCCCAAACTTCCCTATCAGATTCAAGAATATATGATCCAGGAAGCCATGGACTGATGCCGGGACCATACGGCACACCACCAGCTGCATCCATAATATCTGCAATTTCATCACTATCTGGTTTAATACTATGGCCTTCTGATCTATAATTAACAGTAATTTGCTGCGCAGTGCTGGTATTTATCCTTTGAATGATTGGACCAGCGATTCGCCCTGGAATGGATATTTTAGCAGAAACAATCTGCGGATAAGAAATTTCAACAGATATATCGACATTATATTCGTCACGATCATTCCATGTCCAAGATGTCCTAGAAGTGCCTCTTGCTTCATTCATAGCACTTGATTTAGCTGTATAGTCACCAGTAAAACTTATACCTACTGGCTTCTGTGAACCAACTAATTCTTCTGCGAGTGTTAATGCATCAGAATCAGATGGTATATTTATCCTAGCATTGTCCAATCTAGTTTCTTTGGTTTCTCCATTACCAACCACCTCAACATTGAGTGTCAAAGTATAGAGACCATCGCTTGCACTATACGATATTGTTGCTTCATTACTTTGTGTATAATCTGTGTCTTCATTTGCAGACCAGTTGAATCCAAAAGTAACAACAGCATCCTTTTCGTTTATGGTTATATCTTTTTGTGTAGGTGTGTCTGCTAATTCGTAGCCATTGAGTAGATTAACTAATGCAGATTCGGTCGTTATTTTAGCTTCACTATTTGTTGGTATAACAGCCTTGGCATTTTCTATAGCAGACGGGCCTCCGGTCCTTTCTTGATTTTCTAATCCATAGATTGTACCGTTGTAATTAACATCTATAATATCATTATCTGTTTTATACACTGTGGTAAACGATTGTTCGACATAAGTTGCTGCTGTTTCTCCAGGACCGGCTTCTCGTATGACCCATGTTTCTGTAACTGCATAACTACCATCTTTTTCAGATATATTTGTATTCTTTGTGTATCCACCATTAACCCAGTTAACAAAATCTGTTGCATATGTTACAAAATCGCTATTCGGGACACCATTTATTCTACTGTCGCACCATAATTTTGCATTTTCCCATGCCTGAGTTTCTGTGCCAGTTATTTCTTCAAAAGTGAGACCACCCTTTGCACTAACAACATGGCTTATTTCGTAGACCTTACCATTGTAGCCAATCGTTTCATTAAATTGCCATTCTTCTGATATGTCTTGTATACCAGATCCATCGAATATATCTTCATCAATAATACCAGTCAAATATTCCGCTTGAAGCTCTATACTGTAATTACATCTATCAACCCACTGACCTTCTGGAAAATTAATTGATTTTACAATTGGTCGACACTTAACTGGGGAAGCTGCTCCTCCGTACCACTCCAATACCTTTCCATCTTCGCGAAATAGCCATCTTAACGCCTCTTGTTTTCTTTGTATCTGCACAAACGGTGTATCACCACCAACATATGTTTCGTCTGGAGGGTAACCACCAAGTGTCCAGAATGCATTTGATGGATCACCAAGGATATAATTCCCACTTGGCGAACCACGGAATGGCAAAAGTGTACCGACAATGGAAATATCGTATGTCACACCGTGCTTAGTTCCATCACCGGCAGAACGATATGCCTTAATCATATTGACTAATGGAGCAGGTATTATTGCTTTACTGTCATATACAACGGAAGCCATGTTACCCCCTTAATAACCATGTAAGTATAGGTTACCACTGCTATTATACACAAGGGTACCTGCATTCAAGAAAAGTGCTAAGCCGTTCGGACCATTATTGAAAAGACCAGAAACGCCAAGAAGATAAAGAGGTAAATAATCATTTGGTTGTCCGAATAATCCATCGATAAACAAATTGCCGGAACTATATATAGATACAGGTGACGATCCCGACATATACAAATTCGTTGTTGAAAACTTACCAGGATCGCACTTCATAAACAATAGCCATGGATCATTATCTCTGCTTAATGGAATATATCCAATTCTGGTTAGGTCATCCGGATTAATACTGCAAACTAATCCAAAAGATCCGGAGATTTCTATTCCATGCGGTGGCTGTCCGGAAGCATGTCCATATGTATATAAATTACAATCCCCAGGTGTAGTGAAATCGGCATTAAGGAACATGGTCCAACTATTGTCGGCATCAAGATTCCCAGATTGAGATGGCAAGAACATTGGCCACGTTTTGGTGCCACCAGCAGTATATGGATAATCTGCATCATTTGCTTCAAGATATAGATTGCCAATATTGAATGTTTGTGTTGTTCCGGACGGACCGATGAATCCCTGTATAAATAAGTCAATATGATCATCAGGAATATTATTCGGCGTTCTAAGGTGTAACGGTCTTGGTGTAAACAGATTTAATGGACCAATATATAATGGCAAAGAATCTGTTATTGGTATATGCGCATTTAAATACAGTGTCGGACTAGGGTCGCCATACGGAAATGCAAAATCGTTTGGATTATACGGATACGGGAAACTACCACTTGAACATATAAACTCTGGACCCTTGATATAACCACTGATAGATCCACTATCGTACAAACTTCCCATAGTGAATAAATCTAGCGGAGGTTCGAACAAGCCAGCCTGAGTATATAAACTACAGCTTCCGGAATAATCGATAGGACCGATTGTAAATAAATTCCCAGAACCATCAAACGTTAAATGTCCTGCACCTGTTTTTAACAGTAAGCCAGACGGATAAGAGCCACTACTATTAAATGTGTCAGACCCACAAGTATAGAAGTTGACATCGGCACCTATCGGTCCGGTAATAAAAAGCGGACAATCATCTTCGTATTGTAGTGGGCCTTGCATGTATAAATGTGGCCCATATTCTATTCCAGCAAAATCATCTGTTCCGGCGTTTCCATCTGCTTTAAAAATGAAGTCGACCAACTCAGGAGTTCTACTTGCTGTGCCAATATATGAGCTATTAAAGGTTTCCACGGTTCTGATATATAGGGGTGTAGAACCACTATTCGTTGCAGGTCCACTTATATAGAAATGCAAACTATCGACTGTGAGACCAGCATTCACCCCACTAATGGTACCATCCATGTCACCCGTAGATTGTGTGACAAATAGACCACTCGAAGTAGAACCGCCAAAAAACAATCCACTGCCATCGAATTGAAAATCATCAGAAACTATAAAATCATTTCCATATACAGGATATAGTTCGTATGTATAAATATTAGTTGGTCTTGGAGATCGTCGTTGATTATGTTGTGGATGATTGTCGTGATTGACCCATCGTATTGACGTAGCATACGTATTTAAACCAAAATTATCCACGGGGCGCATTATACCACTTTCTGGATCGTGGAATATTTGCTGTTGAGTTGGCGGTCTAGTTCCCTGCGTTGGATATCTGATCTGCGGTGGACTGATGTTGCGAACATAAAATCCGGACGGAGGAACTTCTTCTAGAAGATATGCAGATGCATCTGCTCCATAAGCACCTAGTCCAACCTCTAGGGTTACCAGTAGTCCCGACATAATTGTTGTCGGACTGTATAGGTCACCAACAATAATTGGATCGTATATGAAAGGTCCGACTGTTCTTTTGATATATGTTGATCTTGGAGAGACAGTGGGTTTATATTCATCCATAGGACGACTATAAGTATCGGTCGTAACAAATAGACCCGACAGTTCGGTGGATTCAAATTGATATTCATCTGTCCACAAAGCTATTTCATTGACACATAAGCTTTCATCTTGCGCATCATAGTTTATTGCCTGAACTTTAATACCTACCGCATTTTCTGAATAACGACTTCGTGGATCTTCATAATTATACAACGAACTCGCTGGAGGCCCTGTCAATCCGGAACCTATGTATAACCATGGTTGACCATCCACGCTTAGATAGATTTTAACATGATTTGGGTTATTGCCATCTACTCCACTGTCTACAAAATCGGCATGGATGGCAAAAAATGCGACATCGCCATGTTCTACATGTATTTCTGGCCACTTCTCGTTCCACGACCAATACAGACTATCTACCTCGGTGTTCCAACTCCAGTCAGATCCAATAGGTGTTCCATAATGGGTTGTGCCACCCCACCATAACCCCCCACCACTTGCTTGTTCGTATGGAACATCACGGATAGATGACCAAACTTGTAGCCCACTGTCGCTAGTTATTTTCACACCCAATGTGTGTGTGTTTAGAGATGGGCCTTCTGTATCGAAATCGCCGTCCCTATGAAACCATCCAGCTTCAACAATGTTGCCAGATGTATTGGCGCCAGACATCCAAAACGCTGTAGTTATACTTGACGAACCAGCATATGGGTAATCACTTGGGCTAACTACGTGTCCAAGTATATTTTGTCTATTCACTATTGGACCGATTAATGCTTGACCAAATCTACATGAAGAAAAACCACCACCCATGTCGTCATATCCGGGTAATGTCCCATCTCCGACTGTCTGTGTCGCTCCTGGTTTCCCAAGAAAGACCCTGTTACCAATAATTATCTTTGGAAACTCCCACGTCTTATGCTCAATGCGCTCCGTCGCAGTACTAGTCCAGTTATCGTGCCGTCTGCTTAGATAAAAAACAGCGTTATCTTCCCCTATTAGGCCGGAACTAGTATCAACAGGATTGTATAGTATCAACGATATTGATTCGCTAATAACATCTATGGTTTTCAGGAATAGGTCTGATGAATTGCTGTCTACGCCGTATGCGTCAGTATACAAATTTAACTGATCATTATGTAACACTAATCCATGGACAAAAAGGTTGGCACTATCCGATATACTCGATATACCCTCACCTTCGACATATAGAGATACTCCAGAAGGATATTGTCCACCGAATTGATCATCCGTAGCAATGAAACCAAAGCCATCTGTATATAAACTACCACTTTGGTCATGCACCAAATGACCATCACAATACAATAGCAATCCACTCGGATATTCACTGTCATCCAATACATTATAAGAATCAAAACCGGCAGTAAATAACGGTATATTGCCACTATTTATATTTGGTATAAATTGTAAATCATCCCAGTATCCAACCATACGAAAGGCGTGCGCAAATATTGGCGACTCATGATACAATTCTATAGACGTACCACTTGAGACATTGACGAACACCCTATGCATGTTTCCAGCTAAATCAACAGCTGGTAAATCTGTCTCTCGAATATCCCAAATTCTAGAATTATTGGAATACACCTCTCTTGCACCCATCAAACGTTCAGCTATATTATATCGCTGCTCTAAAACCATTTCGGTTACAGAGCCTTCGGCTGTCCCTGTATCACTTAGTGTCCAAACATTATTTTCTGTTGGACTAGTTAGTTCACTGAATGTCTCATGATATTGACCAGGCGCAGTACTCCAATACCCAATGGCAGTGAACGACATATTTCCGCTATTCGATATATATGCCTGAATTGTACCATTGTTGCCACTAGTGTTTACATGAAGTGTTGTATGATTTTTGCCAGTTTCTGCTTTGCTTATTTGATGATGTCGGTCAATACTACTACCAACACTTCTCACGCCACCACTTTCTTGCACAGAATTATAGTTAGTTATTACTATCTCTGCTACTTTGTTGGCGTAAGTAGTACCAACATTGTGATTCACCCATGTGTATTCTGAATTTATTTGAAATAAATCGTGAGTATCATGATATATTCCGCCAACCCAATAGCCAAATACCGCAAATTCTATATCAGAAATATTGTCTGTATAGATATGTATCTTGGCCTGATTATCAACAGGTACTAACAGACTAATAAAATCATAGCCACCGCTTTCGGCGTCATGTAATTCAAAGTATCTATTGATTTGAGAAGATGTCGACCTAGCACCAGCAAGATGTGTTGCTGTAACACTGGAGTTTCGAATACCAATCTCAGCAGTAATAGAACAATTATCGGTCGAAGCCGGGACCATGGAACTTAAATCGTATTCTACCCAATCGCTTCCACTTGGGGCAACGAAAAAATCACTCTCAGAAGATAAACGTTCTATATAATGGGCATACGGGTTCAATCCCTGTATGAAACAATCTGTTGAATTGAAATTTAAAAATGGAATATCAGAATTGGCGAAGTTAGTCCAGTATCCTACAGATATAAAATCTGGGTTTGTTGCTTCGTCGGATGAAAAATATTTTACATACCCACTACTATCTACGATCGAACATAATGATCCGAAGTTTTTGCCAGTAGTAGTTCCACCTGTTTCAGATTCATCTACATTCACAGTTCTGTTAAGTGATGAATATGTGTTACGTACTCCAAGCTCATTAGGACTATTCGTCGACGAATTACCAAGAACAAATTGTGCAACACCACTGTTGGCTATACCAGAACTACCAACATCTAGTGTTTGCCATGTGGAATCTGGCAGTTCAGGAACAGGAAATGAAGTAAAATCTTCTACATAATCTCCGGGCGGGACAGAAAAATAACCCAAAAGATAGAAAGAGCAATCAGCAATACTACCAGCGTAGATTTCAACAGCTGCTGTGGTACCACTAGCTATTGCAGATAAATTGAGTGCAATTTCACCGCCGCCCTCAGCCTCTTTTACTCTAAGTTTTTTTTCTAGTGTTGAACCACTTGATCTAATGCCAATTTCGAAGCCAGTATCTATGTTGTCATTCGATAGGGCAAAATCAGCTACATTCCCACTACCAATACCATATTGGTCTAATGCGTATCCCTCCCAAGTATCCGCAGAAGTTGCACCAAAACTATCAAATTTTTCTATATACGTACACCCAAGCCACCAACCAACCACTCGAAAATTCGGCGCCACAACAGAAGGGTATGTGCTATCAAAATAATCAGAGTAATATTCTATATAGCCGCTAGCGTCTGCTTGAACCATCATCGTTGAGAAATTCTCTCCGTCACCCTCAGCTTCAGCTATTCTGATTCGACGATTTAAAGATGATCCAGTTTTTCTTACACCACCATAGTACTCCGCATTACTTCTTGGGAAGCCTATGGATATTTCAACAACAGCACTTGGTGGCACGCCGAAAACCGATAGGTCATACGGATTCCACTGATCGTCATGACTTGCGTCCGGACATACCCAGCCATTTATATACTCAACATAGTGACGTAATGCCATAAAATCCGCCCGTGTTAGACAACCGTCTCAAAAGTACTTGCGAGTTCTGGGTTACCAGAAGCTCTAGCTAATTGTTGTAAAACAATCCTTATTTCTTCTCTAACTACCTTCTGCGCAACTGCTTCGAATTCTGATGTCAATTCTCCAGCAGCTTCGCTAATACCAGTTACATCAACACGAATTTCACTTGATGTTTCAACATCAATTCCAACGCCTTCGTTAATAGCAGCAGCCATTTGTGTCATGCCATCGGTCAATCCAGACATACTTTCCTGTGTTTTTGTTGCTACCTCCGTGTTGGTAGTTACAGCAGTCGTATTGTCTATCAGTCCTTCTACCTCTAACTGTTGATCCTGCTGTGTTGCAGCCAACTCTGCTTCTTGTTGTGTTTGGTTCTCAACAGCTTGCGCAACAGCGTCTAAACGATCACCAAGATTACTTATAGCTTCTGTGTTAGCAGATACAGCTTCTTGACCACCATCTTTTGTCACGCCACCAGTTGCTCCACCCTGGTCTGCCCCGACCATCTCTCTTGGTATATCAACAATTGCCTGTAGCCTATTAGCAGATTCAATCATATTCTGACTTGCCAACAAAATGTCTGTGCCACCCGTCCTGATATCGATAGAAGCACCATCGATGTTCTCAGTTGCCCTAGCAGTAGCATCTGCGGCGGTCTTAGTGTTTATTGCTGCATTTTGTATATCCGAAGCAGATGCTGAAATATTCTCAAAAACTCTGGGTGCTATCTCTGGTTCTGGTAGCTTCTCTGTTGGGGCAGATAGTTGTTGTAAATAATCTTGAACAGCTGGTGTCAACTGTGGAATCAAACTTTCTGGTTCCCTTGCTACGCCAGGTCTTTCGATTAGTGTTTGTAAACTTGTCGTTAAATCTCCAATAGTACGACGCAAAGCACCAATATTTTCTACTTCTCTCGCCCCAGGCTGCTTAGCCTGCTCTTGTAGTTGCTTGGCCGCCATTTTCGCTATTTCTTCTGTATTTAGACCACTATCTTGAATTAGTTTTGGAATATCATAGATAAAACCACCAAACTGCTTGAGTTCATCGGCAATCTGTTGTGTGGCACCAGATTCCCCTGGTTGTAAAGTTAATAATTCTAACGAAGATTTTGTTTCGGCGACACTAATAGCAGCTTGCAACAAAGCTTCAAGAACCCTGTCCATTCCACCACCGAAAACAGCAGATTGCAACAATATTTTTTCTATTGCTCCCTGGTCGCCCGTTGCCCTCGCTTCTGGTACTTGTTGTCTACGGGTAAACACAGTACCGTCTTGGGTAACACCTACTCCCAATGCACCAGCACCTAGTTGTAAATCTTGTGTCGTCAAGGCAGAGGTAAATACGTTGACAGCATTTGCACTTTCGGTCAGTGCTTTGGCGAAAATATCTGCTGGTTTTTCAAATGACTGAGATACATCAATTGCCGTTTGTACTTCTACAAATTGTCTTTGCCTATTGATGAACTCCAACATCCATCTACTGTTTTCATCCAATTCTTTGGTCGCTCTAGCTGCCGATTCTTCGTTGAATTCATATGGAGACTTGCGTTGTTCTGCTTGTTGTTCGGCTAATGCTTGCGGTGCTCTTTGTGCGATTTTTTCTAATTGAGACAAAGCCACCTGTAAGTTTAATACCTCTACGGCAGTATCTTTTGATGCTTGTAGTAATTTAAGGCTAGCACCTTCGCCGGTAGCTTGCGCCTCTGCAATTTGACGGTTTAATTCAGCATGTTTGACATAACTTTGTTCATATCTGTTTAAAACTTCTCCTACTACGTCACCATTCTGTGCCAAATCAATAAATACATCATTGACATCGACTAGTCCTTCCTCGAAACCAGCTGGGAATTGTAGATCAACACCAGCAGAACGCAATGCGTTCTGTAGACTTTTTGCAATTGTATCGCTAAGATCTGATGTTCTTAAGTCAGTACTGGCAGCTAATTCTTCTCCAGACAAAGCCAGGTTCAGCTGTTGACTTTGTGCGTTCAACCATTTTTGAAAAGTACTAATAGCGGCATCATAAAATGGACGCTGTTTACCAAGAACAGTATCAAAAGCTTTCTGTACTTCCTCTGTCGTCGGTAAAACCCCAGCCTGATCGGTTAACAAAACTTTCAATTGTTGCCCAAGACTTGCGGCAGATGCTTTAAATGCAGCTTCTGCTTCTGCTGGGATCTCTTTCGGATATTCTGCAATAAATTGATCTATATATTCAGATAAAATATCGAATGGGTCGATTTGTGGATCAGACAATAGTGCTCCAAGGGAATCGGCATGTTCTTTGCTGGAAATAATGGATCTCATAAAATTCTCTAAAGCAGCACCAACTCTTGTTATATCCGTGGTGAATCCTTCTAATTCATCAAATTGGCTTAAATCTATAAGCTCCCCCAAATCACCAGCTTCCGCCAACCTCTCGACCGCCTCTTTGGACCATTCTGTTCCTGGTTTAGATACTCCAACGTCTTGACCAACAACCTGGCTAAGTCTGTCGAATGTAGTAACATTGAGTTCTATAGCTCGTGCCGCATTACCAACAGCGTCACTAAGCAGACCTAGCTCATTACTCAACTCGGTCGGTATATGTAGTTTCTCAAAATCATTCGAAGCTTTCTCAATTGCGTTAGCCAATAAACTAACTTTTGCGTCTAGCTGTATTTTGTCTACAGTTTTGGCAATTTTTTCGAATCCGCCTAGCTGAACCACCATGGCTTGCCTGATTCTGGATGCAACTTCGATATTTCCACCAAAAGCTTCAGCTAGTAATTGATCTAACCCAAATTCTAAATTTGATATATCGAATTGTTCAATTGCAGATTGTAAAATATTATTCAATAATTGGGGATTACCGCCAACTATCTCATCTATTATTGCTTGTGCCTGAGAATCGCTTATAGTAACTAGTCCTTCTCCAGTAAATAAATTTCGTACTCTTTCGTATGCACTTGCGAAAAACCCACTCCATCCTTCTTCATATCTTTCTGCCGATTGTTGTATCCCGTCGATTGCTTCTGCGCCAATCCCACCAACTCGCTCTTGTAATACTGCTCTGTCGCCAGTCTGAATGGGTTCGACTTTAATCTCCGACATTTTTTTTGCAATTTCATCTACAATATTTTGAACATCGACATCTACCGCTTGTGTTGCAGCATATGTAAAAGCACCAATCGCAGCCGTAGCAACTGCTACTATAGACGCAAATGGCCCCAGTGATGATACCATACTCCCAATGGCTCCTGTTATGCTTTTGCCGGAAAACACAGACAGGGCTGCTAAAATAACTCCGACAGATTTGGTAAATTCAGCACTCAAAAATGCAGAAGAGTTACCCGCCTCCTTAAAAGATTCTGATAGTTTGTTTGCCGACAAAATAATACCTGCTGCGGCTGCAAGTTGACCAAGCCTGGATGTAGCAGCAGCCTTTGCTTGTCCTGCCAAACCTGCACCCGCAGCAGCCGCAGTGGTTTGTCCAGCGGTCAGTCCTACTCCACCCACAAGTCTTCTCTGTACTCTTTCCTTGGCAGTGGCACCAGCTGCACCACCGGCGCCGGTAGTCGTTAGTGCATTTAGTACACCAGGAATTCCGCCACCAACACCAACAGTGCTCATAAACGCCAATGCCTTAGCAGCTGCATTAATTGATACAGAAAGTAGCTTGAACCCAGCGGCAAAACCTATAATTGTTGTGAATGCCGGTATAACTGGTTTAATAAAGTCCAAGAATGATACGAATGCTTTCCCTGCTTGTGTTATACCACGGATAATGGGTACGAACAATGGCTCAGCCAATGTCTGTACTAGTTTATTGAACTCTTGAACTAATATATTTAGTTGAGCCTGTAGTCCTTCAAGACCTTGTGTCGCAATTTTATCAAATTCGCCACTAGCAGATGCAGCAGTACCGAGGGCTTCGTTGAGTACATCTATATTGCTTATCAAAGCCAGCAAACGACTTATCTGTCTACGCCCACCAAGCTTGGTGCCAATTTCAATTTTGTCTTGAATACTGGTAGTATTTTGTAGAGCAGTAGCGATTTGTTTAATTGCACCAACAGGATCTCCAGCTTCAATTGCTTCAGATATTCTAATTCCTTTACCCTCTAAGAAATTAACAATTTTAGGGTCAGCCAAGCGGGACGAAATAGTCTTCATAAAAGTACCGACAGTCTCTGCACTTTCCCTTGTCGCTTGTCTGATAGTTGTGAAAACAGCAGCAAATTCCTGGAATGTACCTCCTATGGCTTCAAAAGCAGCACCACCTCTTGATATACCCTTGGCTATATCTTCTGAAGAAGCTGCAAATTTATTTGATAGCGCAGTTAGTACATCTAGGACATCAGCAGTGGCTAGTCCTTCTTGTCTAAATTGTTGTGTCGCAGCAATAGTACCCTCTATCGCAGCATCTAGTGTTTCAAAAGATGGCGTTAGTGGAACCTTTGATAGTGCTGTTAATGAAGAAGTCAGTTCATCCCCACGTTGACCAGCTTGTGTTAAAATTTTGCTTATACGAGCCAATTCACTAGCCGATGTGCCAGTACTAGTTGATAAATCCAAAATAGTGTCTCTTAACCCAGCTATTTCAGATTCTGTTTGTCCAATAATTTGTCTTACCTTCAGTATTGCTGAGTCAAACTCAATAACAGCAGCGGTTGCTTTGCCAAGTCCGCCGATAGCCGCAAATGGGACAACGGTAGCAGCCAAAAACGCAGCATATCTTTTGCCAGCCAACTGTACAGATTCACCAAATGTTTTTGCTGTTGTCGAAGCAGCAGACATATTTGCTGCTGTTCTTTTTGTTGAACCTGCAGCTTTGGTCTGTGCTACATTAAGTGCTTTAGTGGCGACTGTTACCTTTTGTATGGCGGCGGCATTTGCCGCAGCGGCTGTATTTTGAGCTTTACTTGTAGCCAAAATGTTATTCGCAATATTCCCACCAGCGGAAGCTGTGGGTTTAGCGGCAGTTTGTATTGTACCTTGAGCCTTAGACAAAGCAGCTTCTACTTTGCCAAGATCAAGGATGTCTTTAATTCTTAGATTAACATCAAGTACAAATGCCACTTATATCACACCCTCACTATTTTTTAACAACAACCTTCTTGGTTTTTTTTGTTTTGGCTTTTGTTTTTGTTTTAGTCTTTGATTTTACTTGCTTAGATTTTGTTTTAGATTTACACTTGCCTATATCTCCAACGACAATAGCTTCACCAGTTGTATCATCGATAAATGGCTCAGAAGTTTCAACCAACAAATTACCATTCTCATCTACTGATCTACCGAACGTATCAACTAGCTGGCCATTGCTATTAATATATCTGCCATCCTTATTTATGAGGCGACCATCGCGATCTGTTATGGTACCATCTTGCCTTGTATATCTTCCATCGTCGTCTATCATACCGGCATCTTTCAACCATCGCATTTCAAACATATGATTGTGTATATTTTTTTCGATACCATAAAGCATGTTGGCCAACTCTTTTGCACCAGCGATAACGGCTATTTCATCCTGTCTATCTAAATATTCATGGCGGTCTGCGAGAAAAACCTTCCCAGTATCGACATAAACCAGACATTTTACTAACAGAAATTCAAACCTGAAATTTTCTGCTTGAGATTCCAACGTGGCTGAATCGAACTGTTGTCGTCTGGCGTGTTTTTCCATGATTAATCTGCGTTTTTCCGCCATCTCAAGTGCGATTGTTCTACCTTCTGACAATTTGATACCACCCTTTTTTAATCTTAATTCATATGCTCTAATCTCCATCGCTAGTTTTTCAACTTCAATAGAATCTTCCAGAGTCCATAATCCCATTTGCAATAAATATTTTTCTAATTCTGATCGAGACATAAGCCGACCTGATGGGCTAGAAGCTCCCTTCCGCATAAGGTCTGCAATCTTAAGGTTGTAAGCCATATTGGCTTCTTGCACTACTCTGTTCGTAGGTTTCACAATAGCCAACTTAAGCATTTTACCTTCTTTGTTGACTGTCTCAAACACACACTTTTTGCTATCCATCGTCTTTGCTCCCAAAAGAAAGTTTGTACCCGTTAAATTCCATGTTGTGCAGATTTACTTCTGACATCACAGCCCTAGATTGTGTATTTCCTTTGTCTAAAATGTTTTTTCTTACTCGATCCCATCGTCTTTTATTTGCAAGTTGTTCGTCTGTCAAAGTGTCCTCTTGCAATCCATGCCCCCAAAGTTCCTCGCCAAAACAATTTTCAAATTCAGCTATAGCATAAATAAAACATGTTCTAAACTTTTTGGCTACAATTTTTTTAAATCTACTTTTGGCATCATCATTAATTCGGCCAACATGAGAAGCTTTTTGTAAGCGTCTAAGATCAGCTAATTCTTTTTCTTTCTCGGACACTAATATTCTCCCTATCTACTGCGGATATCTTTAACATGCTTTGTTTTCATTGATGCAATTTGCTGTCGCATTTCATTTTGACTATCTGGCATATCCTGCTCTTTTATTCTGCCACGTTTATTAACAATTTTTTGTTTTGCCATAATCATTGCACGACTTGTAGAATCATTCATTTCATAAACCCTTTTCGCACCAGCGTCGTCTGTCATAATGAACTGTTCATTCCTACCTGGTTTCGACGATTGTGGCATCGAAGCACCTTTATTTTGTTGTTCAATTTTTTCTCCCTGTCTAATAAACCAAGAATCTAATAGATCATCATCGTCTATTATATATTTAGATGGTCTATCAAATGCATTGTATACAGAATCATAGATAGTAGACCAATAGGCCAGTTCTCTCTGATTAAGCGACCATTCTGTCACAGGATTTTCAAATAGATTATTGGTTATTTTTGCAATTTCCCAAAACGATCTCCATTGCTGAGATCTGGCTAATTGTCTAATAATTGATATACTTATCCTGGATTTATCAAAAAAAATATCACACAATTGTGATATAAAACCATTATCATTATAATCGTCGAAATCTTTTTGTGTTGACCAAAATGACTGTCCATCGTCTGTGGTCGCTATGACACCTATCAAAAATCTTTGCTGACACATCTCTGCATAGGCTTCTGCGCTAGTCTGCATAAGCATATGTTTTTTATTTAATTTTTCAATTAACACCTTTTCTGCACGACGCAATAAGGATCTAGCATTTTCCAACTTGGTTATATTTGACCAAAAATCTAACAGACCACGTCTAATCTTGTGAATATCATCATATAAACCAGTAATTTGATTATTTTCGTCTATAGACCATTGACCAAACTCAATACAATTATTTAATAGTTCTTGTTCGGCTTGTGTACCACTTATGACGGCTCTTTGTAATTCCGTGAAATACACATTAGCAGCTTGAGCTTGTTCTTTAACGGATGGCTGTCTTAGCAGGAGTGAGATTAGCTTGTTTTCTTCTGTCACAACAGTAGCCGGAATACATCCCCAACTAATTTTCGCGATTAAACGATTTGCGTCAGCCGGGTTCATTATTCACCTTCCCAGTCCCAAAAACGAATGGTACTGTCTATCCTAATATTTGTTCTATCCATTCTATTATACACCGTAAAAAAAGCCGAGATATAGCATCTCGGCTTAATAAATACAGATTATATTAGGTGTTAACTTATCCGCCGTATTTCAACGTCCATTAAATCAACAGCCACCCATATTGTCACTGTTGATCTACTTCCAGCATATGCATCGTCCACACGTATATTCAGTTTAGCCCTCAAAGATCCACCTTGTGGTATAATATCATAATCTAGTTGAATTATATTAACACCATCGCTGGGTGCATCGAAACAAATATGATTATTTGCAATAGATCTGCAGTCTACAGTTTCCATCAGGGTGTTCCAAACTGGTGTCACCGGTGGTCCGGGTGGCGTGTCGATATCCTGAGAAATCTCAAACAACACATCAACCTTGCCGTTTGGTCCATCAAAATCGGTACCAGTTATATTACCCATAATACCACGAATACCAACTATTTGCATGTCTCGCGGGCAGTTTTTGAAAAAAAGATTCTCTATATCTGTAACTACAATGCCCGTTTGACTTGTTGTTGCACGTAGTCTACCGAAGACGGTTCTTGCATATGGTAGTAATCGCCATTTTCTCCATCTTCGGTTACTAATCCAATCATATTTCGGTGGTCTTTCTGGACCGACAGGCAAACTTCCCCAAACACCATTAGGCGACAAGGTGCCACTAACTACGGTCTCAATATCTGTTCCATCTAGACTAGCTCTAAATATAGCATTTTCTGTTTGGTCAGACCAATAAACTTTATCATCATCATTATCTACAGTAAGACCCCCTGGATTGGCCAGGCCACTGACGACCGTATTTACAACAGTTCCGCTGATACCAGACGACTCAATTATACCCAATGTCCTGTTCGACCAATACATGATCTGATTATCAACATCAAGATATATTGCATTAAAATTATTGAAACTACTACCAGATATTTCTATCTTATGATTGCCGCCATCATAATCTATTCTATGAATAGAATAGTCATTACCCCCAACACCTCTGCCAACGCCCCAGTATACCCATTCATTTACCGGATCAATAGCCATATATCTTTGGCCGCCAAAACCACCGCCATTGACACCAGACCAAATGGCTTGTGCGGATGTCCCATCTATATTGGCGATTAATATACGATCATTATAAGTATCTGAACAATAGAATTTACCATTTTTTTCATCTACTACGATTCCCAAATAAAATGGATACGAACTTGGTGTAGGGATATTTGTGGTATCAAGTAATGTCTCGACATTAGATCCATCAAGATCGCTTCGCTGTATCAATCGGTAGTCAGCCCAATAAATTTTCTCACCGCTAGTTGCTATATCTATCTGGACAGGAGAAGTTAGACCCGAAACAAGCACTGTTTCGTTTAGATCATTGTCGAGTTTTGCTATATGATCAGCTGACGCATCAGCCCAAAAAAAACCTTCGATTGACATCAAAAATCCTCCCTAGAAGTATAGTTGATCTTTGGGATCAGTTGGTCTGAATTCAGCTATCACCAAAATCTCTACTTCAGATCCACTACCAGCATAAGTATTTTCCACCTGAGCGCTAAGAGTGCATCTCATAGAGCCACCACGTGGAATCGCAACAAAAGTCTGATCTAGCACATTTGTTCCATCTGCTGGAGCATCGAAACATCTACCATCGCCTACTACAGCTTTACATTCCACGGACGCTACTAGTGTATCCCAGACTGGTGTCGTTGGCGGGGCAGGTGACACATCGACTTCCTGAGAAACTTGTGTAATTACTCCGACAGCACCACCGGTACCATTAAAATCGGCATTAGTAATACCTCTCATAACTGCCTGAACTCCCACAACCTCCACCGGGAAAGGACAATTTTTATTGAAAAAACTTTCCGTATCCGTTACAGCTGTACCAGAAGTCGTTGGGATAGCCGATAAAATTTTTGCAATTTTAAACGTTTTGGGTGCAGGATTTAAATTAGTCGCCAAATTGTCTGTAACTAGTGCCATGGTGTTCCTCCAATACAAGATAAGGTTGTAAAAATTCCAGTGTCACACGACACCGAAGGTTTTACAAATTCATCAAAACTCTAATTGTTATACACCAACCATGTTTATAAAACAATCGGGGTAATCAATGGGATGAAATATATAGAAATGGGGTAATATAGACGGGTTGTTACCTTCTTTTATTCATCTAAGTAGAAAGCAATACTAATCAAAACTATCCCAACTCAACACGACGAGACTCGCTGTGTTTCTTCGGTTTATCTGTTGGTGGTACTTGGTCATTATTATTGTGTAGTATGTCCGTTGTCGTTGGGAGATCGTATTGTTTGTCTGGATATATTTTCCAACTTGTGCCATATGTAGGTTTATCGAATGATTCGTCGAAAACCTTTAATATAGATCCTTTTGGAATATATGGGTTGTCTATAATGTGTATTCCTAATATTTGTATTTTCCCAGGTTCCATAGAAAACCCAGATTGAAATTCTGGCCTAGACGCCAATAAATCCCTAAGATCGTCGGTATGCAAACATATCGCTTTAATCTGCTTCTTATCTATCCCTTCACGTTCTATTCCCCGTATGGTTTCGTGGATGCTTTGTATTGTAACGCTCATCAATCGTCACTCTTTCTATTGGCTTGTTCTGATTTGGCTAATCTTTTCAGCATCTCACCATATTTTTTCCGCAGTTTATCTAGTATCTTCTTCAGCTTCTTTGCATCCATATTACACCACATTCTTTTGGCAGCATCACAAGCTTTTGATCATGTTGCACCTTCGTATACATAAAAAGAAAATTTATTTTTACCAACCAGCCATGGTACACTCTAACGGCAGTTTCGCCCATTAAGTGGAACATTCTGCAGTAATATTATACCATCACGCAATATATGCGTTTGCACAAAAAAAACAAAAACCGCTGATTCGCCAGGCTGGCTCAGCGGAAGCCTTCGAAGGATACCTGCCGCTGGCAGAGATCATAGCAAACCCAATAAGGCTACAAATCCAAGGCCCATCAAAAATCCAGCAATCATATATACAACACAATGTAATACTATCAATAGTACTTTTAGCCATTCTGAAAATTCAAAACCAAACATTTATCGCTCCTCTTCTTCTATGCTAATAAAGTTTACAATCAATGCAAAATCTTTTAAATCTACATCGCCATCGTCATCGACATCCCATCTATCTACGCATCCATTAAAACATGTTCCATCGGATGGTCCACAATACTTGAGACATAAACAGAGTGTCGGTAAACTACTTTTGATCAATAGTGCGGAAGGATGCTCATTACCCCACCTGAAATTATAACACATCCATTGTGGCACACTATATCTATAAGATACTATCAGTTGCACGACAACAAATAGAGCTATTATGACTTTACTGACCACGGGCATTTTTTCTAGACAGATAGTTGTTGTACCACATTCTAAGTCGTTTCGCAGTTCGTTCAACTTCTGCGATCAATTCTTCGTTGATATCATCGTTATTGCCAAACAGGCCACCGTCACAACCGCCAGTACACAATACGATTAGATTGGCAGCCTTCAATTGTCGATTGCGTACCTCTCCAGCAATTCTTTGGTGTGTTATTTCATCCTTTAGTGATTTTACCTTATGTTCTAGATCTCGAATATGACAAGCACGGCCAAGCTCTTTTTGATTAAATACATACTTAAGCAAATCTTCTGCCAAGAGACATCTATCCCTCCAATATACCTCTCTCAGACATGAATGTTCGCTGTCTGCCCATGCTGGGTCGTGTGGTTCGTGACCATTCATATTAATCGTCCTTAAAACTATGAATTTGTGCTAATCGTTTTTCTGCACCTTTTTTTGTTGGATAACATCCAAAATTTCTACCAGTTTGTTCGCTATAAACGCAATATGGTTTACCCTTTGGGCCGTCTTTGCGAATAACGGCTGTACATCTTTCTATTGCATCTAAAGTGGCTTTATTTAATTCTTTCTTCCAGTCTTTCATTACAAACTATCCTGATGTAGAACATTAGAAAGCTGATTCATACTAAATCCATGGCTATAATATCCATTGTGAAAATTATATAAATGCAAATATATAACTTTGTTACGTTTTGTAAGCTCAAAAACCACTATACCGCCTTCATCGTCTTGCGACTGGCTTGCAAAATCTTTACAAAATTTAATATTAAATACCCAGCCAGAAAAATCTTTGTTTTCATCAATTGAAACACATGGTTGATTGATATCAGATACAATATGGTCGCACAAAAACCATCCAACATTTTCACAACATTGCTGTTCTTCGTCGAAACCCACTAAAACATTGTTTTCATCTATAAAATTTATTTTATGTCTATTCTTAAAAATTTTCATTATTACCATCCTGGGTTAACCTATTGGGGATGATCGCTAGTTGCAATGTATGATCATCCCAATTAAAATTGTCTGGCAAGTTAGCTACCATACGGTCAACTACATGTGCGACAATTGCAAATCTCCTTCGGCCAATCTGCTTACCATCAATAAAACCAGTAGTCAGATTATGGTCGTGTTTATTATTTTTTGTCTCAGCCATTTTGTTATCCCTTGTCTGCATATTCCACAAAATCATCTCCAAATTTCTCACGATATTTACATCTAATTATTTCCCATTTATCCCAATATCATTGATATGGAGTAAATCCTTGCGATTTCTTTGTATATACTTAATCCTATCCACAATCCGCACAAGCAGTATCGATGCCACCATAACAGACATCGCAAACATATTGATCACACTGTAGACATTTATGCAATAATAATTGATCGTTCGGGTACGGATCGCCACATAAGTAGCAATATTCAGGATCTGATAAATCTGCATCGGCATACCTAAGACAAAATCCACATGGTGGCGATATATGACAAGAACAGCAAGCATCATCCCATTTACGATTAACTTCCGCAATGGCATCCGCATAATTGAATGTCTCAGAACTAATGTCCGATGTGGTTTTTTTGCATTTACAAATAACGGTAGATACCAAAAGTTTTATCTTTCCGGTGCCATGACAATCTAGACAATTTTTATTGGCCATGAATTATTCCTATGGTACAGTTATTGCATCCATTGCATCAACAAAGCCATCTTCGAATTTCTCGGCATTATCGGTAAACAATTCCCAGCAAGTAGAAAATCCATCCACGCATGCACTAAGATCCCATCCGTTGATATCATCGGTCAAATTTTCTAGCAAGTTACAGCCGCAACACATTGATAAACAAATACATACCAACAACCCATACAACATCTTGTTTGTATTATTATCCCGCATTATTTCTCCCCCGAAAACTAACATTTCCTGGCTTCTTAAGTGGTGGAAAACGTTGATATATTTCCCCAACTGACAATTTCCCCAACTCCAATAACCAAGCATCCTCTGTCTTTGGTGTCCATGGATTTGGACTACCAATTGAATCTAAAACTCCTTGATCCACCGGTTCTGTTGTTGTTTTTTGGAATCTTTTTCTATTAGTCATAATTTGTTCATCCAATTATTCTGCATTTCTAATCGCCATAGTCAGTCCCTGCACAGCCAGCATGATGTCTAATGATTCTGTATGCCTTAGTTCTGCTGTCAAGGTATTTAATAAATATTGACCCTGTTGTATCAAATCCTGCCGTTCTCGCCAGATACAGCTTGGGCATCTGACTATTTCTCTATGATGGAATAGATAGTCTTTGCCACAGCATCTGTCACATTTGTTAGTATCCATATATTAGCTATTACACGTTTCTATATATTTTTTCCACACTGCTTTTCGCATTGGTTTGCTAAAAACGTACATTGCAAACGACAGCGCTATTTTTCGTCCAGTGGCTCTACAAAAATTATCATCTGGATGACAAATAGAAATACCTTTATATTGTGATACATTATTCACAGTATGTATCTCAATAGTAGCTAATGAACATTTCCTGTCTTCGTCAACACAAGTACCAGATAGATCGTGGATTTGTATAGGATCTAAAATTCTGTGATCAAATTTAACCCGAACTTCTGTGTCGCCATATTGCACTTTTAACATATCGTTTCTCCAGTTCCAAAAAATAAAACGACGATGGGTTGATTCGAACAACAGTTCCGTGCATATACTTTTGCCCTATGGTCCTGATTTTGGCATGGCGGTTGAATCGGAACACCCCGCCGTACAGCCAACTCCTGTTGCGTGCCACCCTAACAAATCAGCACTTACCATCGTCAACAAATAGCGGGGGTCAGATTCGAACTGACGACCTTCTGCTTATGAAACAGACAAGCTAACCACTGCTCTACCCCGCAAACCGACACCGACCTATTCAGTTGTACATCGGTGTCTAATACTTTTTCTACACATGGTAGATAAGCTAACTATCCTATCGCGTCCGGTAGGATACAACTATGATAAAGACATCCCCTTCATACTATCTATACACCACATCAATTTTATCGTCGGCTGTCCTAAATCGAGTCTCTCAACTGTCAAAATACCTACACCGACATGTAATATACGAATTTTTATATTTCTACCGTACCAAATTTGACCAACCTTGAATTTATTGGCTATATAGATACATCACCGTTCTGCAGTATTTTGTTATCTTCGTATGGTACTAAAACTCGACGACGCAATTCGCTTTGGGCTTCATTCATTGCAGATAGAATAGTTGCTATTCCGGCATAACCAATACTGGTTCCGGGAGAATGGTGACATAGAATATAAGTCAGACGATAAATAATGTAGTTGAGTTCGCCTGCTATGGCACTATTCCCACCACGCAATCGAACTTCTGCTAAATGTTTTGCCAACGATTCGATTAATTCGTCGTAGTGTTCTCTGTTTTCCTTCGGTATATATGGCATTTTTATCTCCTAGAATCCTGTGGTTGAAATACGTAAATTTGGACATTGTCTAAATCGCCAAGATATTGCTCGATCATTTGTCGGACAATCGACCAATCGAGACCACCATGGCCACATCCGAGTGCTGGCAGCGCAACGGTTGTGCCAGATTTACATCCAGATAGCCAAGATTGTAATCTTTTCAAACCAGATTCGACGTATGAATATTCGGATGGATTCTTCCAATGATTTTTTGTGGCAAAGTTAAGAACAGTTTTGTCATCTTGTGTTTTATATTCATGAATCATTCCTGGCAACAATGTATTGGTTTTTCTCTTACATATACGCCTATAAGATTGAAACATTTCTGGATATTTATTCTTGAATGCTAACGCAACACCACAACCCATCACGCCGACACAGTTAACAGTATTAATCAAAATATCAGCATCAATTTCAAACATATTGCCGGACGTAAAATTAAGCATCATTAACCCTTTCTACTTGGTGTTTTCTGACAATTGGGCTCTCATACCAATAAACATCGTGTCTATATTTGATAAGATATTCTGGCGAATAGTATAAAACTGTTTTGCCACAATTGATACATTGATCTTCTGCCCGGAATACACCTATACGTGCACGACACCAATATTCATGTTTGCCGAAAAAACACATAATCCATCTGATAATTCGATAAATTTTTCCCATTAGCTTTTACTCAAATATCGGTTACTTACCACCTTTAATTGGACACGACCAATCTTCGGATCTGTTCTCTCAGTTATTGGTTTTACCACAACTCCCTCTGCATGATGGTTGGCACCCGGCCAAATACTATCGCCTTCGGCTAATTCAAGAATCTTATCTTTGTCATACGGACCACGATATACCCGTGGTACCCACGGCAGCGCAGCTCCGAATGCTCTGGCGCTGTCGTAATCAACCCATTCACCATTCTGCATAATATCAAAAATAGCTAAGAAAATTTCGCCATTGGCGGCACCGTATTTTAAACTTTGTACAGCACCAAACACCTCTCCATACAATACTGTATCTTGATTGTGTCTCAACCATGCTTTTACGGCATCTGAATTGTTCAGAGCTTTCCACCATAAGCTATTCTTGTCTTCTTTTTTCCAATATCGTCTAGATCCACAATACATTTGATCGTCGATACAAACAAACCTAGCATTTACCCCGTGGATTTTTTCGGTGACAGCAACTTCTTCCCCCTCATCAAACAATCGCGAATACTTACGAAAATTCATGACATCATATACGGGCATATAAATACCACTCTGTGATGTTTCTTTTGGAGGTTTTGGTAACCGTATGTTGTCGCCGCCAGTTGTAAATCGACCCTTGACTTCTGGGTCATAATGAACAACACCAAGTGGTTCCATATAATCATCACCAATCTTGGCTCCTGATGGTGCTGGAATCAATAACCCAACAGACCATTCGCCCCTAAGCTTTCTGGCTTTAATTCTCCTGTGTCTACCGAGGAATGCAAAGGTGTCATTATCCGGAACTATGCTGTCTGGCGGAATGTAAATTCCTAAATCTCCATCATTCCAATCAGCTGTTCTAACAACACATTGGAAATCGCCTATCATGACTAGGCTCAAAGAATCGGCATTTGGATGCGTCTCAAGCCTAACCGATACAACATCGCAGGTATGTGACTTAATATCAAACATTATTTTGCCTCATCATTATTGGTTCCTGGACTACACCCATCTTTCGACGACACAACTGGCATAAATCCAGGAATGTTAGCTTCTACATCGTTGGGTTGACTACGCAATACGACAGTCGGAGGATTTTGGATTCTATCAACTTCTATAATCAGTTTATCCACAACAGAGCACAATTCAAAAATTAGAGTTTTAACATGTTTCGTACCAGTGGCATTTTTAATCTGGGCCAATTGTTGTTTTATCTTTTTTGTGTCCATTCTACTCCGATCTCCTCATCTTTAATTTCACAATCATCACAAGATACTATATGTGGCAACTCTCTCTGTAGTCCACCTAAATCTAAGCCATATCCATAAACGAAAACATCTGGTATTTCAAATCCAACAAAATCTGCAGACTGAATTTGTGGTTTGATCGTATTCTTCTTCAATAACACAGCAGACTTTACATTATCCCTGTACGGCCACGCTACCTGATTCTTGATTGCGTTTAAAGTCACACCAGTGTCTAATATGTCGTCAATAAGTAATATGCAGACATCGTGTAGCCTTTTCCTGGATAGTGGGACAACAATCTTTGGATCTTGAGCTATTGTCTGTCCATCTGGATAAGTTGATACTTTAACGAATTCCAGTTCTACACCAATAGACAGTTGACGAACCAAATCTACAGCGAAGAATACTGAACCAGAAAGAATACTGACTATCAATAACGGCTGGTTCGATGTGCTATACAAATCATCTGACCGGTAATATGAATCTATCTCCTTGGCTAGCTCAGAAATACGTTTCTGTATTTCAGATTCTGTAAATAAAATTTTATGGTGCATATTCATATCGCCGTTTATGATTTATTCGGTTTGTCTGTAGTACTAAAAAATTTGTTTGCCATAGATCGACACCCAATTTCACTCATTATATCATTAGCCTTAGACAACGAGAATCCAATTTGTAACAAAATATCTCTAACTAAGATAGGTCGGAGACAACAACCAGAATAATACTCACGATAATTGGTCATACAATATTGTGTCAATTCCCCATCGCTAAAATCGATAAATTTTTTAGCTACTGCTTGTAGTATGTCGATCTGAAATTTTGATAAGCTACCTATCCCTGGGTGTTCTTTTAGTCTTATCTCCGTGTTACGTCGCTCAAAAAATTTATCCCAATCAACAATATCAATAGCTTGGCCTATCATTAATTCATCAATTTTTTGTGGCACCGGACCGAATGTGGTAGAAATAGAACGATCCCATGTAATCATATATCCGCCACTTCGCAGGCATTCTCTATCCGAAATATAAAGCAATTTTAATAATCGTTTATAGTCAGTTTGCCAAGACATATGTTCACGCAACAAAACGCCAGCAGCCTGTATTGCTGCTTCTAGATCAAATAGATTGCTTGGTAAGTCAAAATTGTTCATTTCATAGTGTCCCATATTTATGACACAACAATAAAGATATTCACAAATTACATTATACGTTAGGTGTACGCTCAGTATATCTACTTTTGATTATAACACCATCATTTGTTATCACGAAATCAGCAAGTGCATAGTTAAGTAGACCTTCTTTTCCAGGAATATCTATATTGCTATTGACAACAACAAGGACTTTACCATTTGTCAGATATTTAATCATTATATAATCCTATATTTTTCTGGAGTTAACCATATATACACATGAAGTTCTGGTTTTATCCATATTATATCGAAACCATAGGGTCCAAAAAATTTGCCGCAAAGTGGACGTTCGATCACCACTTGTGCTCACGTATATTTTGACGCCAAATACGGATCAGTAATTACAATTTTATCTCCTGGTTTCGGTATATGTAAAATAGCCACCTTTTCCCTCGCTTAAAATAGTAACAACATCTTATCTGCTGTCAATCTTATTATACAATCATGACCACCCGTTGTTCAACTTAAAAACCACAAAATCCACCATCCGACAAGGAGTAGGCAAGATATCTGAATAAATATGCATATAGCAATCATCCACCGTTTGTTCTTATACCTAAGCACCCACCACATACAAGCGCACGACACCAAAGTGATGGCAACCTTAAAAACAACTATTCCGGAATCGCCGTGGCGATCCCAGACATATTTAGCTATCGGGTTTGCTTCTTCGAATTTTACGAAATGTTTATTACAATATAAGGTGGCATAAAGATCCCCCAATGATATGACCAAAACAACCAATGGTAACAATACATACCATCGCACATAAATACTCCAGATTAAATACTTTACATCTGTTCATCGTGAACAAAAAAGCGGGGGTCGAATAGACCCCCGGTCACTAAGGTAGCGAACGACGCGCAAGGATGACGTGACTTGACTTTGACGCCTGCTCACCACACCGTCCATTTATATTATACACACATTCATCCATTTTGTTTCAAATAATTATTCTTTATTCTGAACATCAAATTGGAAAATATCGTCGACTATATCACAGAGTAAATCATGACCAGATTCAAATCTGGGATCACACTGCATAACTGATTCGCCGCTAAAAAATTGTTTGTATTTGAACCAATCCAACACCTTTTCAAAAACACGTTGTCTTAATTCTGGTGTATCTTGATATGTAACAACAATCTCATTATCTTCGAAAGCCGTTGTGTTATTTTCGTTCTTCATGTGGGCAGATTCCCCCGTTCAGATGTCTACCATGATTACAGTTGTGACACAATACCCGGAAACCATCTGGGAAATTGTTGTCTACTAGCCATTTATTAAAACCAGATCCCCATTTGTTAATCTCTTTTCGGTGAGCATTACCTGTTCCGTCTTCTATATGATCTATCGCCAGAAAACACTGCTCTGATTCGCCACAACAAATACATACCCCGCCATAGTGTTCTAACACGACCATTCTGTGGCTATCTCGGCGAGCCTTGTCTTTTTGTTGAGTTGTTGAACCCTGATACCATTTATTACGTTTTTCGATACACTCTGAACATCTCTTCCCTTTTCCTTTTGGTCTATTGTGCCCACATTGAGTACATAATCCAAGCAATTCTCGCTGGTTTTTATAATTTGCTTGCCTCATACTCCTTTTGGTTAAGCATATTGAGCACATGGTCTTCTGGTCTTCAGCAGCATTGCCGCAGTCAACACAAGTCTTGGTAGATTTTCTATTTGCGTATCGCTTAATATATGCATTGTGACAATTAACCGACTGCTTTGCACAACATTCCTCACATAATCTAGATCCCAACTCGGGTGTTTTTGCTCCACAATTTATACATAAATTAGCATCCATCTTTCGCTGTTTGTATTTTCTTGACCTAGCATTAGAGTTAGTCAGACAGTGTTCGCATAATTTCCGACCAGGAACATTTGGTCGTCCGTCTCTGTGACACAAGTTGTGCTCACTACGATATTTCAATGTTTCAGGATCTGTTGCCATATTATTGCCTCCAGCTTATTATACTATTAACCAGTATAGTTGTTTCGATAGAATAAAAAATCGGGATGGTCCGAAAACCATCCCGATCCATAGATTTTTACATTAATCAATATTAAGTAGCAAGACCTGCCGGATCTTCTACGTGAGTCGCCTTTAAGGAATTGAAATTCGAATAGTTGTACGTTACTGCGGCGTTTCCACCCCCAGCATCTCCACCGCCGTAGGTAACGGACGCAAGCTTATTCTTTGCCCCAAGGTTTATTCTTGTTCCTTCCTCAACCCATACGAAGATTTTTTGGTCAGTTAGGTTAGTCCCACCAACGGGGTCGGCTAGGGCATCAATAAGGTCACCCTCCGATGTCGTAGTCTCAATACCGCACGTTACCTCAATTGGGAAAGATACAAACCTATGATATGGTCCGCGACGACCAAGCTCGAACAGTTCCTCACGACCAAGATCTACCGATATCGTGACAGTCTGAAGGTGAGCGGCGTATGCGTCTCCGTCGACAAGGTTATGACCGTTAGCGTCAATACCATCTATTTCTACCGGCCAGATACTACCACTAACTCCGGTTATGGTTCCGTCCGATCCCATGGAACATCCAGATCCCATAAGGATATTCTCTCTGCGGGCAACGCCTCCGGATGATGCCAACGACAAGGGCTCATCTGAGCCATCGAAAACAGTTGGAACAAAGTGTGTCAAACCACTTGCAACCCATTCCTTGTTGTTGCCAACCAATGTTATATCCTCCGTGGAGTTACCTTCAACATTCATTGTATACGTAAGGGTGGACACATACATACCGGACATACCAACAGATCGAAGTGGTGTTCCCGATGCATTATCGAATGTGTCTGAATAGATGTTAAGTGCCGCGAAGCATCGTTCGTTAGATCTACCAACCAAAGTTGCAGAAGTAGCACTTGGTGTCGCTAGATGATATAAAAGAGGATATCCATCCAGCACTTTCTGCGACGTAAGCTCAATGTCGGGAATACCTTCAATGTTCTCGTATAACTCTAATTGACCAAGCTCGAATACCTGTTCCAAATTGAACGTGGTATTAATTCCGACACTTTGAACACCATGCGCTGTTCTGAATCCAGAAGGGTGTGACCCAGAACCCAAAACACCAAACTGAGCCGCACAGCCGCTGGTGTCGCATGTAACATCGTGCTCTGCGAACCCAAGTGCCTGTATGGCGTAGAAAATACGCGAGTTATTACTCATAGCCAATCAATCTCCTTTCAATAAGTTCAACTATCCGAACTCTGTCCAGTATGTTTATACACCATTGAGACAGCGTGTTTTCTATCTAAGCTTACCAGACAATTAGAATATAACAACTGCAACAGTTGTCTCACATATTGCCCCTGATATCTTATTTCCGAACAACCGCGCTTATCCTGAATTAATTGCACATTGTTCATCCCATCGACATACCACGCTTTATTCGATATGAAATTCATAAAACCAAGAACTATATCTTGCGTCCCACATATACCCGACATTTGATTACCAACCCATCCATCCCCATCGATCATACCCCTCCAAAAATGCCTGTCATATTTCAAACATTCTGGCACAACAGCAATTTTGCTTTTCCGTTGAACAATCCCGTATTCAGCAAGTCGTTCAACTATTCTGTTAGAATAAATACTAAATTATACACAACTATTTTACGCAATGCAAGCTAAATATTTCCAAAATCAATTTCTATTTCCCAGACGACTCTGGCTCTAAATAATTTAGAATTCAAAGAATTAATCGTAGAAGACACGCTATTAGTAGATCTCAATTTTTTCCATGGATTATCAATAGTCATTTGTCGCCAATTCGTAACTCCATCAACAATGTCACCATATTGATCGAATGGAAAAGTAATCTGATTAAGATCTGCCATCCAAAATACAGTACGACTTTGATAATCTATCCAATCCATAATCAAATTTCTATCATTTGGGTTGTCGGCGAAAATATGAAAAGTGATATATCTTGTTTTTATTTGTCCACCACCAAGCTGTAAACCCCTTTGCTTTCCATTCCCAACCTCAATAAAAACACTAGGAAGCCATAATTGGTGTTCCCGGACAGCTGTGCTAGACGGTAAAACTTCGGTCAAAAAATCTTCTAGCGCATATCTCATCAGCAACCCGAAATCGTTACTATCTGCAAACCCTACGTGTATAGATCGTCTGGCATATTCAGCGCGAATATCGTCTTCTGAACTTTTGGGCTCATCGAATATTATGCGACCATTTAAATAATCAACATGATGCCTATTAATGCCGGTATCACTGTTTGGGTAAAATGTGCCATCAATATAAACCCCAGACACCCTAAAAGGATCTGCCGTACCACTACCGAGAGATATGCCACTCTCCCAAACCCATTCACGACCAGCACCCTCCCATACCTTCCCGTCCTCATATCTTTCGTCTTGCGCCAACTGTAATTTCGATTCATCATCGCTATACCAACTATCTGAGTCATATTCGTAAATATTGTATGCACCATTACTTGCAAAACCCGAATCTAGAAACCATTTTAAGTTGTACAGTAATTGATCGGTTAGTTCATAACCACCGAATCCGCCATTGTTAACACCCTTGAAATTTAATGCACACATTGTATTTCCTTCTATCTGATACGTTTGACTAGTATTTCAGCAGCCTTAATTGCTACCTCCTGCTGTCCCAGTGTATATTCTATGAAATTCTTACCAGCTTTACCAGAAATAATCGATGGTAGTACATAACCACCACCACCACCAAGCTTTTCTAATGACACCATAATCGCACGTCCACTACGCGATACTTTTTGTATTGTAACATCTAGATTATTATCATCTCCCTGGAAAACAATATCATACGCAGCCTGACCTATATCTATGGTAGGGTCAACGAGAAGCCATCGCATGACAGGAATTGTTATATCCGATGGTTGCGAAATATACTCCGCTCCTGGTAACGAAAGATAATCACCCCAACTATCCTCTATAGCTTGAACACGTATTGCGACTTCTGACCCACCAGTAGTTTTCGTTGAAATTTTAACAGATGATCTAATCAACTCAGCCATCCCGTCTACCATCGTATTTGCCGTGTTGTCATCCAACCCAAAATGAGACTGCAAATCTTCCGAACCAGTTCCTCGCAAAGATCTTGCTACTTCTGTATTATTAAAAACTCCTACTAACATGGCACCTATTTCTTTACTTATAACAGATGCTGCTGTCAATACTCGTGATGCCATTGCTTTTGATCCATCGCGCTTAATACCTTGGACCAATTGTGTTTTTGACTTTGCGGATAATTCTAATTTTACACGTATTTTGGGCATTATACCAACTCCCAGAAACTTATACAATATCTATCTTCACGCAATCCAACAGGTATTGGCCCCCTCAAAAGTCGAACCCTTAAATGTAATTGACTTTTAATATCATGGTTTACCAACACTGTACGTGCCCTTGATAAATCGTCAGCTTCAGTTAGGTAGGTTTTGAGTCTAACGATACCTTTTGTTTTGCTGACTGAAATACCAAAATTGTTTGCATCCTTTGGATTCCATTTGATTAGACATTTGATGCATTTATTTACAGGTGTCTCGATAAATCCACGACCCTTGCAGTATGGACATTTCTTTCCTCTATCGAATGGACGTGGACCACCTGTCCTGTATATTCCAGTCGACCTTTTTCTTAAAGTATCATATTCACAGTTCGGGCACATTTGCTGTATTGGATCAAATTCCAAATATACATTTTTGCCCAGTTGGTTAACCAACGAGTCAATATACCTTTGGTAAGTTGTTATTAGTTCATCTTTAATCTGAATAGCAGATGTTGGATCAAGAATCGGACAAGATGGTGGTTCGATTGGTTCGTATCCATTAATGAATAACGACATATTATCTGACATCATACCCGTACCAGATCCAGTGATGAACAAATCGGCTGAATTTGTAACCAAATTAATTCCATTGATGTATAAATCCAATTCTTCATAAGAAACACTTTTCCCGTGTAGATACAACCATGTATTAACGTTAATATATTGACTTTCTCCAAAAGTGAAAAGATTGACGCTACCACTACAGAAGTTGTATCCACCCACCACTAGGTCGTGTTGATTATAGTCTGGTCGATATCCTGTGGTAAATAGATTGGTATCGTTATATGTTCTGGCCAATGCGTCTGTATATAAATAAGTAGATTCTGATTGTGTATCATAACCGCCCACATACAAGTCACAAGAATCAGTTCTATTAACTTGTCCGGCTATACATAGCTCAAGAGTTGCACTCTCAGTAAGCGAACCTTTTATGTACAGATCGCCAGATGTCGATAGTAGACTTATCCCATATATAATAAGCGTAATTTGACCATATATATTCGTATTGTCTTCGCTTTGTACGAACAGATCGACAGTATCACTGATATTACCAAACCCATCTATGAATAAATCTAATGAAGTCGAAATAGTGTTGTCACCGTACAGATACATATCTGCCGATGCACTGTCCGTATCAACCCCACAAACGTAACAATCGACTTGGCTTGATAAGACATCCCGTACAATTGGTACTACTAAATCTACAGAATTGTTAAATACCTTTTTGCCATACACATATGCATCAAAATTCTTGTTGTTTACGTCTAAGCCACCAACATATAGTTCTCCAATCTCATTATATATTCCATGTGTTAAAGGTAAAACCAGATCACCGGACCCACTTGACACATCAAAACCATATTCAAAAATATCAAAATATCCACTGGTTGATAAGTGTGAATTAATTAACAAATCTGTATTGCTAAATTCGTTTGTCTTACCTGGTATGACAAATTGTACACTATTGTTCGTGTTATCTTTTCCAGACACGAAACAATCGACATAGTCGCTATCAGCCGCATATGGGTTAATGAATAAACTTATGTTTTGTGAATGACTTTGTTGTCCATATATAGTAAGTGGGATATCAGTGGTAACGACATCTACACCACCCACATACAACATAGCATCCACTATTATCGACCCATTACCTTCGACAAATAATTCAGCGTTATTGTCTGTGGGTTCGTGTGGTTGGTATATTACCAGATCGGTTGATGAACTTTGGCTTTCATAGCCATCAATAAATAAATCGTTGTTACCGACGCTGTCGGTGTGTCCGGTATGAACTAGCATGTAAATAGAGCCAGAAATACCACCATATCCATCGATGTATAGATCACTATCGTCACCGACTGCATTTATATCAAGGAGCACTGTATAGCCACTAGCACTTCCGGACTGACAATATGATATAGCAACCACGTTGCTGTCTAAGGTAGTACACTGGGCACTTCCTAATGGGTCGTTGTATATTGGTAGCTCACTAAAAATACCAGATTGTACGTATGATATTTCAGTACCAGATACCTCACCAACTACCCACTTTCCTTTGTATGAATCATTCACATCTGAGTATGTAAATATAAATCTATTGTCACCTATTCTTTGCTGGCTAATGTATGGTATGCAATTGCCAGGTGCGAAGGCGTATCGTTTTCCAAACGAAATGTCGGTTCCTATTATAGAACCAACAACCATAATTCCACTTTCTGGCGATTCGGTGTGGCTATAACCTAAAACAAATGTTTGTGGATCTAAGACACATATTCTCATGCCATTTGGACATTTCTCTGCTACGGTTGGAGTAAAAAACTCCGTACTTGAATACGATGCCGGTGGCGATGCTGAATAATCTATTAGACGAACTTTACCATAGCAGGAGTATTCTATCGGAAATCCTCCTGTTTGTTGCTCGTGTCTATAACTAACGATAGCTAAAGCATTATCAGAATCTATCACTTGTGATTGATTAGATGAAACGCCAGCAACAGCTTCTGCGACCTTGACCGCACTAATTGTTATATCATTATTTTCATCTACATCCGCAGAATAACATCTAAGTTGATTAAGCTGTTCGTAATGAAACGATACGCCTATATGTCCCGAATTTATGGAAGTCAAACTGCATCGATCTTGACGAACATTATCCATGTAATATTTCGGTGTGCCCCATACAACCGTTTTGCCACTTACACTTCCGCACTTCTGAACACCCCATCCAGCAGTTGTTTCAACACCATCGGCATCTTTACCATATGCATAAATACGATCGGAATCACCGGATGGCCAAATAAAACCAGTAGGCACAGAATCTGCATCTAAATATGGTGTTGACCCATTTATGAATATATTTCCAGATCCGACCGAAACATCTAGGTATGTTCTATCACAAACTACTACTTTGCTGGTATTCGCATCGGTGTCAGAATAAACTATAACATATTCGTCGTCTGAGAGTCGAGATATACTCCCTTGCAAACATCTTCCGTCATTAAATAAAATTGGCGTACCAAGTAGTGCCATTACACATCCATATTCATATTATATTCTCTTGATATAGTCCGTTTGGTTGTTTGGATAAATCCATTTTGTAGATTCTGGATAATCCATAAAGAATTGTCCAGAGAATGTATCGCTTGTGTCGGCGGTCATAAGATATAGATATTGTAGCTGTCTGGTCTCCGTGAGTGGTAAATTCGATGTTGACCATGCCCATCTACCCGTATCGCCTATCTGGTAACAGTCGCTAGACGACAAAGTTAATGGGGTATTTTGTCCACCAGTAATTTCCCAAATTTGTATCGTTACGCTTGTTGCATTTGTTAAACTACCCAGCAATTGGGGCGAATAATCTGGCGTTCTCAATAGCGTATCGATTTGTCTAACATCTGCACCAGATGTCGGCGGACCCGAAGATACAGTGAATAGGGGCATACTGCCACTGAATGGTAAAATTGATTCGCCATTCATGTATAGGTCTATATTATCGTTATCGATATCGTAGCTATCAATAAATAAATCGCCGGAACTAGACACCTGTATCGAATCTATACCTTCTATGAATAGATCCACATATGGTGGAGAACCAATATTGACAGCTATTCCTCGCGGATCTGAAAGATTAGTCACAATGATAGTTTGGTTGCTACCATCCAGATCAATTCTGGTAATATCATCTCTGAGGTAGTCCGAAACATACAAATGGCCATTAATGGTATCAATTGCTAGACCATATATGTTAGCATATCCCATTCCACTTGGGAAAATAATTGTTTGATTACCACCATCGAAATCTGCACGAACAATTTCTACCAGGTTTCCAATATAATAATTAGCCCAATAGATATGTTGAGAATCGTTATCTAATACTAGTGGGCGTGGATACGACAGTGATCCAGAAATAATATATTCGACATTACTACCATCCATATCCGACTTGAGGATAGATCCAGCAGCATCAGCTGAAGTAAAATACAATTTATCATTGGTGGTATCAATATCGATTCCAAAACCTTCGACAGAACTAACTAAAACCTCCTTATTAGATCCATCAAGATCAGATCGTTGTATGTTGTTGGCGCCGCCATCTGCCCAATACACTTTGCCACCATCCGGGTCTACAACAACTTCTCTTGGCACACTTAACCCAGTAACGATAGTTTCTTCTGCTGATCCATCGAGATTAGCACGTTTTATCGTGTCTGTTCCGTAATCGGAATAATACATTCTTTGGCCAATAAGATCCAAACAAATTCCCATCGGTTGGTTCAAACCGGTTGTAATTAAATCAGACGCATCTCCACCGTCGAGTCCAGATGATCGAATTTTACCTATTCCGGCTTCAACCCAATATAGGTCGCTATCAGATCCAAATGATGAGTGTGCATTCATTACCAACGATATTGAACCACTAGCTGGTTTGGGACCATATCCCTCAACAAACAAATTCAATACATCAGACTTAAATTCTATTGTCTTTACAAATAAATCAATTTCTACCAACTTATAAGCACTAGCCTGTGTGTATAAATTACCAGATATACTAGATGTTCCTAGTATAAAGTCTGTGTTACTGTATTCGTACATCGGTTGGCCGTAATAATTAGCCAAAGAATTTAGATTGAACAACTCTCTGTCGGTAAACTTGGTGAAAGTAGTTTTGTCTCCACCCCATAGAACAAGTTCATCCACCCACTGATTCGACTCTCCGTTAGATAGCTCAAATTTGGGAGCAGTATCTGTTGTTGGGATTGGTTGCGTGCCACTTCCTGTACCATAATCAGACCAGTTTCCACCATCAAGTGACAAAGAAAGTCGCCACACACCACTCGCCTCATGTTCTGCGTCTACAATAATAAGATGACTTTCTCCATCATTGAGTGTACTGCCTACACCACTAGCTGTCCAATGTACAGATCCACTATATGGCATGGTTATTTGCAAATCACCAGAACCGCTATACCCAAAACCCAAGCCCCTATCTATATCGACTTGTGTAGACTCAATCGTTGGATTTTTAACCCACATAGCGTTTGTTATGCGAGTTGCACCACTCATTGTTGGATATGTGCCAGATATAGATTCTATATTGGCTAATTGATCCAAACCGCCTATTTTGGCCGATTGAATATCCGATGCACTTTCAAATCCAGCGATACATGAAGTCGAATTAAGCGATGCTATGCTTGGACTGACCATACCTGCAATATTACCACCAACTTCCACCTTGTCACCAAATGAAACCGTAGTTCCACTTACTGTCGCTACGCGAACAAACTGCTTATTAACGGCACCTGGTTGATGAAGATACGACAAGCACACTTTGTTATCGCCCATATAGTCAGCACGTAATTCTTGTAATCTAGATCCTGTGTCTGGCTCAAATGTTGTAATAGCACCCGACGTTATGGTTTCACCACTAATAGACAGAACAGATCCATAACCTATAGAATTGTATTGCCATAGTGCTAGCGCTGTCGACGAATCTATTGGTGTTAAGCTAGCCCACTCTTTATATGTTGTACTAATAACAAATTCATTACTATTAGAAATCTGAACACCACTTCCAAAAGTAACAGTATCTCCACTAATAGAACAAACCATTGCGCCGCCAGTGTTTGATCCCTGGTTGTATAAGAATATACCCTTAGAAGAATCAAAAGTTTCCACTGCTGCAATTTCTACAGTAGACGGAAAAGCATTGGCCGATCCATATGCAAATGATCCACCAGTACGTGTTGCCACAACAGCACGAGTACCACCCAATACTGATGTGGCCATTAAAAAGTGCGTTGAATCTATAGTCGCAACATCACCGAATGTCGTTGGATTACTTCCATCTGGATACCACACGCTACTTCCAGTAATAGTATCGCCACCATCAGTTATCGTCAGAAGGTGTGTCCGACCATAATAGTGCATAAAGATAACAGCATGGCCATCGCTGCCATCCCAGTCCATAACAGTACCAAAAATTTCTTGACTACCTATGGCTACACCGTCTTCTGGGGAATATACAATTGAATCACCACTCACAGTACCAACTGTTTGGTCTAAATCGCCTATAAATAAAACGTTGCTTTCATCAAGACCAAGACATAGCGTTTTGGGCCTAATACTCTCTCCACTCTGTTCTGCCCCAAAGCTAAACGAATCAGAAGCAGCAGCATATATCGCATCATCTATTTTACCAGCCGTAAAACCAGCATCACCGCTCCATGATTGATTCTGGGTATATTCTGTTAAATTATCAAACGGATGATAAAATATAACGTTATCGGACCTAAGTATTCCAGAAGCTGACATATTGCATACCTCTATCTGTTTGAGTAAAATAAACTACAATTAATATATTCTATGGTCTATATCTTCGCCCAGTTCGATTAATAGCAAATTGATCATAATACCATGAAATAGAATTAAAACCCCGTTGTCCGGGAGCCCTGTTTGGACCCAAAACGGCTTGCCCCACACCGCCGCCAGTTGTTGCACCGGACGCTTGTAATGTCCATTTCAGGCTTTCATATGATGCACAGGGACCATATTTCAATATATCGCTATACCCCTTAAAACTAACGCTTGTATCTATAGCACTGTCGCCGTCTCTCACTTTAATACCCTGGCCAATCGCCTGTTTAAATTCGCCCTGTGTGATCAGACATGCTGCTTTCAGAGGAACCAAGGCTATGAAAACTGAATCATTAAGTTCTACCGGATCTGGCGAAATAGTAATATCTTCAATATTATATGTATAGTCGTATGCAAAAGATACTTCCGCGTCAACAATCATCGCAGAAGTAACGATAACCCGTTGAATATATTCATCTGTATACTTCTGTGGACTATCAATATCTCCGATGAGAATTCTAACCATCCATGTGAGTTCAACATTCCATGCCATGATACCTCCCACATTGATATTAAATACTTTTAATATAATCAGCTTTATCGTTCAGAGAGGGCATACCTCCATCACGACCTTCATTAGAAAATAAAACAAAATCGCCATTGTCGTCGTCACCCAAACCATCAGACATTCGCCAATGAAATTGTTCGCGAGTAGTTGATATGGTGGCAATATTACCAGTTGACCAACTATACTGACCTGTCGAGTCGATTTCTGAGCAACCGCTAGACGCAATAATGACAGGATCTCCGTCTTTCCAAAGTTCGATATTTACCGTCTTGCCAGTGGTCAATTCACCAACGACAGCAGGTGGTGCATCTGGATAAAATTCCAATTCTACAATTGATCGTCCAGTTAAAGACATAATAACCTCCGTTATTAATGTATTAGTTCCGTAATTTGATCTACCATATCAGTAGTCATAAATTTGTCAACGAATTCTTTTTCCGTATATCTTATTCCGGATGCAACAGACCTGGATCTTAACGGAAAATTCAGCGTGTGCAATCGCTTCGTAACTGTAGATGCATTTACACCAAGAATTCTACCTATTTGTGAAGATGATAATCCAATATTGTATAGGGCAATAAATATCGAATCTGGGAATAACTGATTGGCTTCTGATCGTGTTCTCATCGGCGTATTCAATAATTTTAGACGATTATATATTGATGTTTCACTACATCCGACCCTGGCAGCTATATCTGCACAGCTAAAACCTTCACCATATAAAATCTGTATTTTGTCGTCCGATAACAATATATTACCCCAAAAAAGACCTTTCATTAGCTATAAAGTTATACACCAAGAAAAAAAATAAAACCCGTCAACAGACGGGTTTGGTGCAACATGAAAATGATGAAACTATATTACATAGATATATGTCAAAATTTATGGTTTCAAAATATTGCGGATAGTTGTTTCGCTTACCTCATACATTCGAGCCAATTCAGAAATTGTTACCCCGACACCTCTTAAATGCACAACCCTGTCCCTTTCTTGTCTTGCTCGACTTTCTACCAACTTTTTTCTGTTACCTGGTGTTATATTATTGTCTTTCAGAATTTTGTATAAAGTGCTACTAGCAATTCCGTATCTGTTACATATTGCCCCAATTGCTTCACCACGAACATACGCTTCTAGTACACCAGACTTAGTATCTTCTGGAATTTCAAATCTATTCTTACTATAAAAACCAGCGCATCTTCGGCCTTGTCCTATAGCCAGGAATCTTGCTCGCACAAATGATAATGATTTGCCAAAGTGCTTAGAAATTTTCTGACACGACCATCCCTTATTATATAAAGCTAAAAGTTCTTCGTCCCCAATCCCATTATGCATATGCAATCTCTTATGCATATCTTCCGTTACTGTCATGCCATTGTCAATATCCCAAAATGGCTCATAGGCTTGGGACAATGCAAACAATTTATCACAATCTTCTATCGGATTTAGCTCTGGATACTGCTTTAAGAATGTGTTAAAAGCTTTCGAAAAACTGACAGGATAATGATGAATTTCAAGCTTGCCAGTTTTTCCAGTAATGCGACATTTATAGTCATCTCTCTCCATGCATGCTTTTCGCCAAAATTCGGATTTCTCACAATGGCGAATCCTATCATGCAGTCGTGTTATACCACCCTTGTAAGATTTAATCCTTGCACCATTGTGCTCTGGGGTAATACCATGCTTTTTCAAAATTTGTGCTATTGTGGTTTTGTGTACACCATAATCCTTGGCTATATCAGCGCAGCTTTCATTTTGGTTTGTATGGTATCGATCGCAAATAATCTGATGTTCCGATTCTGAAATTTTACGATTCGCTTTTGTCACCATTTCTTTCCGATCTCTCATTTTAACACCATTTTTCGACAATCTTTCCCAAATAGAAACAGGGTTCATATTATGTTTCTTCGCGATTTCCGTAGTAGACATCATAAGATCTTCGTATTCGTGTCGTATTGTGTCAAAATCAACTTTAGCTCTTGATTCTCCAGCGCTGCGTATTTCAACGTCATTTTCTCTGAAGCGGCTGATCAGTGTTTGTACAGAACATCCCACAATAGGGGCAACCTCAGTAGTTGGCCTCCCCTCACCCTTATATAACTTAATAGCCAACTCGATATCAATTTGTTTCTTGGCCATGACTTAATCTCCTTCTGTGATATTATACGTCGCAATGGTTATTTTGTTCATAGAAAAAAATATTTTCTTAGTTCTAATAAAAAATGAGGCTGACATATCGTCAGCCCCATTATTGTTAGAAACTACCTACTAAAAGCTGCCGAGAATAACTCTGCGTCCGTCGAGGGCAGCGAATCCATGCTCTTGCCATCCATAGAAACCCGCTTTCTGACGCCTGTGAAGCATATCATCTTCAAAGATTGACAGAGGACGTTTCACTGGCATGACAAAGGAATCACTCTTAGATAGATCCATACCGATAACAATTTCCTCATCATTAGTACCCATAGAAAGACCAAGTGTATCGAAAAATAGCTGGAATTCTTGACCAACACCTAGTTCATCAAGCGGATGTAGTCTAACACCGTAAATCCTAGCCATTGGGCCAGTATCTTCCCCGGCCTCAAAGATCTCTCTGCGAGTTAAATCATCTACTTCATCATGATCCCATTCGCGGATATCTTCCAAAGCCTCTGGGCTAATGTACAAGTCCGTTAGTTGTCCACGATTTATCGACGCGCTATTTCCACCAGCCAAACGTGTCATCGTAGTCTTCATCAACGAAACGAGCCTCTTAGTAAACTGACCGGCAGTAGCGGCACTGTCATAAACCAGTGGGGCACCCCCAAGATAATCTGTGCGACCAGCACCAGCTGCTATAATAACTCGCCAACCATCTGTGTTCATCTTCTGAACAAAACCAGCTTCTAGGACTTCCATGGCACGTGCAACAATACTCCAGCGTGCAGAGGTGGCATATTTTAGTGGCCAATCAATAGCATTACCAACACTATAAGTCTGAACAGTAACGGCATCTCCAACTACGGTACGCTGCGGTAAAGCGCCTTCGTTCGGAATCATATAAGCAACATAGTCACCCTCTTGTTCTGTCTGAAAAAGATCAAGAGGATACTCTGCGGTTGCACTTGGATCTAGCAATTCAGGTACGAAGATTCCACCTAGGATGTCGCCATCCAACAGCGCGGAACGCAAAGGAACCTGTAGGGCCTCCGCTAATGAATGCATAGCCTCCAAAGCTTCAGTTTTGTTTGGAGAACCAGTGCGTTTTAAAAGTTCTATTTGTCCTGCAGTTGGTTTCACAATTTTGCGACTCATTCTTCTTCACCCCCTTATACTATGTCAACAGTAAGCCGAACAAACCCATTGGCGTCCGGTGTGGTCTCAAAACGACCAACCTGTGGAGCACCCGTAGCCTGCGTAGCGCTAACATACCCACTTGCAGCCAGATATGCTGGTGCGCCCGCTGTCGGTGCGGAACCAGTAACCATATCAGTAACTACAAATCCTTTCGTTACTAAAGTACACTTATCGCCAGGACGAATTTCCAGACTTTCATAGTTGAGAAAATCTCTGGTTGCACTCATAGGTTCATTTACTTCCTGTAGCAAAACGCCCTTAGCAATTGCGCCGGACGGATTAGCTACATAACCCACAACGTTTGGATCATCAGTAATAGTAAACCCAATAGCTGCACCAGAACCCTGTGTAACTACGCTAGCTACACCACCTTTCTCAGCCGCAATTGTAGTCCAAAAGTTCGTGATATCAGTTGTTTCATTATACTCTCTGTCTGGTTTCAAGGCCATGCTTATTCACCCCCTTCGGTTTCGTCGTTTTTGCGCCCACATAGTGCCTTTGCTGTTGCGACCCATTCAGATTCATCTGACTTAGCCCCTGTATCAGCAACACTAAAGTCTGGACCTTCTTCCTCTTGTGCCTTATCCAAAACAGCTTCTGCCTGCTCTGAAACCTCTTCTTGACCATCAGCTTTGTCATTGTCTACATTCGACTTAGTACCTATTTCACCTGCGTATTTCAGCACTATGGCAAAAGTATCTTCGGTCATGTCTCGTAGTTCTGCCAATGTAGCATCTTCGTCTTCAATCTCTTTGACTTTAGTCAATTTATCCAGACGATCTCTGGCAATACTGGTTTTACGGATCTCATCTAATTCGACTTCACTTTTTTCCGCCCTAGCAACTGTTTCGTCCAATTTTGTCTGAAGTTCAACTTTCTCTGCTTCAGCAGACGTAACCTTACTAGATGCCTCCACCATCTCAGTACTCAATTCCTCCACTTTTGTAGTCAAAGTAGCAATTTGGCTAGCATAATCATTGCCTTCAAACTCTTTAACCTTCTCAACTAAACTAACTATCTCATCCTCTTTCGTCTTCACAATAGCCTGAGCTTCCTCAAGTTTCTTCTGAAGTTCTTGCATTTGTTTCTCATCCATGTCGTCTACACCCCCTTCCAATAGATCATCAAGTTTAGCAATCACAAAATTACTAGAAGCAGCATCGTGTTTTGCTGCAACTTTAATCACAGAATCTGGATTTGCTGGTTCATCAACAAATCCTTGCGCTCCAAAAATAATATTCTTTAAAACTCTACCAATCTTATATCCCTGATATTGGCCAGTTCCGTTGTAAATCCTTAAATGTTTAGTCAGAAAAGCGGTCTTCTCTGTACGTTCAATTATCTTAGTTTGTCCTGTTGCCTGATCTATTACCCCATAATCGAAATCTGGGAACCAGGCTTCCATAGACACGAACATTTCTCCTGATTCGGATTTCTTAATTATATCATTGATCCTACCAGACAATTTCGGAAAAGCGCGATATAGAACGCCAGCAACCTCTATATCAAATTCCTTCGGAGGCGACTCATCATCTGATAATTCTATCTCATCACCATCCTTATCAAGCACGCGACTATCTACGATGTGGCCTAGTATTTGTGTCTCGTCGTGATTATCGTTCATTGGCTTGTGTATCGGCGTTTTTCTGGCACGCCATACTTCGTCTGGCAAAAATATATCATCATTTAGATTCCACCCAGTACTAACAAGTATTGCGACAACCAGGGCGAGATCTGGCTGTTCTTGTCCAATTAGTTCTTCTACAGTTTGAATGATTGATGTGGTTTTTAATAATTCTGCTATAGATTTCTCACTAAAATAACTATCTAAATCCTTGATATTGGCTTTGGAAATCAAAAAAGCAGACGAACTTCCATTTTTGTTCGCATGGAAATCAATTCCGTCTTTTTTTTCAGCATCATAAATTCGCATAAAACCCCCATTCCCAATTTTATACACAACAATCGGTTAAAACTGTCGTAAAATGAGAACTATTCATCAGTATCTGATTATATATTACGATTTTTTCGCATATGTTCGACAAGGTCTCTCGCCGTCTGAGTATCATCGTGGACTTCTTTTGAAGCAAATCCATTATCATCCAAATCAGCGTGTGCTTCTGTTGCCAATTCTTCTGGTGATGGAAGATAAAATCTTCGCGTCTCTCTCATCCCGGAATCATCAGTCATATCTTCAACTGTATATGAGAAACTTACACTTTCGTGGCCATCGTATGTATATTTATCCATATAATACGACGACGCTGGCATAAGAATACCATTAATGGTCAATACGGTCTGTCTGGTCACTGTGTCTAATGATATGTTTACTATAGCCATAACTATTACCCCCAAAATACCCATTATCTATCAATATCGTTCACAAAATCAGCCCATGCTGTGGCTGTTAAAACTTTACGTTCTGTGAAAGTTGGCGAATCGTTAGTTGACGACGTAAAATCACCAATCAAACGATTAAACACATTTTCTAATTTTGAATCACCAACGTTAACATCAGACAATCTTTCTGCTATTAGTTTATTTGTAACCATGTCTCCTGGTCGTAATACAGACAAAATACCTCTCTTCACTCTTTCTAAATATAGTTTTTGTTCTTTTGTCAGTAACCGCATGTTTTTTGCTTTACATGATTTTAGGTAATTTTTATTAATCAATTTATCTATTTGATCTAAATATTGAAACCCTATCATGTATAATGTAGATAAAGTCTTTGGTGTCCGTGTATCCCGAACTTTGGTATCAGTAGTAGATGGTGGCTTACCTGGCGAATTATTACCGTCGTCTCGTGGCTGATCGCCATTAGGATTATCTCCACCACCATTATCGTCTTCTGACGTTCCAGAATCTGAACAATTCTGCTTAACTCTTTCTAACTCAATAGCCAATTCATTCTGTTTTTCCATAACAGAAAAGGGCCTATTATATGGATTAGATTTTTCTAATATGCCAGAACTATTGTCTCTAATTGTCTGCTCTGTTCTCATTCTTTCTAACTCAATACCATAATTCACACCAAAAACTTCTGTTACCTTTTCTGACGATATAATACCACGATCCAACAACTGAATTATTAGTTGTTTTTCAGCCGCTTCGTCTCGAAGCGACATAATACCAAAATTAACTGCTGGAATCCGCTTAAACCCCATTGCATCTGCCACTAGCCGCAATTCACCATCCATCCATCGGATAGCTCTGCTTCTCACATATTCCAATCGTTCAACCAATGTTTTCAATTGAACAAAAGCCGATTGGGCATTACGGGTACCAAGATCGGCACCACCGATCAGTGAATCTGGAATACCCAAACCACGAACTATATCTGTGTTAACTCCTTGATATTTATCGGCTCCCAGAATTTTATCAATCGGCGGATACTCTACCTGTAAATCGATCATATCATCCCAAACCAAATCCATGACACCGCCGCCAACGTTGTGCTGAAGAATATCTATCAATTTATCTACAGCGGCGGGAGTGGGTAATATTTGGCTGTCTGATTTTCCTAGCTTCCAAATGCGAATAACATTAATTACACCGTCGAGCGCAGCCATATCAGCTAATCGCATTTTTTCTTTAAACATCACATCTTCCAAAACACCATACAAAAATGGCGTTCCCCAGTCTTCCCAGTCGTCTTTCTTGTAATAATCAACATATATCCTGCTCATGTCGAGTTTAATTAATCTACCACTATTCTTCGCTGCTCGAATTATTTCTGGTGGTAATTCTTTTAAAAACTTCTTAGCGGTATTGGTGGATGGATTGTTTATCGAGTTGGCCAAAGATGTCGGTATTCGCATACCCAAATCATCTGAACCAAAAAATCTACCAACATCATCCCCAATCTTTTCTACAATTACTGGAGATATAAATGTATATTTCCATGGTATTTCTCGTTTTTTGTGTTTAGCTTTTGGAACATCAACTTTGGTTGGAATATCTGTGACAATAGTCTCGTCAACAGTCTCTGTGATAGACACACCGCCCTTTGCCATTTTTTGGGCCATAGGAATACTAAGTATCGCATTCTTTCGTCTTACGATCACATTGGCATCTCTCATCAGTAGTTTCATAAAATCATGCGCACGACCAGAAAGATTAACACGGCGAGCCCATTCCCTAAAGAATTTTTCCTGACTTTTAATTGGATGTTGTAGTTCTAAACCTTCTGCTGCAAAATCTGTCATCAGATCAATAATATTTCTGACCATTCCGACTTTACGATAAATTGATTGACAAGCCAAAATAATATCACCATGTTCTGTCGGCAGTTTGTCGTCTGGGCGTGCAGCGTCTTGGTCATATCTATTAAAACCACTCCGAAGATTAGTATCAGATGCGATAGCTCTACGGGGCAGCCCTCTATGCGCATGACACACATCTGGCAATCTATGTTCTTTTAGACTATTTGGCCCACAAGAGTATAGATTGTCATTTTTGACACTGGCAGATTCGGGTTTTGTAGTCTTATTTGTATTTTTATCTGACATTATTTATTCCGATCATATTGGGGTTCAATTACGATACCATTGGTTATACACAACAATAATATCTAAATTCTTTTACCCTTTTTAACAGCCTTAAATATGCCCCCATTGCGTGTACTACTAGCATTTCTCATTCTTCCGACACCCGGCCCTTGATACATATTCTCATTCTCGCCTGGTCTTGATCGTTTCTCAATATTCCCTGGAACATCATTGTAATCAATATCGGTCGATGGCGTAGTCTCTGTATCGTAAATATACTTATGGCATAATAAAAGTGCTGTGTATCTATCTTTTTTGAGTCTGCCTTTTCTACTACGACCTTCGACTGCACCGGGTCGCACAACCTGTGGTGTGTCGAACCGCTCTTTCCCAGTTGCAGTTTCACTCATTTGGATCGTACAAAGTTCATTTTTTAATTCTTCTATATTAAATACATTTTCTTCAAACGTATCAAAAATAATACCCTGGGCCTTTTCTGCCTCTATGGATGCATACATCTTGACGCTGTCAAAAGCTGGAAAAAGCAATGTTCTAGTTTCTAAACTTTTGTGTAAGGCTATGTTTGCGTCTTGATTAAAGTCAGTACTCTGCTTAACAAGGTGTAAAATGTGACGACCATCAGTCTCTCCGTCAGTGGTCTTTGGATCATCAAAATCAATTGTTTCATAAATTGGGAAATCACCAGCATCGATATCAAGCAATTTTTTAGTTCTTAACATCTCTGCCACAGCATAGCCTCCACCCTGGCTATCCATTTCAATTCTTACTGGATTAAATAATTTAACTATTTCCCGTATTCTAGAACAGCAGTAGGCGTAATAATCATCGTCGGTAATCAGACCACGCTTGCGTCGTTGCGAAAACTCTTTCTTATTAACAGCCCAACAATATACAACCCTATAATGATTTTTCCACACCTCAACTAGTGTAATAGCCAAATTGTCTCTTTCGGCAGCAGGGTCTATGCCCATTACATACTTACATTTCGATTGCCCCCTCATCGATGGTGTAAAAGTAATTGGACCGTCTGGTGTAATAATGGGTTTATTCGGCCCTACTGTACATCCTTCGATTAAGCTCCTAGGGAAAAAACCATCTGAATCTTTTACAAAAACGGCACCATATTCCATTAGATATATATTTTTTGGAAGTGTCGCTTTTGCGTGCGCCAATTGTCTGTCATCCAACAATCCATCTGGCAAATGGGTGTGTGGTATCCTAATTATTGAGTAATCCTTATAGTTGAAACTATCTGGTATTGCATATTCACCACCAAAAATTTGCGACACTTTGTCCTGATCGCCCTGGCTATGTATTATATCTTGCCACATCTGGTATTTTTTTGCAAAATGATTAAACGCATAATACGCTGTTCCTGAATAAACAATCTGGTTTCCATGAAATTTGCCATCATCTGTGACCAATTTCTTTTTAACATCATTCGGCAAATCAAGTTTAGCCAATTGTTTATCAAAAGCACGTTTCTTTGCTTCTTCAATTGGAGTCTTGGCTGTAGCCGCGAAACCACGAACGACCACATCAAATACATCTTCGGGGATACTAGCAAATTCGTCGGCAATAACTACATTTGCACGGAATCCTCTAATTTTGGTATTGTGACTAAAGAACCCATTGGCGCAATATTCGTGCCCATCCGGAACATGAACATCAAATGTAACACATTCATCATCTTCTATAGAAACTATTTCGTCATAATAAATGTCTGGATCAGCGAGACGACGAATGTGGTCTACACGCTCATCATCTATGTGACCATAGACTCGTAGGAAATTATCTACCAATGGACGACTAGCGGATTTTTTCACCTTTAATCGACCAGCACAGACCGACACACAATTGCCAGTGCCGTGTTGCGCTCGATTGTTCTCAGAAATATCAATCATATCACCAAGAACGCCAGGTATCTCGTCGTTCTGATCCATCCATCGCTTTTTCTTTTCAATACCGCTCAAAAGCTTGGCTTGTTTTCGTTTTAATCTGAACCCAATTTCGGTAGCAAAAATCAAAATATCTCGACCCGTTATTGACAATTCATAACATTCTTCCCATTTGTCATCTCGTTTGCGAGACTTCACATGGGCGACTATCCCGTAGTGTAATAGAATATATTGAAGTTGTCTCACCAATTCTTTGCTGGTATTGTAAAAGGTAATACCTATTTGTGTTCCACCGCGTTCTGTTGTTACTTGAACTGTACCATCGGTATCGAACAGCCCCGAAATAAAAGCAGATGTTATGTGACGCGGAGATTGAAGGATGGTTGTTGGGAACTGCTTGTGTTTAGTAGGCAAGTGATTCCTGTCTATTCCGAATTTATCCAGTAGGCCATTCCAGTGTTTTACGCTAGATAGCGTCCAGTGCTGTGGGTCTGATGGCAATTGTCTTATTGGTACTAATTTCTGTACAGCATGAGCCAACTCGATATCGTTTGTGGCAAACGCGATTCTTTTCTGTATAGTATAGCTACCATCACCGGCCAGTAGTCCAAGTGCATATGACTCGTCTTCTGTTATACCAACATCACCGTCGTGCCATCTAACAGAACGATCAAGCAAGATTCTGTCACCAGATTTAATTTCATCCATTCGAGTCCATGTAGCCTTGTTATCTCTGACGATTTTTAGCTTGTGGTTGTGTGTGGCATTAAATTCGAATCCGTGATGAGTTCGTATCTTCTTGGTTTGGGACTTACCGTTGCAATAGGACTCGTCGCTTAGTCTAAATTTTTTGTTACCCCAAAGTTCTGCATAACGATTAATAGTGGTTTGTTCAGTTTGTCCAGGAATTTGATCGTCAGATATTCTTCCGAATCCATGTTTGTGTGTTACACAAGTTAAAGTGTCACTGCAACCATCTCCCATTGGCAGGGCATAGATAATACTATCGCCAATTTTAAAATAACATAAATCCACATTTTGTCGTGGACCAGCCTTTTTCCCACCACCGACTATGTGTCGTAAAATGGAAGAATTTGACCAGATAGTGTCGATGTAGTTAAACACCAATCTAGCTTGTCTTAGTCCCGCTCCGACAATAACTACCTTGGTACCTGGGTCTAACAGTGCTCTAAGTACTGAATAAACAGCGAGCATGAATGACTTACTACCACCACGACAAGCTATCAACATGGGAAATGGTGTTTGCCACATCATCTGCAATATTGCGATTTGAATTGGAAACAAATCTATTCCCAACAAAGCCTTGGCCGTCCAGCCTATATAGTCTATGTTTAACATATGTCTGGCGACAACCACATCTAGCGAATCTTTAGATTGTTTAAGATCCTGGAAAATATGCTTCTTTATGTCTGGCACCCTGTTTCGGAATGGGAATAAATGGCCATATTCCCCTTGGGCACCATGTAAAAGATCATCTAAAGTTACGCTGTTATTCGGCACAATCTCGTCCTTTGATTATTTTGGTGACTGCGGAATCCACCTAGACTTTTCCAATCTTACAACTTCCTCAAAAAGCATCTGGGCTATCTTGCGACCACACGAACCAGCAGGGATAATTGGCACCCTGTGTTTCGCAGATAAGTGCATCAGCCATCTGATTAATGATTTACCAGGAACACCTTTTGAAAATTGAGGGGGCGATAATTCCATTATATCTGGTGTCAGCAAAGACTCAATGATAATATACGGATATTTCAACTTAGACATGCGATCTAATTCATTTTCAAACGCCTCTCTCTTGTGACGGTTATAATTCCCCCACAACTCAGAAAAATCATTTTTTCGTTCAATCGTTAGCAGGTCTGTGTAGCCAACCAGGCTATAGTCGCCAGTTTCTAGGGTCTGTCTAGTTGTGCCATCGCATCTGGGAGGTCTACGGTCCGGTACATGTGGTTGAAAATCCCACCCATGACCGCACTGCTCTCTAGTGTCTCGTATCACTGTATAAGATGGCAAAACAAGTCTAGGCATCTCTGTGTCTCTCTTTTAATACACACATAGGAATAAATACTAACACCGAATCATACTTCTATAATCGTGTTGTACCATACTGTCGACCATTTCTCCAAAACCAATCTGTCTACTCCATCCAAGCACTCGGTTGGCTTTGGTCGGATCGGCGTGCAATAAATTCACATCAGCTGGTCTATAAAATTTAGGGTCTATTACTACATAGTCTTTGTAGTCCAATCCTATTGTGTTAAAAGCAATTTCCAGAAACTCCTCAACAGAATATGTTTCCCCAGACCCAAGGACATAGTCATTCGCAACGTTGTGTTGCATCATCATCCACATACCTCGCACCATATCTTTTGCGTGAGACCAATCTCTTTTTGCTTTTATATTTCCGAGCAATAGCGGTGAAACATCCGAATCTTTTATTGGAAATCCTTCGTGCGTATCCATCCAGTTCTGTAGCATTGCCACATATTTTGTTATCTTCCGTGTCACAAAAGCTTCTCCGCGCCTCTCAGACTCATGATTAAACAAAATACCAGCACAAGCGAATATACCATAAGCACGACGATAAAGGCCAACCAAGTGATGGGCATATAATTTTGCCACAGCATATGGAGAATTTGGCATCATAGGTGTCGTTTCTGATTGTGGAGATATATCAGTATCACCAAAAAGCTCGGACGTACTCGCTTGATAAAACTTTGTTTTAGGGGAATAGATACGTATGGCTTCAAGTATATTCAAAGGACCAACAGCATCAATTTGGCATGTCGTAAATGGCTGATCGAACGACACCCCAACATGACTCATAGCTGCGAGATTGTATATTTCGTCCGGTTTGATGCCAGACACCAATCTGCAAACACACGGCCCATCTGTTACATCTCCATCTACAACAACAAAATTACTATTATTCATCAAATGTGTAATTCTGCCCGTGGTATCGACAGAAGACCGCCTAATCATGCCATAGACCTTGTACCCCTTCTCTAGTAAAAGTTCCGACAAATAACTACCATCCTGCCCAGTAACACCTGTTATTAACGCAGTCTTACTAATCACAATTATTACTCCTGTCTTCTAGAGCTTTTTGATATTTATCAACCAACTCTTGTACATCTGGAGATAGTTTTTGTTCAACAACATTGCCGTCTTTTCCGCCAAGCATTTCTATTTCTTTCATACAACATTTCTTATATTTCTCGCCACTGCCACACAAACACAACCAATTTCTGTGCCACTTCATGCGTTTTCTAGACAACGGCATTGTAACGCCATTGATTCTGCGAGACATATTACGCTCCAACGACCGTCTCTTGCTCATATGTGATACCTCTTTCTTTGGCACTAAGGATAGAATCTATTTGCCAACAATGGCGAATCGCCATGCGCTGACCCTCGGCATCAATCTCATCTGCATAATCTGATAATCCGGCGTTTTGAAACAAATCTACCAATCTGCTGAAATACGTATGATTATCTGCAACATGTTTAACATTGTTTTTCACCAATTCGTGACGACATGATTGGTCTTCTATTGTGGCGATTGTTTTGGTCATAAAATCTGTTATACTAGTGGCAACTAAACAAGATTTACCCAGGTACCTAAGTGCCAATGGGTTGTCGCAAATTTGTATTCCGCCACACAAAGGTATCATGAAAGATCTGTCGTTTATATACGCTTGTAGTCGAACCTGCCCCTCTGTGTGTACATTTGGACATACTTTTGCTGTGGCATAAATGTGTGATAACAAATCTGTGTTACACAAACGTCCATTCGACGGCAGACCCGCCTTGTTCCATATGTCATCTCCAAAGGATTGATATGAATATTTAAGCAACTGAAGACGTTTGAATAACGGTGCGATTAGGTTCAGCATTATATTCTGTCTGTGATAAAAATTCGCCACCATGGCTACGTCAGTAAGAATATCACACGTCGGAGGTGTCGCTTTCACCAAATTACCTGCGACTGGTACGTGTAGTAAATTTTGACTACACCATAAACCCATATATTTCGACCATAAATGTTTTTCAATTTTTGTGTGAATCACACGCGATTTGATTCTACTGATAACCGATGGTTCATCATCGTGGGCTATATCATACGGGCTATCTATAAACAAACCATCCCTATTTAAAGGTAACACATCGATCAATACTGTTACGTTGTTAGCATTGATTGTTTCAATTGGCAATTGCCGTATACCATACCTCGAATGCGTCATGATTAATGATATATTATGTTCCTCTATTATCCGAGAACAACCCAATTTGGTTTTGGGATCACACACATATATATTCCATCCAAGGTGGCGTAGTGCATCTACATACCCATCCTGTATCACACAGAATGACATACCAGGTCTAGGAATACACAGTGCATTTTTATTCATAGTCTTCATCCTGGAAATTAGTTTCCGAATCCATAATAATGGGTTCAACACTTCCATCTGGAAATTCGACTGGTTCACGAAACTCTTTTTTTACATCTTCTGCAGACAATCTCGTTAATTCTGCCAATTGTCCTTGTCTATCTCTTTCTTCCTGCGAATGCTGTAGTCTTCCAATCAATTCTAGGAATGTTTCTTTGCCGCCTCGCAATTCATCTAATCTATCTTTCCTTGTTGCCGCCAAACCGGAATAGATTCTTTGTCGTTCTTTTACTAGAGCATCATATCTATCGTTAACAACCTTCAGGTGTGAATGCTTATCTTTAATCTGTTGCTCACAACGAATTCTAGATTTCTTCATATCTTGGTCTTCATCGTCGCTTATGGGATGGCCCATAAGCCAATCTTGTTTTTCTGTTATTTGTCGTTGTATCTCCCTTATTAAAATCAATTGCCTATCGACCAGTATTCTGTGTTTTAGAAAATCATCAATCTGCATAAATTCGCTGATAACTATATCCTCGAATTGACAGCACAACAGACCAAAATCTGTCAGATAAGTTGCCAATTCATCTAATTCAAATTGCTTCTTAATAGTGATATAAAGATGCGTCTTTTTGAACTGACCAGTAAACCACGCCGCCTTTTCGGTATCGGACAACCCGTGCGGTGGCATGGATAAGTTCGGCTTATCAAGTAACGAAATATCAGATGTACCACCTTTCGTCTTAACAATTCCCAATGCCCTACGACGACGACTAACTGTGTCGACAGACCACTTATATCCACACTCTTTGATCAGTCGGTCTTGGATCTGCCTGTCTGTAAAACCATGCCTGATACATTCTCTAAGAACCTGCATAGCCTTCGGATTTGACGACAATTTCCTATGATTGACGTTAGACATCGATATCAGTCTCAACTAAAATTTCTGCTATTTTTTCTCTTAATTCACCAATTGATGATCTGCGAATTTTATTATTTCCTAAAAGATCTTCAAATAGACCCACCATATCGTCTGGTAATTCAGAATAAATTAATTTTAACATCTCGTCACAAACCATCTTGTCGCAAGGATCGATACTCGGATGACCAGCCGCTACTAATCGTCCATTACCAGACATATCACCATAATCCAGTGGTAACGCATTAACCAAATTCATTCTTGTTCTAGCAAGACCAGAAGTAGCGGTATCAAGTCCTGGACGAAAATATTTATCTCGTTTCAAATTCTTGGTTCTATTCCCAACATGTCTTACTAAGTAATTCTCAATTGGTCCTATTTTTGGATCATATCTTTCAATAGCTTCTAGACACATCCGCCATACCTCTTGATATATATCATCGCTTTCATAATAAGCGAAAGCGCCGTTTGCGCAACGAATTTTAGCCAAACGATCAATTATCGGATAAGCCTGTTGAAGTATCTCTTTACTAGCAGCCATTCTCTTTTTCCTTTGCTTCAGATGTGTTAAGCTCATCCTCTATCAACCGCTTACCATCACTTTCGTCTGGGTCTTGGGTCGATAAATCATCTTCTACTTGATTTTCAACATTTTTAGTACCACGAGTTATGAGCCTACAATTCAACCTGGTTTTCTTATCATTCATTTTTATCACCCATCTCGTTATACACATTGGTCCGATAAAATCGCCATCCATATATATAGAGAGCAGATTTCAGGCTATGTGTTCCATATTTTATTATTTTTAAACGAACAAATTTACAACTATCGAGTATAATTTGGTATGTCAATGTTCACAATAAGAAGGAACACACTGCCGTACATCTATCAATATGCGGTAATAGACGATATAAATGGCGAAAAACTTGGGGATTACAAGACCAAAGAACAAGCGGAATTAGCCATCAAATTTTTTAAACAACATGGCGTCCCAGAAAAGGACGAAAATACGAATGCTGTCAACGAAACAGCATATGACGTACTCAAAAAACGGATACAAAATCCACTGGGAAATTCACCGCCAACAACTAAATCATATTCAACCAAAAGGCGGGTAGAACTAGACGAATGATAAAATTAATCCACGGACAATTCGAAGCAATACCAGCGTCAGCAATAGGAGAAATTGATCTGATTATCGGAGATCCACCCGACAATATCGGATTAAAATATAGTGGATTTGTTGATAAATTTACAGAATCTGAATATAAAAACATGATGACCATTTGGTTGCATCGTATGTCGGAACTGACCAGCGGTCCAATATTTTTTACTTTCAACGAAAAATGGACGCATATAGTAGAAAACATAATACATGATTTTAATATACCGCTAATACAAAGACTGCAATGGCATTATACTTTCGGTCAAGACCAGACCAGGCGTGGCAAATACGCATTATGTTATAGGCCCATATATTGGTTGAATTCTAACTATATAAACCCAGAGAAGATAAAAGTACCCAGCGCCAGACAAACTAAATACAAAGACAAAAGAGCCGCAACAGGGGGTAAAATACCAGCTAATGTTTTCGAGTTCTCACGTATTTGTGGTACATTCAAAGAACGAAGAATATGGTCACCAACCCAATTCCCGGAGTTGTTAGTGGAACGTATCATAAAGGGCCATTGCCGTCCTGGTGGGCGAGTTTTAGACCCATTTATTGGCAGTGGCACATCTGCTATAGTTAGTAGTAGGCTTAATGTAGGGTGTGTTGGTATAGAATCAAGCGAACAAACCATAAATGCCACAGCGAACCACATAGGAGTGCGTTATGAGTAATAACCAAATATGTCTCACAAAAGAATATGCATCAAAAGAATTCTCACCATTTGATTTGCAGTTCAATGTCGATTTAATTAGTGACAATTTTACTTTATATGACCTTTTTTTGATGATACACAACGCAGAACAAAATATGCCTGGAATTGCCGCGACCATGGGCATGTCTAGCTTCGACGACTTCTGGCAGCAAATAAATCTAGATAGCGATGACGATCGTAGCGAAAATATCAAATACCTACAATTATCATGGTTCCCAGGATACGATATTATAACTACAAAAAAAACTGGCAAACCAACTGACCAGGGAGAAATCAAAGGTTTGTCTTCATTAATAGACCAGAATGTCAACCGATGGGACGACCCCAAACGTGCGTATATGTCTGGCTTGATGGATGTTGTCGGTATTGGACCTGGGTGCCCAAGCCGAAACTTAGATTTCCATGAATGCGGAGATGATTGTGATACAAAAACATCCTACGGTGTAGGGCTAACATCAGTGAATAATCTAGGACACCTACCAATTCGCGTATCAACTAAAGTAAATTTTTACCCACCCCATGTCGAGTCAGACAGAGATTTTAAACCAACTGGATTCGAACTAAACATACAACCAACACTTTGGTGTCTAGCAACTAGTATATTCTGGGAATTGACATTTTTTGGCTATACGCCTACCCAAATATCCGACGAACTACAAAAACTTAAAGACCAAATGAATGACATTAAAGAACAGTTTGATAAAAATAGCACGCCAGATGGGAGCAAAAACAATGGCGATTGAACAAAAGACATTCTCAAGTATAGTTAACATGAATGCTGCAGATATATCAGATCTAATAGAAACTGTCGCACAAGCAGCTACATTGAATGCTAATTTGGCAAGTAATACTTCAAATAAATTAATTGTGGCCGGAAAACTTATTGGATGCGCAAATGAGTTGATAGAACAGTGCGGGTGTAGAATAAACATCGTAATAGAACACCCCAGCTGGTCATCGAATATAACATATACAACAAAATAACATTATGATACAAAAAATTAAAAATTGGTTCAGAAACATAATGGCGACGTATTGTTTTGTCCTGAATCCACGACACAACGATACTAATAAAGTAATATGCGATGTATGTTGTGGACAAAATTCGGCATCTAATGTCACCCATGTTTTCGACGGAATATTGATATGTAATTCATGTTCAGAAACTATAATTAAAATCCATCTATTAAATAGACCAATCAAGACACTATGTCCAATGTGCGAAAATAATCAAAATGACAACTGTAACTATTGTGATCTGCCAAAAATAATAGAGGCATAAATTGTAACTTGGAGAAATGCTAGTATGACAAGTCATTTGAGAGAAGACATAGACAGATGGTTTGACTATTCATATCTTCCGTCCAAAAGAATAATTTATGTTGGTTCGCACAGCCCAGAAACAACCAACGGAGATGGCGAATCTGGCACAGACTGTCAAATGTCTGAATTCTTTATTAAGGCTATTACACATTTAAATCTAATATCAAATAAACCGATAATTGTACACATGAATAATCTTGGTGGAGATTGGTATCACGGAATGGCTATGTACGATGCTATTCGCGCTTCTTCATCACACGTATATGGTTTGTGCTGGGGATATGCAATGAGTATGGGATCTATCATTGTGCAAGCGTGTGATTCTCGCGTGGTAGCACCTCATTGTACATTTATGATACATGATGGGTTTGATACCATAAGTGGTACATGCAAATCTGTTGAAGCCTGGGCTAAACATACAAAAAAACTCAGGATTAGAATGTATGAAATATACTACAGCAGGATGAAACAGGCAAAACCCAGAATCACATTAGAAAAAATCGAACATCTTTGTGCCCAGGATAGCATATTTACAGCAGAAGAGGCTGTCAATAGTGGATTAGCCGACTGGATTCTAGAAAAACTGGATGATCCATCTAAATACTACGCTACAGACACACAAAACTCCAAATGGCAATCGACTATGAAATTAGGCAAACATGAGACAGACGACGACGACACAGGAGAGGATCAATGATCTTAAAAGAATATCAACTAGCTGCCAGAAGTACGGCCATATATTTGGGTATTCCCGCTAGTAAAATGATTTATCCGGCACTCGGTATTGTTGGTGAATGTGGAGAAGTAGCCGACAAAGTCAAGAAACTGATAAGAGATAATGGCTGGGACATGACGGAGGATCGCAAAAACGCCATCGCCAAAGAGCTTGGAGATTGTTGTTGGTATTTAGCGAATATATGCTGTGACACGGGACTGGATTTTGATATGATGTATATCATGCGTGGATCTAGTATTTCTCAAAAAATCAAACCAATGATACTTCCACGAATAGTATTGCATATGAATCGCCATGCGATATGTGTCGCTAATTCTTTGGAAAAATGGTGCTATGATTACGACGGTAGAATTGGAGAACAGTGTAGATTCAAAGATATACCGATACATATGTCAAATATTATCTCGTGTATTGAAGAAATTGCAGTTCGATGTGGATTCACACTTGGACAAATATGCAAGATGAATATAGACAACCTAGCTGGACGGAAACAGCGTGGGACATTGCATGGGGATGGTGATAATCGCTAATGTGTATAACTATTATGTGTCTCGCTATGCAATTGATTGGAGGAGATTGTGTTGATTCCGGTTGTCTGGGTAGTATTGATAGATAAGGATAGATTCCTTCTTTCTCAAAGATCTTACTCGGATGTTGCTGGTGGATCATGGGTATTCCCAGGCGGAAAAGTAGATGGAAATGATACAACATATGTACTCGCAGCATATAGAAAACTAAACGAAAAGGTTGGAATAGAAGGAAAACGATTTCGCTCGCTATATAATATCAATGTAGAAAAATACAATATAAATATATTTCTATGCGATAAATGGTCAAACATACCATACCCAGCCTGCAGCGATATAATAGGAGTAGGATGGTTCAACCTACAAGAAATGCACACTATAACAAACCTTCTATCTCCGTTCATAAGTAAAAATTTACTTTTCTTTTCGTATATGATGCAACACTACGACAACCATCGTGACAAATGGGCGTCGGAATGGATTCAACATAGATAAAATGTCGAAAAAATCCATACCACCTATTATGTGTGTTTTTGAAAACTATATATGGGTTAATTCTCCATCAGAGTGGACGATGAAAAGTACATATTTTAATGGAACACTGTATGTGTCAATGTCGATAAAATTGTACAAACCCAAGCGATTAAAACATATCAGAAGAAGTATAAGTATAACAAGTGTACGCGACAGATGTCAAGACCTATGCGGTCTAGCTTCTGATCTTGTGGACGAAATGAAAACAGAAGTATAAATTGAGAAGATTATGCTAACAAAACTAAATAAACCCAAAAAAATGTTACACTTTCTTATACATAAATGGCAATTGTTAGTCGTATATGCCGCCCAAGAACGTGTGCATGTAGCTGCAAGCAAGTATGCTAAAGCCAACAATGTTGAGTTGCCAGAACCACCCCTAGTTATAGACTCCAAACCATGTGATCAGATCTCAATCATTAAAGCCAAAATCATAGATATATTACCAGAAGCAAAATTCATAAACTATAATTATGAGGCGCAACTACCATTGGACCCAGAAGATTTTGTAGAAGCATACATTGGAGATCATATAATATGTATAAAAAGATTGTTCAAAATTATAGGCAAAATGAATTTGGAGTAACATAACGTGTCTATTTATGTAGACGTTAAATGCGAATGGTGTGGTAATGTTTTTAAAAAACCACGCAAAAGATTCAATCAGACCAACAAACTTGGACAGAAACACACGTGTTCTAGATCGTGTGCGTCAAAATTAACAAACGAAAATCGCAGATGTAAACCAACAACCCAAAATGCCCAAAATTCACGCAACGACAAAGAAAAATTCCCAGAAAAAACACATGCCAGATATCTTGTACGACAAGCAGTTAAATCTGGCCATCTAGTTCCCCCTGGTGAGTGCGAGGTATGTTATTCTGACCGCAGCGTCGAAGCCCATCACCCAAATCACTCCAGACCATTTTTTATACTTTATTTATGTAAAAGATGCCATGCGTCTGCTGATGATTCTGTAGATAAATGGGAAGGTTTGGGTACTGATTATTCTGGGTGTATAAATAAACAGATAAAGCAATGAAACCAACAAGCTTAATGGGAAAATATTCGGCAGATATGGGGAAATGCCCACCCAATCACTCAATCGACAGAATCAATAATGACGGCAATTACCATCCAAGCAACTGTAGATGGGCAAACCACACAGAACAGGCAAGAAATAAAAGAAGCAATCGACTAATATCATTCATGGGGAAAACACGGTGTGTATCTGTATGGGCTGAAGAATATAAAATTCCATACAACGTTTTACATATGAGACTGCAAAAATATAGATGGTCTATTGAGAAATCGCTAACCACCCCAGTAAGACCAAAGGAGAAATCTGGTGACAAAACTAAGATATAGGATACAAAAGGCATTATTTCGATTCATAGGAGACATTAGGTGGCATGGATGGCTACGCCCTATGTGGATTACTATTAATGGAAGATCGTTCAGCTTAAAAGGAAAGCACTACCGTAAGGTTGTATCAATAATTAAGCCTGGCGATATTGTAATACGTAGATTTGAAGGTTATCTAGACAGAATCTTTCTGCCCGGCTGGTTTAATCACGCCGGTATATATATCGGCCATAATACGGTAATTCACGCAATTAGCGACGGAATAGTTACCGAAGATATAATTGATTTCATGAGAACCGATCACATGATCGTACTAAGACCACCATCTAAATGTGCAAAAACGGCCGTAACAACAGCAGTGTCTTTGTTGGGTAGACCATACGATTTTAGTTTCAATTTTAATGAATCACTAAGATTTAGTTGCACAGAACTCGTGGACCATTGCTATAAAGGGTTGATATCTGGGAAAAAACGATTAGGTAGAAGAACTGTGGTCGCTGACGACATTGTGGAAACTAATGAATTAACTGTTGTATGGGATTCTAGAAAGGATGTCTAATAATGGACAATAAAGAATTCGGTGATCGTCTACAACTACTTATCAACGAAATCTCTGGTTTACCAAAGGAACAACAAGACAAACTAACCCCACTTGTGACGGAGACAAAAAATCGGCACGAACAAATAGCGACAGATTCTAAAAAATTAGCTAATAAAATGACACAACTTAGAATTTGTGTGAAATATATATTATTCGATCTCGAAGCTACCAGAAGAGAAAGAGATCAACTTCTTGACAACGAGAAACATGATAAATAACTATCTAACTACTCTTAGTAAATGAATTCAAATCGCACTCATGCGGATTAAACTGACGAGTTTCACCATCCCTGTATGGCAGCTTATAGTTTGCCAGTACGACCTGGATTAATTCAAAATCCGTCTTATTTTCGTCGTGAACAATTTCCAACGCATCTTTCCCACAAGCAAATGCCGCAAATGCCTCCATATTAGCCCCTAACGAATCTCTCCATCCGGGCAATAGGGCGATCTTCCTACATTTGTTGACAACAGCGTTCAGATCCTCCGTCATACATTGGCCAAAAGAAGACAGCAAATAGCTATCGTGTTCTGCCGGATTCCAGACAGTATAACCCTTTTCTCTCAGTAAATGAGACATCATGGCAAACATCTGTTTGTTTAAATCTTTATAGCCCCTCATTGGACCACCGAGATAAAAATCGTACATTTTTCTCTTTGCGAATAATCTACTAACCATCCCCATAACAACTGTCTCCATGTTTATCGTCTTCATTAGCCATTATACGTCTAGCCATACCAACTTCATCACGCTGTATGCACAGGTCTGCACATGCTTTCCGACATGCGTCCCATACTGGTCGACATTGTGATCGTACTCTGACCATGGCAATTGGATCAAGTCCCTGGAGGGAAAGCGTATCGCACCAATCATAAAATGCTAAATCTAGAGTTTTCATAGACAATTCTCCATTGGATCTTGATACTCGTTCCACTCCGAAATAGCTGCTTTGTTGGCAGCACAAACAATAGCTTCGACATCACAGTTATAAAATCCAGAACAACTGAAACTGTTTATCTCCAACAGGTACATATTATTATTATGTTCCGCTATGTCTACCGTGTAACATCTATCCGGTTGCCATTCCTCTTCTGCTATGCGGTATGCAAGACGCAAAGCTGAGTTAGGGTATGTGGATGCCTCCGTGGGTAAGTATCGAGACCCTGCGACTACAACACGATCACATATGACGAATCTCCATTCTGCATTAATGTGTTTATACGGTGAAGCAACAATTAGACAATCTGGCCCAATCGCACCAATAAGCGATTGAATTTTGTTCGAATAATGCTGTGTTAAAGCGTGTCCCGAAAATGGCTTAGCCCCACTATCTGGTCTAATAAACAGCCCACTATAGTTCGCATCTGCACAAATACCCTTGTGTCGTCTTAATAATTCTCGTATGGGCATCATATGGTATCGATGATTAAGCAAATATTTACCAAGATACGTATAATATGTACTACATTTCATATTTTCGAAATTGCACCAAACTCCTGGTATAAACTGCGATGTACGTCGAACGTTTCTCACAAAATCAATGTCGCCATAGCATATTGTACAATCATTTTTGTCGTATTCGCTCAAATCGATTCTACAACCCAGGCGATGGTCAATTGTACTGATCTTGATGTCGTTAGATACCATAGATGAAATAGTAGATATAATTCTACTGACATTATCGTCATCCATGTTTTGTTGTATTACCCATCGCGGCATTGCATAACCACACTAATACAAATGTATTTTATGTCGCCGTCGCCTGTTCAACACCACGAACAGCACCATCCTCTAAGATTATAGAGCATTCATCGCCCTTCGACACTCTCTCCAACCAAATCTGCGCATCTGCATCTTCGGCCATCTTCGCTATCATGGCTAGATTTTTGTTGTCAAGCATAGAACCTTCTCTAATGAGCAATATTCGCAATTTTGGATTCATAGCTAATCCAATAGATACAGATATTTTTATCTGCTGAGCAGTTGAGCATTGAACAAACGGGATTCCTTCGAAGGTAACTATGTCGTCGTCAATAGCAAGTCCCTCTATTGGAAATTTAGCTTTTGCCAAAGCCTTGGTTTTATCTGTAGTAATTTTATTCATTTTAGATACTAGAGATGTCGACTGTTTCCTTAATATATCCAGTTCATTAGCTAATTCGGCATACGCCTTGTTCGTCCTAACTTTAGCATTGACGCTGTCTGCCTGGTTCATCTTCTGTTGAATTGCTTGTGTGTCAACTTCTGCTAGACTTGCCAAATCGCTCTGTTGGTTCTTGATAGTTCTGTTAAGAATTGCTACCTGCTTTTTCAACTCTGCTAATTTATCTATATTAATCGACAAACACTGACGAGTCGAAGTTATTCGTCTATTGTTGTCAAGGGCGATAGTATATTCTTCACTAAGTGCTCCCGCAGAAACCTCATCATCTGGTACATCATCGTATTTAACCAATCCGTCTAATCTTGCTTTAAGACTCTTGCCTTGTTTATTAACGAGTGCTCGTTGACCAAACAATTCCTTGTATTTTGTATCAATTTTGTCAAAATCTAAGCCAACCAATTTCTTTAAAACTCCTGCGTGCTTCTTCGCATCCATCCTAGCAAATTCTAACGGATCGAATGTTAAATCACCCGTCAACTTGCTAAGCATTGCCTGCGGCGAAGGGAATATGGCACCGTCCTTGTTCTTAACAACAAGACGAGTACCATTCTCTGTGAATGTCCGTGTTACCTGGATATCACCCATATCCAAAACTACACGAGCCTTCTTTTGTCCATGTCTAATCGGTTTACATGGAATTGAGTTGGCTCCATTTAGTGCATATTCGATCGAATCTAGTACACAGGTTTTGCCAGCAGCGTTATCACCACCGACTACCACAAGAGATCCGTCTGGTTCAATATTAACCACCTTTAGATGCTTAACATTTTCTACTTCAAGACCAACTATCTTCATAAGTAATTACTCCGTAAATATATGAGATGTCTAACATTCATTTAATTCTAGTCGTTATTATGAATAATACTTTGCATTTCCATCTTTAAATTCTTCAATATTATCGGGTGGATCAATTCCCAACATCGTGAACATATGATCCAACACCGGTTTGCCATATAACAATAGAGACTCGTATGTCACAACAACAAATGGCACCTTACACGCCTTAAGTCCATTAAAAATCATGGGATAAGCAATTTGCAATCTATCCCACGACTCTTTGTACGAACTAGTATGTCCAACCCTAATCTGCGACTGAATTGTAGAATGCCAATCCCTTGTATTAACTACAGCCTGGACATCAAATCCAGCATTTTTCAAAGGCGATACCATCTTCGGAATCTCAACCCAACGACGGATATTCGTATTCATTCCATCTAACGGATAAGTCCTGTGCCATACAATATTCATTTTTTCTGTTGGCAGATGACTGTCGAAATAATTACCACTTTCTTTACCATAATATCCAACCTTATTGAATTGTCGACACATCATCCGCGTACCAGTTGATTCAGCGCCTAAACACAAAATGGCTCTTTTGGTCATCTACAACATCCACATCAATATGAAAGATACCGACAAGCCTAAAGCAAACAACAAGCCTAAAGCAAAAAATACAATTGGAATACTCCATGGTCGAAAAATTAAATAATCAACCAAACAACATAAGTTAAAATATATAATCCCAAAAACTTTCTTCATAATATTCTAAGTATCTCCACTACTCAGTAACCACCTCTTCTACTACAACACTCAAATCCGACTTCGCAAATAATTCCGGACGATTCTTCTGCGGACGACCACGACCGAAACTTACCAAAACACGAACAACAGATTCACCATCAATAGGATTTTCAAGATCTAATGATTCTGTAACAACAGTGACCACTCTTGCTGTCTTGCCAACCACCGCTGGACATACATCGCAACGGACAACCTTTACTAATTCACCAGTCTTCATCGTCGTTCTCCTTGAAACAGAAACATTATTCATTACAATATGTTATACCAAGAAAATAACTACGTGTTCTACAAAATCTATTTGTTGTTGTATATTTTATTCACATATCGGACGTTATTGGAATAAAACCCAAAGTTATAAATTAAGTATTCGCTAAATCACACTGATCGTCAAACGACCCAAGAGGCAAAACCAACCCATCCATGATCCTTTTAACCTCCTTCCTCGCATCGTCTTCACTATCAAAAATTCGACTAATACCAGACATATTGCCTCTGATGTATAATTCAACCGCATACTTTTCGCCACATCGTTTGAGTACAATCCCAGTACCATTCATTATTCTATCCACTCTTTAGTCATCGTGATTTACCAACCCTTTAGCGATTTGATAGCCTTCGCGATAGAAATTACACGATCTGCAGCTATTGACCTATTGAGTTTCGACACTCCGTACCCAACACATTGCGAATTTAGGGCTGTTGTTCTATTAATTGGAATAGTAGTTTTCATATTCTCTACTAGAATATCTACAGCTGCATTCAACTGATCCATTAAATCAACGTTCACCACCGAATTCTCTTCATTATAGATAGGAGTTTTTCTAGTTGCCATAATTTTCACCCTGTAACCATTCTTTGCATAATTGCCACATATAAACGTTTAACCAAGCATCCCACAAAGCATGATGCAATTTAACATCGCCGTGATTCATTTGAAGCATTTCGTTGGCACGATCTGTTACGGTTGATTTGATAGCTTCGTATGTAACATCTGACAAATTCGCCATCATGAACATAATACTATTCAAATCGATAGATCTATAATGAAATGGCCAATTATAATTCCACACAGACTTCAACATAGGCAAGTCAAAAGAACCAACATTCATGCCCATGGCATAAATGGGCTTAGAATCTGATACACGCTCAAGCCAATTGGCAAATTTTTCCAACCCCTCCTGTGCGGGTAAACTGCGGTTGCGCATATCTGCATACCTACCAGGAGGATTAATTATATCTAACCCATTGATAGCCATCGCCTGTTTTGTCACCGTATAATTATCCCACTCTAACTGAACATAGAATGGATCAAGATGTAATGTTTCATCAAGCGCAATTGCACCGATAGATAACACACTATGAACACCAGGTTCTAATCCACCAGTTTCTAAATCAATTGATACAATAGATTGTTCTGTCATCGACATTGTATGCCCCTATGGTACATCGCATTTAAATGGCACAGACTTTCCTGTGGTCACGGTTTTGATATCGCAGACACGGATTACATGATGTTGGCGTTCCTTTATGCAAGCATCGCAAATACCTATCTCTAAAAATCCATCATCCGGCACCGGATCGAATACCGTAGAACCATAATTTCCGTATGCACGAAATATTAAACCACCATCGACAGCATGTACAGTTGTCGGATCGGATGCATCACTTGTACCCATCTCGCGACGACATACAAAACATTTCACATCTTTACCATCAAACATCGCCCATCTCCATATTTGCATTCCAGTAAAATCTATTTTATTCAGCGTCAAACCAAATTTCGTAGACACCTGCCCCCATAGACCGTCTCTTCATACTACATTTTTGTCCATTTCGAAAAATCCAGTCACCATCATCAAGCAAAATCTGTTTAAGTTGTTTAGATGTCACTCGTTGTTTGTGGCAACACGATCGCCAATGATTAATAGACAACCTAGAATCAGACATCACAACCCTCCTCGGTAAAATGGATTTTGTTGTTGACAATCAGCGATATACAACACTGCGTAACACCAAATTTCTCTGCCAGTCGTATTTGTGTCATTCCATTTGAACGCAATCTGCGGATTTGTTTTACGTCAGATGGACCCAGTCTCCTGCGACAACAATTTCTGCGATTAACTTCGGATCGTAAACCCCACCTAAGAAATCTTTGAGATCTGATCCTTCGTGGTTGCTGTCTTTTTGCACTACGAATACAAATCGGTTTATATAAAGGATTTTCCCCCTTAAATGCTGCGCATACCAACCTTTGTGTCAAATATTTCTTACCACGAACATTAGTGTATTGATATCCTGTACAGTGGGTAACTGGATTAACCCTAATCAATCGTCCATTATGTCGTCTCCAAATATTACCCTTGCGATCTGCGTAATAGTCATCGTGTCCAGGTATCTGTTTTCTATCCACACGCCTACCCATATGTCATCCCCCTAAACGCTATAGCTACTTCAAACAACGAGCACCTTTGCGTATCCAAGAATAGTCTACCGTATTGTCTGTAAAAACCACTAGCTGTCTCACAAAATTCTTCCTTGGATTGTGCTTTGTTACATACGACGTGAGTCTTAATATGTTTCCATTATAATCATAAACCCCACCGCCCCATGCGTGGCCATGGCATAACATTGTATTTCTCCACAACCAATAACGAATACCCAACATACTCAATCGCGATGGCGTAAATTTATTCCTTTTACCTTCCTGTTCCCCAACTGTCCATGATGTAATATTGTCGACACCCAAAGAAATCAACCAATCTACAGCAATCTTGTATGATTCGGCCGAATCTATCCCGCCCCTGCGCAATAACAAAGTACATCGTGGTGCCAGACCATGTTCCCTAATATTGTTAAAAATAGTATCTAACTTCGGATATTCTTTTAGACCATACGCATTAGCCTGTTCTTCTTCACCAGTCCCATGAATCGACACGGCAATACTGGTCAACCCTAGTCTCTTCCATACAGGCAGATAGGCTTTACAAAATACTGGATCGGCCAATAAAATACCATTTGTGAACAAAACAACAGTTGGAAAATAGGCACCGTCACGAGAACATTTGCTATATACTTCAAGGGCCTTGGTAACCGCCGCTGGTTCGCATGTGGGTTCACCACCACTCGTCAAAGATAGGGACCAGCCACCATATCTTGCCGACAATTTAATAGCAGATTCTAGACACCTCTCGTATTGTACTTGGTCAACATGCGACCTTCGTAGTGGTTTGCCAGCGCAAAAAGCACAATTGGCATTGCACTTACCATCACCAACCAATGCAGAAACACTATAGATTTTTTCTATACAAGACATACAATTATCAATTCAGTAATGTCGCGTCCAAGACAGGACCATAATATTCAGAAAAACTCCACTCAAACACTTCTAATATGTCAATACCTTGTTCCTGACAATAAAGCGCACCTGTCCAAAACGCAAGCCCAAAAATCAAAAGACCATAGAATATTACTAACCATACCAGTACGGCAAAATTATCAAATATATTTCGTATTCTCATATCCGACCCCCAATTGCTACTTATCGGAATCAATTATAGCATCAACAACCTTCTCGTTCCAAAATCTAAAGCCGGGCTGTTTACATCTACCCATATGAACCAAAACACCAGGAAGATGGAATGTAATCGACGGATCTGTATGATCAATATGTACACCCACGGAAAACCACGGATTTCGTGCTATTTGTATATCCCATCTCCTGACCATTACTGTACTATACTCTTCTCGAACCAGTCTGTTCACTATTTTCTTAGCTTCTTTGTTGGTCATGTATAGTTCCTATAATATCAGCCAAAGAAAAGCAGCAACAACCCATACAATTGAAAACGATAGAATAATCCAATAAAGAATCCGTATACTTTTCATGTAATCATTGTAGAAGTTCATAACTATTCAGTTTCGACAAATCTATCGTATTCTTCTTTGCTAACTGACATCCACATTTTACACTCGTCATTGGAATCTTCAAATTTACCATCAGCTAATAATTCGTATTTTAACAATCCGTTCTGCATTGTCGAAACCCTGGCACTATCAATACTCAGTGGATAATATAAAAAACACATTTGTGGTCTACTGAATACTGAAATCCCGAGATTGACGATCAAAAAACCTATTACCAAACCAAGAACAATCGCAACAATATCCAACGAGTGATTACTCATATCTACATCTCCCGTAAGTACAACACGGACCAACGACTCTGTCTAGACACCACCAGTCGCCACATCTATCCGCACCACATAAAACACATTTTGTTTTTTCTTTATCATTATATGACGATGCTATTATAGATGATAATACAGTATCACAATTTGATCCACCGAGAACGATTTTAGATCCAGTCCAATATTCCCACGCCGAAATTGGGACACGAGTTTGACCACGAATCCATCGAGCAAGTTGCCCGACAGCAAATGCAGTTGTGCCTCCCATCCCAAGCCTGCCGTAATTAATCGACAGAGCGCCGCTGTGTTTTGCAACTTGAACTAGTTTGGTTTTTGTTTGGAATCCTGGTTGATCATAAGTCAAATATAGTCGATTGTTTTTGTGTGAAAAACTTAGATATTCCGCAAAAGTGTGTAAAACATCATTCACTTCGTTAAGTAAATCAATCTTCGTCATAGTCACGGCAACACATCCTGTTCGTTATATGATTCAAGTAATCTATTATATTCTTCTTCAGTTAGAAGTAACTCAACTTGGCATACCCATGGTGCTGTGTACATACCCATCTTTCCAGATAATGAAAGTGAATGAGACGGAACGTCATCCGATACATCAATTGTAAAATCACGAATATCCAACGGAAAATGCGTAACACAAGTTCCATGACGAACCCAACATGATGTCATATTCGCGAATATAACTAAACATAATGATATAAGCAAAATGGTTCCAAAAACTTGAAGTGTTTTTATTATCATAGTTTTTTATCCAAATCAGTCTCGTCATTAAGAAGTGCAATAATGTATGATTCAACAGCCACAAGAATTTCTTGAGCAGTCGAAGCAAGAGCACCTTTTAGTAAAGATTTAGTTTCTTTCTCGAACCACTCTCCATATTCACTTGGGTATCCACGGATTTTACAACAACGTTCATGTACCGACATTTTCGTCAATTCTCTACGAAAAAATGGCCATAAACGCCCCAATCTTTTACGTCTTGCAAGATACTCCTCAATTACCTCCATATCGTCCATAGTCCTATAAAACTTAATATTGTTTAATAGGCGATTGCATCTCTCAACAACATCCCACCTATCCATCGTAACAAAACCCGCTTGTATATCAACGCACATATTGTGTTATCTCCCGTGTTTTAAAATACAATACGTTTACAACCCTATGGGTTGTGCCATCTTTCTAGTAAAAAAGCTTCACTGGGGAATCAATATGATATTGACGACCACCAAAATCATACTCTCTCCACAGTTCTGATCTCAAATTTCGCGTTTCCATAATTCAACCACCTAAACATTTAGTCGGGAACACAGCATTTGGGGCTTCCCGTATAGCCTCATCCCAAAACTCTTCCACAAGAACCTCAGCAGTAATTTCATCTATTACATTATTTTCTGCTTCCACACCTACCATTGTTTTAATAGCCGCATTTACTGCGTGATCTTTCGGTAGACCGCATTTAACAATGGCTATTGCCTCTGAGTCTTCTCCCACAAATGGCAACTCGGGAATATTTGATAAACCGTCTGGGTAGTATAGCTCAACAGCTTCTGGCCCAGAGACGTGTATCGTTGGACCGACACTACAATTATCACATCCAGAAAGCATCTGAATAATGTACCAACCACCAGGAGCCTTCAATTTATAGGTGTGACCACTAAATATACAACCACATTCACACATTCAATCCCCCTCTCCAAGAAACTGACAAATCTCTAATGTTCCCCTGTCGCCTTCGTCCTCAATTAACATCCCCAATTCTTCTGGCATTAAATGATCTTCCATACCCCCTTTCTGATTACTACCCGTGGCGCCATAATTCGTTCTAGCCATGGTGAAGGAACCAGTCTCTTGCCCATTATCCCACGTCTTCCATGTCCATCCCTCTTCTGTGATTAAAAGCGTTACTGCTAATCCATTGTCTGGAATTTCTTGCTTTTTCATATCTCACCTTCCCACGAAATCAACTTTAGTATTTAGTCAAACCATGCTTCATTGCGTGTGTAATAGCTTCTCTGACGGTCGGTTGTGTAATATAACGGGTCGCCTGGAGCAAACGAAGACCTCGCCCTGAAGACGATAATCGGCAAACCCATCCGCCCTTATGGTGTACAGCAGTTTTATCTAACCAATCCAACATCTCTGTGTCCGAAATTTTAGCTGTTTGTTTAACAAACTGTCGTATACCATCCGTACCCATATATAAGCCCTCTTTGTCGTCTCTCAGATATGGTGTACAAAAATAATCGGCTATTGAATTGGGGATATACTTTATCTCAAACTCTAAATCCGTTAGTAGTTTACAAGCTTCATGCTCAAGCCCGTTTTCTATGTCGTTTAGTGTAACAAATAAATATATCATATATTTTACCAATAAAATTCTTCTTCACTATATCTATTCCTTGCGTGCTTCGAGCGATATCACGGATGCCATTAATCCACAATATAAACTCATAGCGAGACAAAGAAAGTATTAACCGACATCACACACAACGGTATCAAGTGTAAGAGACGATAATTCACCGTTCCATTTGTTATTTACAGGACGAGCACGGACCACTCTGTGTACAGGTAATTCGTAGTGACCCATAGTAGTTCGACCACCCTTGGTTTTCTCCCAAAACATAAATTGACAAGAACGTTTTTTCTTCAATCCGCTCTTGTACATTTCAACGACAATACACAGTTGTTCATCCCATTTTCTTCCAGCCTGGATATCTGCGGGTTCTGGGTCAAACCTAGCAATCGCCAAATCGCCAATTCTAGCTCTCATAATTATCTCACATTCTTTTCGAAGTAACATGAACAAGGGGGCAACCTGAGACCGGATGTTAGCCTTTCAATCTCTGATAACATTTCTTTTTCGGTATCAAAGCGGCTCCAATACTCAGATTTTTTCCCGGCAATCCATAGGTCAACACAATATTTATCTCCATCGGTTCTCACTAGTAATCCAGTAAATTTATCCATATTGTTCTCCTATTAAAAACTGTATCCATATTAAGTCTCCAAATAGCATTTCAGCAAGACGTAAAAGTACAATAAACATGCGTAGCACTGAGAGCGATCCTTTTGTCGCTATCGTATTATACAAACAACAGCCACCCGAATTTCCGACTCCTCCGATTTTTTTTGATTAAATTCCCGTCCTATAAAGCGATTTATAAAGCGGGTTGAAAGTGGGTACCCTTTTTGTGAGTTGAAAGTGGGTAGCAAAGCAACGGCAGTGTCGTGTACAAAGAAGAGTTAAAACGTTTTTTAGTGAGGGAGGGATTTTTGGGTCTTGGTATGAGTGGACCCCCCGCCGTTATCGGACCCGGCCCAGTTATCGGACTTGAATATAAAACCGGCCACCCCCTTATCGGACCTACATAAACCATGGTGGGTATGCTCAGTTATCGGACCAATTTGATCCAACGAACATGCTAAGTTATAGGACTATCTTGCTGGACCAGCAAGCTATCGAGTTATAGGACGTATTTTTTTCTTGGCAAACCGCTTGCATCTTACCTTCGGGTATTCTATAATAGGGTAGATAAGGGAACACGAAACGAAAGGGTAAACCGATGACCTATCAGACGATCGAGACCTACGCGACCGACCTTGCTGAGAACGTTCTTGTCTGGCTAACGGACGATCCGATCCGCATCGGGTACGTGCTCGCAGGCCTTGCTGTGCTCGGAGCGGTTCGTGGAATTCACCGGTCCCTTGGCTATTGCAAGCACACCAGCCATATCGGACGCCGCGTTCTCTAGGTTTATCGGACACGACACCTAACAAGGAGCGATAACTATGGCAGCGTACCCTGGCAATCTTATCAGACTCTTCGGTGACGACGATGACGATTACTATGAAGTTGTCGGCGTACACCGCAACGAAAGCGGTCCGGATAACTACGAATTATCGGATGGTAGGATTGTATCGGATATGCGGGTTGAATCGGTAATGGTCGATGAAGTATCGGACCTTCTCTGGGAAACGGAATAATGACCTATAACCTAGTGATCTATCGGACGGAAGCATACCCATATAACCAACATGCTTTGGTCCCTGCTCTGTATCTATCTGACCTTCGCATCTGGTTGAAGTCTGTCTTGAATGCTACGATTGTCAAGGTGACCGATAACTATCGTGCTTCTCTGAGCGGTAAACTAAAGGTTATCGCACCCGAAGCTTGGTCCGCATACGACGAATGTAAGCGGTATGTTCACACAGTCAACGTTTTATCGGAGGTGGCACGTGTTTGGTAAAGCTAAACTTGAAGTACCAGCAAGCAATGGTATCGGACCTGAGTACATGGACGGACTATCGGACGAGATGGCCATGTGTTATGGGACGACGTTCGCTCGCACGTTATCGGAAGAAGATGGTTTCGTTCTTGTGTCACTGGAATGTGGCAAGGTCGTAGTTATCGGACACGACACACTCACAGACCGATTGACTATCGGACGTTTGGAGCATGACCGATGCTAGATATGGGACCAGACAACTCGGACTACTTCCTCTCCAATATGTGACGTGATGGAGAGTCCAATAAGTCGGCATTCTTTCGTGTCCTACTTGGTATCTGCTACGGTTGGATTGTCGCCATCTTTACCGGACTCTTCATGGTTATCGGGTTTTCTCTTTTGTTCACGATATGGAACGTATGGGCAATCGTTACAATCGTAACATCCGGTATCATCCTTACTGCCCTGACAATTATCGGAACACATGGGATATTACATCCTATAACAAGATGGTACAAGAATAGGCTATCGGCAGAACAACGGCGCCGCCTCGTAAGACGTTTGTCGGGAGAAAGGAAATAGTGGATTTATAGTTATCGCTCTTGACTTCGCGTATCGGGGCGATATAATGTAGTGTACAGGCAAACAATCTTTTCTCGGACCACGAAAGGCGCAGCGATGAGTAACATTCTCGGACAAACAGGGCGACACACCTTATCAGAAGAGGCGCTCAATTATCGGATCTCAGCCGGTCATGGTGTCCGATATCAGTTTTCGCGTTATGGGACAATGTGGATGGCATGGGTTTGCGGACCTTTTCATTCTCGGACCTATGGCGTGTGCGGGGTCGGTACCACCAAGGCGAAAGCTAAAGTAGCGCTGAGAAACAATCTCGCCGATAACTATGGGTATCATGGTGCCGTATCGTTTTCGGACGTTGATAGCGCCGATAACGTTGCTGTGGTGGACATTAGGTTATGGGACGATCGCGACACCAATAGGCCGATAACGGCGCGGGACGCATGCGGCGCGGTTGGATGGTAGATATGGGACGTGAGACTCGGTTCTGGTTATCGGTCATCTTAAAGACAATCCTCATTACAGTAGCACTTTGGTCTTAATAACAAGGCTCGTTATCTGGCCTTTTCCCTCAGACATAGTTTCAGTTATCGGACCGACCGCCGTGAGTGATTATCGGTCGAAGCCAGGAACGGTTTACCCTGTGCGTGTGTGGGGCGGTTTTTATACGTGATAGCCTATAATATAATATGTGCTCATTGTGTTATAGGACCATGTTGTTGACCCCAACAAAATGGTTATTGGACTTAGCGCGGTGGCATCTTATCGGCGTGGTCCAGATAATCGTTTACCCTGTGTGATAATATAGGTATTTTTGTGTGTTCCATAGCGTTTTTTCGGTTATCGGACGTAATTATTATCCGATCGGAGCGATAATATCCTCATTTTCGGTGTTTTCTCAGTTATCGGACCCAATTATAGGACTAGCATAACACATATTATAGGATCTTCCGATAAAATCACGGTTTTGACCGTATAATACCGGTATATTATTGGATCTGCGCGTAAATGAAGCTATTATGAGACCCCCAAAAGCGGACTTTGTTACAATTCGATATTACCGGACAAAGTGCGATAATAACCTTGTTTGAAGCCTAGAAACGCCGATTCTTTTTTCTCAGTTAGACGTTGACCGCTTGTATAACTAATTCTATAGTATGATGTAAGGATAAAGAAAACGACCTTACAAAAACGGACATTCCAACGTGGTTATCAGAACCACCGATAATTAGTGGCGCACGCTAGTTGCGTCCGAATAAGTTTCGCTAACTACTTGCCCGTCCGATAGTTAAGACGGGTAGTCTTGGCGTTGGGCGGGTGATAACTCTAATGGAGTATTCACTATGACCACCGAAACCAAGGAACGCGAAACGTCTGCGCCTGCTGTGTTCAACGAGAGTGTCTTTATGGCGAATTCCGTGCTTTACGCGGAACACAAGCGCATTGTTGACGCCTGTAGTCGATACGACAATATCGATGAGGCAATCGGTGCGCTCCAGAGTGTCGTCGTCGCTCTCATGGCACAGTCCGAAAACGGTTCGGGTTATACTCCCGATTCCGCTCTCGGGTTTGGGTCCGAGAATGCCGCTGTCATCGCTGATACGATTCTCGGCAATCGCGCCACGACTGGGGCGATTCGCAAGGCGTTCGCGCTTTTGGGCAAGTAGTCTCTGAGTGTATGTCGCACCGCGCCTGTAGTCTATAGACCACTCGTGGGGTCCGGTAACGGATTGTCTATGGGCGTGGACCGATGGACATTCAGACTTAAAGTCTGGATTGAATCGCTTGGTAGGGTAGCACCCTATCGTTATAGGTCCAGCATCCAGGGCCAGCGGTTCCCATAACAAATGACGCGGGAAGTCCGATAAGCGTCGGGTATTCCCGGACGGGGTTGGGTATTAGTCCAATAATCGCCCTAGTAGGGTCTGAGTTTCGCGCATGATGTGCGGACAGGGTCCGAATGGGAGTCAACGGTTATCGGACGAACGCCAGTCCTAGCAGCGGCACAACGCAAAGTCCGGAATGCGGGCTTGGTCTACGCCATAATAGCGTGGGCGGGATAAATAGAGAATCGTCTACACGATTCCTTGTATATTGCGCAAGGGTTTGGTACAGCGCCAGACAGCAAAGTGTCCAAGGGTCAGTCGTGTTAATTATTCACGGTTTATCTATGGGAATCCGTCTATGGTAGGTGTAGGCTTTCATGTTGGCGTGGGATAAGCATTCCTCATATCAAGTCAATGTTTCTTTCGTATGTCCAACGACCTTTATTATTGGGTCTTTTGTGTCGTGCTGACGGCGCGCGGGGTCTTATAATTGGGTAGGGTGCGAAAATCATTCCTTGTTAATTCTACAGAGAATATGATGATTCGTCAGACGTTTAAAGGTAGCACTTTATGTGTCCGATGGTACGCTGAACAACACGCCACGACGGACGGGCTGTATAGGTGGAATTATCGCTCTGGCGCGACCGCTCTCGGCTCGATCAGTCGTTAAAATAACACTCCAAGAAACCATCCTAGATTAACAAATAGTCAGACTTTATTTGCTAGGATGTGAGTGATATAAAGTGGTGTTGTGGTCTACGGACCGGGAAGTTTCATTTCTATGGTTGCACATTGACAAACGGTGTTTGTCGCGTTGAACGTGACAATTTAAGGGTTTCCTCACCTACCATATTATGAAACGGGCAAGTCTGGTGGGATGGCTTGTCAATTTTGTGGCGCGTCGGTGAGATACCTGGCGCGTTGCATTAGATTGAAGAACACTTCTTTTTGTAGTACAAAACTTTGTACCTGAAATAGTAGAGAATTCGCGTCGCAGATTGGGTCGTCAATATGTGTGGTGCTTTTCGTTGGGATCATATGCGTTTCACACCATATGTGGTATGGCGACCAATTCATTTATGTCACCACACAGGAACTAATTATGCACGTAAAGGTGTTCACTAAAGAGTCGCAAGAACAAACCATTCGCCTAATGTTGTATGACGTATCCGATGGCGTCATGCTGTGTGTGGTTGGTGAATGTGGGGAATATCTTGCGGGTGGAGACATATTGAAAATCGCCAATAGTGGTGTTATTAAGTTGTGCCACAGTATCAGTCCAGATATGGGGTTTGAATTAACTTCTCTTGGAATGGTTAAGGTCACATAAAACTATAGTTATCACCCCAAAACAAACATACCAGGGCACCCAGAATAGTATTGGGGAGTTTTCTATAGATTTCCGGGGTTTTTTGTAGTAGTCTGGGTGTGTCTCTGTCTCAGGTACAATTTCCCCTACAAAATCCGCCCCGCCTAGCCCATCTCTTATGTATTGTGTAGGGGGATATAGTAGACCAGAATCAAAAATCAGCCTCACAGCGCCAAAAACGGGGTTTATCGTACTGCATCGGCGCC